GCGCATCTTTTGATAAAGCTGAGGACCTCCTGCCGCCAGGGGATTGAAATTAGGAGGAAGCTGCGGCATGCGTTTTTTAATACCATCTAACGCATCAGGTGTCCATTGTTGATAAAGCTGAGGACCTCCTGCCGCCAGGGGATTGAACTCAGATCCCCGTTTGCCCATCGCCTGGTTCATAACTGAAAATCTTTCTGAGGGGCTTAAACCGGCATCCCATCTTTGTTGTTGTGGTTGTGGCGCATAAAAACCACCAGGAAATGATGAGCCGCCAACTACAGACTGGTTAGGACTTTGTTCTGTATTCATATCTGGATACTGCGTAGGAGTCGCAGCCTGCGTAGGTTGCTTTGGTTTATTTTCGAGAGCTGAAGATAAGAAACTCGAGCCGACCGCCAAAGGAATACCAACTAAAGGAATTTGACTTAGTACACCACCCGCAACGTCCACACCCGCAGAAAGATAATTGCCTTTTCTTAAATTATTAAGAGCGAGACCGCCGCTAATTGCAGCACCCGCAAATGGTATAGCCCGACTTAAGCCCTTGCCCGCAGCCATGCCTGTCGCTTTAAGACCAGCCTGAGGAGCTGCACGAGTAGCGGTAGATAATGCCGTGTTTGCGGTGCTGCCAATAACTTTACCAGTCGCGGCGTCAATGATCGGAGGCGCACTAGCTGACTTTAAACTATTAACTTTCCTAACGACACGTTTGAGTTGATTAGAAAGAATATGATTTTGGTCAGGCTTTGCTTTGCCTGCAGTGCGCATAGACTTCTCTTGCACACTAAGCAACTTTTGCTGATTCTTAATCTTCTCAGATTGAAGCTCATATTGCGCGTCCATCTGTGCTTTTTGAATTTCTTGTTGCGCGCTCATTTGCATAGCTTGTTGCTGCTGCTGCGCTTGCGCTTGAACATTCTGCAATTCACCTTGCATCTGCGCTAACTGTTGCTTCGTTTGCTGTAATTCATTAACAGCATCCTCTTGAGCCTTTTGCATCTGCATCATTTGCTCATTGCCTGCTCCCGCAGAGGCAGCGCCTTGTTGCTCTGCTAGTTCTTGCTGTTCTATCTGGTTGGCTTTGACAGAATTGGGCAAGGGCTCTGGAGGCATAAAAGATCCAGAACCCATAGCTGCAGCATTTTTAATATGCTTTAAAAGTTTATAAGCAGAATTATGCATTTAAAATATTAAGTAAATAGTTTACTTTCTGTAACGATCCTGTTTTAACAGAAGCTTCTTTAGGTTCCATTAAACCGCCTAGCGTGCGTTGAACAGTACGTTCTTTTGTTTCTCTACGAATTCTACGTCTCAGATCTCTTTGTAATTTTTCAAATTGAGATCTCGACACGTCAAGATCATCTATAGGTAACTCAATAATAGTTTCTTGGTCATTTGGATCTTTAGTAGGAAGAGCTACACGTACTTTACCCCGGGCAGATTGTTCCTGCGCTTTGGCCATTTCACGCATAGCTTTTATAGCCTTGTAACCCAAATAACCACCGCCTAATAAACCTGCAGCGCCAGCTCCAACACCTAAAGCTTTTTGAGTAGGGCTCAGCGCGCTCAACAAGTCAGCCATACTTCTGCTTTTATTTTCCGAAATAGCTTTTACGCTTTCAGTTATAGAAGGAATCGCGGGAATTGCAGCTACCGCAACATCCTTAGCGGGTATAGCAGCTAAAGCGGGTAAGGCGGAAGCAAAAGAAGGAGCAGCTGCGGCAGCACCACCAAATATTGTATTAGCAAGAGCTTGAGCTCCGCGACTCATACTAAATGGAGTATTTAAATACTCATCTAGACTTTTATCGCGCCCATAAGTGTAGGCATCCATAAAGCCCGCTGCTCCTGCACCGCCTGCTAACATTTTCAATAACTGTTTAGCAGATGAAGCCTTCTTTTCTGACCCCGCTTTCACAACAGGAATATGTAATGCATCAGCCAAAGCTAAAGAAGGTTTATTATGCTTCATCACCAGCGCTTGTACACGATCCACATTAGCTGCTTTAATAGAAATTAATTTCGCTACAGCCTGCTTAGCATAACCGTTATGTCTATACTCTGGTAGAATGCCTATAGAATAAAAACCGACTTTGGTAGTACCATCCATTCTTTCCTGCCAGCCAGTAAAACCTATTGGTTTTTTAGTGCTGGCTTCTCTAATCATATACACACCGCCGTCATGTGCGGCCATGTCCAAGCCATAAGGCCAGAATGAAGGATTTTCTTCATAAATCTTTTTCATGATATCTTCACATTCCCGTCGAGCTTCCAAATTAATAGAAGTCGCTGTTTCATGCGCAGCCTTAATAAACTGAACTTTTTCGACCGTGAACATAATTAAGTAATATAATCATCAATATAACATGTTTTCAAGTGCCCGATAGCTAAAAAAAAGACAAGGCGCATTTTACTGCGCCTTGCCTGATTCTTTAGTCGAAGAGCTCTACCGTCTCTTCTTCGGTCACTTCCGCTTCCGGCATGGTCTGCGCCAGAGGATTGGGCGGGACATAGAAGTCCTTGCCATCCTCCGCTTTTATCATGTGTTCTGCCGGGAGGTCGAAGGAAACGCCCAGTGGCTCTTCCATTTCCACTGGATCTTCCGAGTGGTCGTGGAGGATCTCCTCCTCCATGGCCGGGGACATGGTCCCCTCCGCGACGGCCTGGTCAAGCTTCCGCTTGATGCCGAGACCGAGAGCTGCCATGAGATCGACCCCTGAAAAGAGGCCGAGTTCGTTAACGATCTGTTTCTGCCACCAGAACAGGTGCTTGTAGCACCGGGCGAGTTGGATTGGCGGCACAGAATTGAATGGGCACTCGACCGCCATCGTGTGCTTGTCAACATCCTGCCCTGCGGCAGGAGTTTCGAACGACAGGAGCTCAAACCGCGCGGGAGCGCGCAGTCCGGCACGATAGGCGCGGAGCACGCGGAATTCCGCATGTTCGCATGTCATGGGGAGCTTGGAGTAGTCCAGAAACCCGGTCAGGAAGTGAGGGTTCCAGAAGGCCCCCTCCTTTTTCTGCCCGTTCCATGCGATCACCACCGGCTTGTGCTCGCCGGTTTTGTGGTCTTTTGAAATGAGGTACTTGATACCCTTGTGCTTCCCGTCCAGGGGCGGCGGAATGAACGCCGAGATGAACTTGACAATCAAGTCCGTCCGCGTGTCGTACGCCACCAACGCTTCTGCGATGGGAACGATTTCCCGACTCGCGGTCATCAGAGAAGAGCAGAGTCTGATGCGACTGTCTTTAATGACCAACTTCTGCAGCTGGGCGGCGGCGGAGCCACCGAAGATGCCGTTCTGAATTTCAGTATTCTTTTTCATTTGCTTTATTTTTCTTATCCCCGGAGTGTTGTTAAAAGAGCAGCGCCGAGGCGGGGAACCTCGGCGCTGCCGTATCTTTTCATGTAGCACGCTAAGCAGACTAGCCTAGCAGACTATTTGCGTGTTCAAGCGCCTTCACCGCATTATCTCTATTCTTGAAGTAAAAACTCCGAGAGAAAGAATTGCGACTAGTGTTGTTATCGTATTGATGTACTCCCCACATCTGCAGGTCTCGTTGATGCGATATTGCTTGGGAGATACGACTAGCTTGGTTACTAGTATTTATAACACAAAAATACCTATCCATTTCAATCCTATCAGCTTCCGGAAGAATTACTTCTGGCGATGGCGCTGGAGGATTTTCTATAACTTTTGTTTCGGTAGCCGCCTCAGCTGCTGGAATAGTTTGAACTTCTTCCACAACTGGCTCTTCCGTCGTGTCTGTATTCTTTTTAGGTCTTGCCATATTACTAACTAGGGTATGAGAATTTAACGCCTTCTTTGCGCATGCGCTTTACTTTTTCTGCAGCTTCCGATCCGGCGGGCTGCATACTATGTAGAAGTAATGCAAAGTGCTGCTTACCAGCTATAGCATGTGAATCATCATGATCAACTTCTAATTCTAATGCTTCGGCTTCTTCAGGATGTCCAAGTACTTCAGCAATCCCGTACTGAACAGCATCCTCATCGTCTGATTCTTCAATAAGATGATCATACTTACCGCCTTTGCTAAGAGTGATTCTAAAGTTATCAGGAAGTTTATCTTTATGCGCTTTTACATAATGAATGCTTTTGGTGTAAGCGTATATGATACAATGATAGAATCTTTTAGCTACGGCAGCCCAGGCGTCAAAATACGCCTGACTGAAAAAGTCACCACCCACATGCAGCCTTAATATTTTAGCTCCGCGTGGAAATGATTCTGTAATTAATTCTTCCATTCCGGCTTTAGTCTTAGCCTGCTTTAGAAGTGCGTAATTATGCCAACGCTGCAAACGAACTGCCGGGCGTGTTTCGCTGACAGCTGAAAAACATCGAAACTTTTGATGCTTTCCGTCAATGATCTTACCGGTTTCTCTATCTGCTTTGGCTAAACAATCTTTGGCTCCTGGACAAGAATATCCTGAGGGTAAAGAAAATGTAACTATCTCTTTCGATAGTTTTGCGTTTCCTCCAAAGTTAAATTTTAACAATGGACGGGTTTCGGGTTCGGACATTTAAAAATGTGTACTGCTCTATACAAATGCGTTTTGTGCTAACCAGTTAGTAAAGGTATTTTCAACATTCATTCTTAATCTAGTACTCATCGCGTGCAGATCGTAGTATACAATGATACCTCCAGTGCCTAACGAGCATAATTTTTGTATGTAAAAACATATTAATGACGATCCATGTATACCCGGGATAATGGCTATAACAAGATTGGATTTTGACACCAATAGAGCTGAAGCTTTTATTCCACGATCCTTCAACCACTTCCTGATTTCATGCAGGAAACGACGATGCGGTTTATCCTCGGCGTATACAGGGATTCTATTCATGATCAGGTTTTACTCATCAAATCTATAACAAACAGATGGCTGTTTATCAAACCACAAATCGCGCCATAGTTGCCACCATATACGTCCATTATTCCAGTTCCTAAAAAATGAATTAATGCTAATTAAGATTCCCAGCGGAACTATGGCTAAACAACATACGCGACGTAGCATTAGATTAAGTTTACGCTGAAGCTGTGGCTACTTCTTCAGTAATAACCACAGTAGATTTCTGAACACTAGTAGTATCGGCGTTATCAACCTTTTGTCTATACCGACTCCAAATCTCGAAGTCAAACTCCGCAACCGTCTTGCCAGACAAACGCACGATTTCTATGAAAGCTGCTTCCAGCCGTAGATAATCATTTTTAACAGTAGGCGTCGTAAGAGGCACATCAGGAATTGCTGCTTCTTCTCTGAGATATTTCAAAATGTGCGTATCTAAACACGCTGTCTTTGCATTACGTCTTGTGTACAGCAGGAACATAGAGGCTGTTTTCCAGCCAATACCTTTCACGCGAACAAGGTCGTTTCGCGTACACTTTTTTAGATCGATCTTACCAGCACCTATATACTCGGCTAGCTGGATAATACCGGTAGTTAATCTTGTGTATTGTCCTGCCTTAACTTCTTTTAACCAACCCAGCACTGTGTCATTAAGTGTGGCGCTAGTTAGGCAGTTATTAATAGCGCTAAGAACGCCTAACGTATCAACGACGTAGTCGCCTAAATCGCGACGCACGCGGTCTACAAATTGGTCTAGCTTAAGCTGCTGAATGCTGGCATTTTTACCAGCCACAAACATATTAACTAGAATGAACTTCTCCAGTTCAGGAATACCCGCATCATATAAAAATGGATTATCTACGGTTCCTCTATGAATTTCTGGTATATCAGTTGTTTCTTCAGTGCTAATAACGTCAATGTTATATGCGTCTGCAGACGTGCTTTCCACTTGTGCGGCCTCTAAGGTTCCGCTTTGATTTGGTTCCATTACAAATAACTTTACTCAAACAAGATTTATTTACGAATTAAGTCTTTCGAACTTTCGCGCAGCTTTTACATGCTGCGCCATGTCATCATGGGCTTCCACTTGGGAAACGGCTATAACGATGACATCATCATGAACTATTACAGCATTTTCTTCATCATCCGCTACAGTTATACTATCAGTGCATACAACCAACGCCCCACTTAACCCGGGGTGATTGGATACGACTGACTCAGGAACACCCTGGAAAAGATTCATCACTACCACATAACTAGCGTCATCCTCGGCGTCTGAAAAATTACGAACTATCTTAGATAGTATATTAGCGACCTGCCTGTTTATTTTACCGACATTTGTCTTGTTTGATAGTTCTGTCTGAACAAGATCTACTATTTCGGAAGCAGTGTCGCTGATATTCATATTAGTTTAAAATCTGAGTATGTTTGTTGATTAACGCAGTCTACTCCTTTTTGCATTATATATAATACTGAATTAATATTCTCAATTACGTACTCGTGTTCTTTTAGGAATGACAAGGCGTCTTCGATAGCGTCAGTATCTAATGTTAATCTATTCTCAAGTTGTGCACGCGTAGCGCACTTATCTTCGTACAAACACAGAGCAGCCAATACTGTCAAAGCATCCGGCTGCGTAGCGATAAAATCAAAGCTTGTCTGCATTATAAATTAGTACGTTTAAAACATGTAAACACAGTAGGATTTTTTGGGTCGCCAGCAACTGCGTGCGGTAACTTATACTTTTTTGCCGCCGCGTAAGCTTTCTTGAAGTCGTCCTCATCAATACACTCAATGACTCCGTTTTCTTCAATATCAGGATATTGCTGGTCGCCTAAACCAATATCGTTTTTCTCCCAGCGTTTCCACATTAAGTAAGCAATGTTACCTACCTCATCCACGCGCCCTCTAACATAATAAATTACGGGAACTAAGTCAGTCGCAAGTAGACTCGGGCGCACTTGAAGAAGTACGCGCCACGGCTGCGCTGCTGCCGAACCCGCTAAAACTTGTTTTCTTTTTACAGGAGAAGGATTACTCATTGTCTTTATTAATTTGATATGACCTTTTACGCCGCTCCGCTTGTTCTTCGCTGGAGCGTCGCGCATCCGCAAATCGAACGACCATGTTTCTACCAAACAAATCAGGACGCTCGTGAAGTTGCGCAATACTATTTTTCGCGTCTTCATAGCTTTCCATTTCTACAAAACCAAAACCTTTATGCTTTGTAGTTTTGTAAATTCGTGGTAAATACACATCTATCACTTTTCCCGTAGTACTAAACATGCTGCGCACGTCTTCTTCAGTTATTTTAAAACTTAAGTTACCAACATAAAGGCGGTACTCGGGATCTGATTCAAATTGCATAAATTAATGTGCGCCAGACTAATAGAATCAGGGCTTAGGCGCAACTCTTTTTTTTACGCGCTTTACGCAGATTATTTAGAATGGAAATAAACTCCATTCTGTTATCACCAATCGCAAGCCAAACATGCTCTAGCGCACGGATGCTATCATCAGGCAACTCAGTGTAATCAGGCACGTGCTTAATCAAAAACTGAGCTACTTCGTCTAAGTATTTATTTCTTTGTTCTATTATATCAATCACATTCATATTATTTCTCCACCGGGTTAATTGGTAATTCAGCCCAATATTGAAAACGGATGTCGCTAATAACAAATATTTTCCCTGTGTCCAGCCATTCTTTTTTACGGGTGTCGTAGTATAAAACAGCTGGCTCAGTAGCGTTTTCTACAGTCACGATGTAGTAGCCATCTTTTTCTGGCTTATCATTTTTATATAAGACCCACCGAAGAGAAGAGGTAATATAAGCTTCTTTATTACTGTCTCCCTCAATTGTCAGTGTCTGCATCCTCTGTTTATCTTTTTCTTTAATTCCGGACATCCAGTATCTGATAGGCATCTCACGCAGAAATTCACCCGGAGTTGGAACTGCTCCCAAATCTTCCATGATATGCTGCGTGATAACCGTTCTAGTGCAAACATCGATTCCGTCAGACTTACGCCTGAACGATGAACCCATAAGTTGCTCAAATACATGGATGCCGAAAGTGTTATGCAATAATGCACGATGTCGCCAGTCAGCCAGAAATAATTTAGAGCTGTCCATGACTGTATGAATGTGCAGATAATCGTCTGCGGTGCCGCCGAAACGTGCCGCAGACGATTTGCTGTGTTGAAGTGGATCTCCCATTTAGTCGTCTTTTTTCAGTACAAACACTTTACCAACTGGTGGCTTCTGATAATCTGTAGATGTCGATGCCCACAAAAGAGGCAAACGACACTTACTAGGATATGGACCCATCATGTCAGTCAAATAAATGATGACTGCAGCACCAGGAACTTTCTCCGCAGCAGCTACACCTGGGACAAAATCTGTCCCACCCCTCCCTTTAAAACCACCACTACGTTTAATCACGGAATGGAAATTATCAAAAGGACGGACGTCAATCGTTTGATGTACCTCTGTGTCGCATGTAATTAGCGTCAGATCACAACCCACCTTTTTGCGGATTGTTTGAATCTCACCTGCAAAATACTCACACATAGCGTCATCAATAGAACCGGAAGTATCTATGACAACCACAATTTTCCTGATCCCGGGCTTAGGGCGGAATGCAGGGAAGAATGGAACTGGACAGTCACTACAAGTTTCCTTGTAGAAAGAGTCTAAAATTATAGAATGTCTGGATGGTCTATATGGTTGTACATGCGTCACAGGCATAACGGCATCACTAATAAACCTACGTAATATATGCTGCCAAGGCGTGCGCGTTACTGGAATATCAAACAGAATCTCTTTCATGATACCGCCAGGCCTATCACCAGCCGCAGCACGCTTAACTCTGTTTTCCCAGTTGCGCGTTTCTTCGCGAGTATCTGGTTTGATGGGGTCTTTACCGCTGGTAGCAGCTCCAGGTTTTTCTGGTAACTCGATGTCCAGCATACCTTTACCGTTACGTGGTAAGCCTTCCCCGAATGCGTCTATTGAGCTTATTGTACCGTTAGCGATAGCGGGCATAATCTCATTATCCATCAAATGCGCAAATAGACTTTCCACATTCCACTTGTGTGGCGGTTTGACGGCAAGCGTTTCTGCTTTCAATAGATTACTAAATGTTATAATACCTATGTCAGGTTTATTGACCCATGACTGCAAGTTTTCCATACTGAAATGAATAATTGCATCAGCAGCCCAATTAAATACCTCACCAGACCAAGGTAACCCGGCAGCTTGTCTGGCCTTACGCAGTGCCAAGCCACGTTGCGGATGACGCAACGCAACGTGGAGAACTTCATGGATTAACACAAATGCTTGAGCCTTTGGACTTTCCTTGAAAAGTCTAGTACCCAGCCAGATTGATTTACCATCAGTAAAGCCAAATTCCTTACCGTGCTGGTCCTTTGGATCGACTATGTAATATTGCGGTAACAGCGCTACACCAGCAAAACCGGGACTTTTGGTAATGCAGTATTTTCTAACACGGTCTAGATCCGTATACAGCTTATGTCCCGTAGTGAGTGTTTTTACAGACATTATTTGTCTTTACCGTTGGATGAAACAGAATACACATCTTTGACCCTGTCGTAATTATCAATGAATTCTTTACTTTCCATGAGCTCATTATCAAGACGTGATTTTATGGCTTTCTCCATCAGAAGTTCCATGCCCAATGACATACAGTCTGCGGCAGGTAAATCCTTGGCACGTTCAACCGTTATGTCTAAGAATTTAATAGCTTTGCGCATATCCGCCAAATCAGAGGCGTACGCTACAAGCGAGTATGTCAGCCCGTAAAGGCTGGGAATGGATTTAGGCACAATCTTGCCAAATTCCTTCTCATCCATTGCTAGAATTTTTTCCGGAGACGGTAAGTCTTTCATTTCCTCAGCAGTGAGAAAAAGATCAGCTGCCGCCGATTTGCCGACTAAGCCCTCGATGAGAGGCTCAGCGATAGAACGGTTTTGCGCACCCACACTATGCATAATAGAAGAAGCACGAGCCCAAGCCCGAGGGTTGGGACCAATTAAATCGCCACGATCAAGTTGCGAATCTGTTTGCTCCAACAGGTCGCCCTTAAGTTGAATCAACGTAATAATACTACTGTGAATATTATTGGCTAATGCCCACGCAATCCACGAACGAGGTTCTGCTTGCACGGCAATGTGCAGCAAGCGGGAAGCTAAGGCAGTACCCATTTCGTAAGCAATCGCCCCGTCAGCAGGTCCATTACCCGCAGCACAAACATAGCAGTTATCTGGCAGATGGTAACTACCAATTCGCCGGGATAGGAGGAGCTGGTACGCTGAAACTTGCAAACGCGGCTCCGCGCCGGTCAACTCATCCAGAAACAGAAGAGTCGGCGGCGATTCAGGCCCCGGCAGAAATTCTGGAGGATAGTAGACCATTCGTTTGCTGGCTGCGTCTGGATACTGAATACCACGCAGATCTTGTGAATCGATCTGTGTTAACATCAGAATTTCCAATTTCATATTGTTGGCCTGCGCCAACTGCTCCACAATATCAGATTTACCAATTCCAGGTCTGCCGTGGAAAAAGAACGGAATCGTCCGTAGTTTAACCATTTCATTTGCTAGGTCATATGCCCGCTTGGGGCTCACAGAGTCGATGTTTAGGTTTGACATTTTTATTTAAGTTTAGAGGCCCAGTCGCACAATTCTTGATTTTCTACATTATCATTAATCAGTTTTCTAAAAAACATTTTGGCCGAGAAAATCTCATGCGCAGTAGGCTTTGGTAAAACCACACTTAGAATGCTAGGCACATACGTAAAATGCTCTGGCGCTTTAGCTAGATGTGCAAAAGCTAAAGCAATAGGATTTCTAAATGTTTCATCAAATGCAGAATGCAAATCGATGCAGTATAACCCTCTAGCAATTTCTGTATTACGTTTATCGGTTTGCCCGACTAATACAAAGTTAAATACATCGTTAGACTCCCACAGTGTAGCGGGAGCCGTAGCATAAAATACATTCATACAAACAGTCTGAATGTAGTCTAGCCATTTAATAAACTCTTCCCGCTCCTCCAATGTAGGGGCAGCCAGATTAGATAATTCTTTATTATATTTTAGAGCTTCTGTGTCCTCGTAACCATTCATTGTTTGTATATTTCTATTTTAACAATCCATCAATTGTGTCTTTGCTTAGTATGTGCGCTAGCTTCTTAATTTCAATTTTTGCACAAATCTGTTCGTGCGCAGATGGAGCAGGTATCTGAAAACTTAAGCGGCACGGGCTGCAGTCATACCCAGACCGCCTGTCATAAGGTCCATCGTTGTACTCCCATGTATGGCCGCATGGTTGATTTTGATCTAACGCAGCGTCAAAGGCGCGTTCTACAAATACTAGCTTATCACCCAAGCGATCTTTTACATGCGCCCAGGTGTCATAACTCATTGAATCATAATTTATAGACGCGGATTCGCCATCATTCATCGCACTATCCGCGAGAATCTCAAACGGCTCTAGCTCGTCCCAATGCTGCATAGGTATTGCTGCGTGACAAATTAAAATTAATAACCTCTCAAGCTCATCTTCCGATCCGCTCAAGAAGTTTAACGCCTCAGAATCTAACAGATCAGCATCAATATACGGATCGTCTTGATCTTCTTTGAACGCATCTGCTACAAAATCTAAAGCACACGCCATTTCCGACAAGTCAAAGAAAGAATCTTTATCTAGAGACGGCTCAATACTATAAGTTGTAGAGCTTATGGAGTACTCAGAAGAAAAAGTTTCCGCATACCTATCATATTTTAAATCGTGTGTATCAACAATAAAACCATTGTGCTTATCCAGAATTTGTATTGCGTCCGAATCACTTGATAAAGAAGCAAAGTACACAGCTAACCAAGAATCGTTTCCGGGAAAATGTACGTAAATAATATCTTCGTGCTCATTTTTAGAATGATACGCTTTCCAGCGCAGCTGCTGTAGCGATGTACGCGCAACCTTTTGATCGGCGTTTAATAGATCGTAAGTCTGTTGCCCTCTTTCTTTATTCTGATACCACACGCCCATAGTATCATCTAAATCTACTCCAGAAATTCTGGCTTCCACGTTGTTTAAGACATCGGAATCAAACGGACAAGAAAATAATGCACTCTTAAAATCTTTAGCACTATCAGTAGTAAAAGCTAAATCTAAAACAGCAGGTACTAATTGTAATTTATTTTTAATTATTACATCCGATTTATTATCCGGGGTAATGTTTGTTTTTCTTTGGATGGTAACTCGCCTATTTAATTGCTTGATGAAAAATCCTGTGGAATCAATCTGCGTTTTTTCATAAAGCTCTAGGTATTTAAAACACTTTAGCAAAGCGGTAACTTGCTGTTGAAACTCCCTGTCACGTTCCTGCGTCGTACTCATTCAATAGTATCTTTTGTTTTTTGTCGGTATCTAAATTCATATCCTTTAGATGCTCTTTTTGCTGGGTACAAAAACATGGGTTAGGCGAATTGCAAAGTCCTTCGTTCCAGGGACACTTGCCTTCTTGAATAATTCGCGCCATCAGTTTATCTCTGACGTTTTCTAAGTCCCAGACGTACGCTTTGTCGTCTATGGTATAAAGAGCTCTACTTAACTTTTGCCGCGCCTCGCTGACTTTTTTCAAATGTCTGAAAAGCTGCAAACTTATGCCTGTGAATAATACAATAAGTAAAATAAAAGCAGGGCTGAATAGTAAGCCTATGAAAGAAATAGCTGCGATTGCTATGCTTATACCAGCTAAAAATAAGCTGAAAATAATATGCGCGTTTAGCGAGTTAACTAAACTTCTACCTTTTAATCTAGAGAATTGATCGTCGCCCATACTGTATGTTACACAGGTATGGGCGACTGACAATCACATTTCTTCGTCTGCCGCCAGCGCCAGCTCTCTAAGTTGATCTGGGCTGTGGTCTTCATGATCTACAAAGCCCTCATCAGGACCTAGTAAACCAAAGTCTGCAGTCAGCGGATGAGAAACCTCAACCTCTTGCATACGGACCGTTAGCGATTTTAAGCCATTGAGTTGTTGTGTAGTGATGGTAATTTCCAGGTTACCGTCGACTTCACTTTGCTCGACTTGTTGAATTTTCAGGCCATCGGCATGAAGCCGTGCCACAAGGGATTGTGCGATGAGTTCTGTGTGCATGGTTATATTTCTTAATAGTTAATTAATTAAACAACTTGTCAACGTAAAACTTTCAGACTTATAAAAATATCTGATTAATAAGTTTTGTCAACATAATTATATAGCACAAAAGAATAATTAATCGCTGTTTGATCTTTCGGCTTCTCGCATTTTAAGGAACGCATCGTCCATAAGGGCAGTCAGCATATCCGCCGAAAGTTTTGCCTTTGCAACCTCGAAAAAGAATTTCTCGAACGGGCTTCCTGACTTAAGCGCTGCTTGCTGGCGCTTGTTTTTAACAATACGTTGTAAAGCTGCAATCGATCTGTTAGTCTGCGTCCTGGCAAACATCGCGCGTTTTACTCTGGAATAGTCTACTGCTAGCCCCTGCTTCTCGCGAATCGCAATCACTTCTAATTGCTGCTTAATACTTGCAGACTTACCCTGCAGCTTATCTATAAGAATTTCTAATTCTTCAATTGTTTCGGGCGGATTTTTTTCCGGATCTATCGGAAGAATTTCATAAGGGGGATATGGTGGATGTGTTTCTTTTTCGCTCATACTTGAATTGGTTACAGGGGAGGGAGTCGAACCCTCGATCTCTTGGTTATGAGCCAAGCGACTTAACCACTTGTCCACCCTGTGATTTAAAATTGGCGGGAAGGGTGGGATTCGAACCCACGGTGCCTTGCAGCACTCCGGTTTTCAAGACCAGTGCAATAAACCGCTCTACCACCTTCCCATATTATCAATTAGACTCGTCTTTGGTAATGTCAAACGTATTATTAGAATGAATTCGGATTTGATGACTTAATAAGTGCACAATCTTACCACCATCTTTTAAAATAACAGCGAACTGATCATTTTCATGCATGCCTGTATCTCGCACATACCAAACATACCCTACGCCGAGAGGCGTATGCGCCAGAATAGGATTATTAAATTCATGTATCATGATTTAACGCGCGTACGTGTCTTCCGTCGCTCGTAATTACGTAAAGCTTCAACAGCGCCATATTTTGGCACGTAATCAGGCGTTGCTTGCTTATCGGCTACATGTGTATATTTTTCAATCTTAAACTTTAGCGGACCACCACCATCACGTTGCCAAATCATAGTTAGGGCCATCCGGGCAATTTGGTGATCGCCGTAGCAAGTTACACCTTTGTCAGTACCAACCCACCAACCATCTTTATGTCTGATAGCCTCCCAACCTACGCGATTGACCGCCACCATTTCGCTAATATCAGTCTGTGTTTTTTTACTCATATTGTTTTTACAAAAAGATTGTGTACGCCGTATAAGCTAAATAAAAACTTACTCTAAAATCTCAACTGCACTTTCTGTTACGATAGCTACTCTAGCACCGCAAGCCAGTAAAGTAGTATCGTTTCCAGAGTAAACAACTTCACTAGGTCCGTGAATTTTTACTCTGTAGCAATATGTATTTTTTCTACCTTGCTTGACGGTAATAACAGGTTCATTCGCGCCCTTAGTTTTATTAGCGCGAATCTTATGCTGATTGACATGTATGTATGTCAACTTGGGTTTTCTCATGTTGTAATTCTAAAATGGTACGGGTAGTTGGATTCGAACCAACGGTGATTTCCTGTATGTAACACAGGTGCATTCGGCCTCTCTGCGCATACCCGCATTATTTAACTAGCGCTAACTAATAAAAAATTAAGGTGGTGGTATTTGACTATACCACCACCTTAATACACATACCACGAGGATTAACAAAAATCAATATACGCACCACCAGTAGCACCAGCTAAAGCTTTTAGCTGGTGCGGCTGCTCGGCGGCCACGACACCCACATGCAGCTTAGTACCCTTCAGGTCCTTACGGCTGAGAGAACAATGACAGCCGCCATCAGTAACCATGAAGATTTCTGGTTTAGCGTATTTCATAGTTTCCTTAAGACTCTCAATATGCTCGACGGCACTAAGGATAGCGTTATCAAAATTTGTCCCACCGCCCTCGTACTGTCCCTGCTCGAGGATCTTAGAGATAGACGCTTGCGCCTTAAATTTATCATCCACAAAAGTAACATCATGCGCTACAGTATCGAAGAAACGCCAGTAAACATTGGCGTCACCTTTAGTAACAGCCATAAGTCTGTTTATCAAAATACCTGCCGCCATGTTAATACGAGAAGAATCGTCTTCCGTCATAGAGCCAGAGCAATCAACCAACAAGTATAGCAGTTGTTTCTTTTCAAGGAAACGACCACGCTCACGAATCATGTATTGCTGAGTTACAGATCTATAATTAAATAGATGAGGAGTATAGACTTTATCAGCGTACTGCGATGCTTTCATTCTGGCTAATTCGCCATAATTCTGCATGGCGCGATTACGCACCTGACTACCTTCGACATCTGGCGTAAATTCCTGAATTTTAGATGTCCGTAATTTAGAAAACGATTTCATTTTCCTGCTGACAGCAAGAATCTCAGCGAGTCGCGAGTCGGTAAGGTGCATAGCGTTCTCGAGGATACGTTTACCCTTGGCTGTAAAATTAGTGTCAGTACCGGCGGATATACCAGTACCGAATTTGCCGCTATTAGGATCTTGCCCTTCTTCTGGCTCTGGTTTATTTTTAAGATCTGCTATCTGGCTAAGTAAGTCCTGCTCATCGTCAGACAGATTACGAGCAGTATCCAAATTTTGCTTGGCTTTAGCAACGTTTTCTTGCGACAACAAGTCTCGCAGTATGTCATCAGAATGACCGTTAGCAGGTGGGCCTTTCTTACCATAACGTTGCCGCACCAGCAGGTTAATAAGATTTACCGACCGCTCCAACGGAGTATTCCCGGGAACATCTAGACGCGGCATGGCATTAATAGAATCTTGCGTGCGGCGTGCCAATTTTTCTTTGTCTTTAAAGAAATCAGATCTTGCTGCCGCAAAATTAGTATAAGCTTTATTGTTATCGCCTCTTATGAATTTGTGTTGCCCGTTGCAGTAATCTTTCTTTATTTTAGTAGACATCCACTCTTCTTGGATGCTACCCGCTATTTCTGCTTGCGACAAAAACTGACCGCCTGCCGCTATATTACATACGTCCCTAACAAAGCTAGGCACCTTAAGTTTTAACTCGGCTGTATCTGCCGCCGTCTGAATCTCGCGATCAGACGGCGGCAAGTAGCCGGGAGCTACTGTGATTTGCATTTTAATTTGAAAGTCGAACTGCGTCTCGTGCCGCGAACAAGCATTTTGTCGAAAACTCGTCTGCGTTAGCCATCAAGGTATCTCGCTTATTAAACAACGAATCAGGCACGCTGACATCGCCAACTTTAGCTTTAAGATCCAGCAACCGCCGAGACAGTATACACCAGTCGATAACTTTACTGATGGTACCTTGTTTGATTTTATTAATCTCCGCCATGATTTCAGTCGTGTACGCCGCAAGCGCCTGCTGTGCGGCAGATTCCGCGACACGCCGTTCGATATCTTCCTGGAATTTATCCGCAGTCTGTCCGAAGCCAGCCACATTGCGCAGGGCGTGAAAATCTTGCGGCTCGATCCTGTCAGAGCCACGAGAGATTGCCGCACCATAAATAATATCGACACACTTCATCGCGGTACGCGGAGAAACGAAATCGCCATTCTCAAAGCATTCCTGCAAGATACCGGCGAGCGCACCACGGGTTTCGTCGCTCATGCGCTCCTGGACTTTTGGATGTTTACCCAGCAGATTGTAGTAAGTATCAGCGCTGTATTCAGGCCAGGCTACCTCTTGCCGCAGAACAAAACGTTCCAGAAGTGCGCGATAGGTCTCGCCCATCTCGGCAATCTCGGAAGGATCACGGTTCGTACAAGCGATGATCAGCTCCGTCTGCATGGGATAAGACTTACCGTTCTTTGCCAGGAACCCGGCCTGAATGGTGTGCTTCAGCGGCAACAAACAAAATGCTGGAGCGTCAAATAATTCTTCGAATACCGCAACCGGGTATTTGAGGAAACTATTCTCAACGTTAAACCACATCTCCGGATCTGTGGGAGAGTTGAGTTTGCGGAAATCAATACCGCCCCAGAGTGCATCTTCCGTCAAACCTTCACCGAAGGATTGAATCAAAGTTGCGGAATTAACAGGATTGTGACGATCCCACAGACCGAGACCGCAAAGAACCTCCTCGACCATCTCAGACTTACCATGCCCGCCAGGCCCATAAAGAATGACGTTTTGCTTGCTGTAGATTGCCGACGCCAAGATGTCAGCGATAGGCTCTGTATATACAAATTTATTTTTGAGAATGCTATTGATCTTATTTTTAAGATCCGGTGTTTTCCTTAGTGTTTCAAGAACTGGATTGCGGCTCATGCAAGAATGATTTTTTGAAGAGTTGTTTTCTGTTGTTGTAAAGCTCTTTCCAAGCTTTTAAATTTATAAGTGGACTGGGCTGTTTTTCCAAGCCCGCCCAATTTGATGGGTTAATCCCCCATACATTAAGGCTCTCGCTTATGCTTTTTAAAAAGAAAATTTCTTCTTTAGCTAATTCAATACTATCAGATAATCCTAATAGCGACTCCCATAATTCTATTTCAAATTTGTCGTACCAAATGTGATTTTTTTTATTTAGGCATAGATTTTTCAGTTTTTCCAAGAAGTATACTTTGGTCAGACTGTTTATCTGCGCAGCGGAAAGCGCGCGCGAGACTCTGTCACTTGTCAGGCTGACTTCCAATGATTCGCTGCGCCCCACCTCTAAGTTATGATCGGCTGGAAACACATTAACTATTTGCCATACAGCGCTACTGCATTGCAAACATAAACGCTCTTCGATCTGTAACACTAACTTACTCTTCTCGCAGTAGAAGTCATGCAGCTCGTATACGGCCATGATCTCTTCGCAGTCTGCACAGATTATAGAGTTAAGGAGCATCAGGATCTATTCCGGATAATATATAAGAGGTTTCAGCTAAAAGATGCATCAGCACTTGTGATAATCTAAATACTATATGGTAATTAAATGTGTCGCAAGTATTAATGTTCTTACCTTTTGGTAGTTTAAGAATAGAATCAAGTGATTTAGCAGTTTTATTTGGATATGCCGCCATAAGCTGCACAAGCGCCTGGTACAATCCTTCATAAATTTTAGATAAATCCGTATAGCTAATTTCGCCCGTCGAAATAAAATAAGTTATGATAGCGTCCACGTCATCCGCAAGAAACATACGAAAAAACATAAAATTGTCTTTAAGCTGAGTTTTGTAGCTAATGAAGTTTTCGTTATCAAAATCAATCATAAGATTATGGTGTGATAGTCTGGATGAATTACGGCACTGAATGATACATCAAAAAGGTTTTTACACAGCCATAATTGATCTATTACTCCGTAACATTCTCGCTGTAGCATAACCTTGTTCACAAAGTCCAAGCTCAAAGGTAACCCACAATACGCGCTACCTCGAATCCTTTTAGTATTCCACACCGGGTCATAGACTTCTTGGGTTTCTCTATTAACGCACCAAGCATGCATCAACGGAATACTCAGTTTTTCACTGGTAGCGTAGCCTTCGCAATAAATAAAAATTGGGTCGCCTATGGCTAGCTTATAAGCTTCCCGGTAGCAGAATCCCAATTTACCTTTATACTTGTGCGTGTGATTTATTTTATCAAACGGCACATACAACGCCTCTAGTCCTCGCTCTTTTGCTACTTCCTGCAGCGGCGTAGACATAGATATCGGGGGAATTTCTTCCCCCGATACACTACACATACCACGGCGACATTTCGCTATAGCGCTGACAAAATCAGTCAATGCCGTAGACGCAGTATTCACAACAAAAAGAAAAATAACTGCAGCGCTATGATCACAACACCAATACCTAGCGCTGTGTTTATAATGAATTCTTTCACTCCTCCTCCTTTCGCCCAGTCTTCAAGGTCAGGCGGCACATTCCTGTATTCCAAGTTGGGATACAAGTCATTAATTACTTTAGATGTATAAAACGAAGGATACCAGAATTCTTTAGGTAATTCTGATACCCACTTAGGCTTTGACGCATCGGAAAAGTTTAGCTGTGATTTAAGCCGCGAGCGTTCATTACGAACAGCAGCAATTTCAGCTTTCAGACTTTTCTCTCTGTCGATTAGATCGTTAATACGATCATATATATCATCATAAACAGCTGTACTCATTGGTGATGCTGTTTTCTTTGTCTAAAGGTTTCTAGTACACCATTACGAATGGTCTGATACAAGTCCTTCTCTTGGTTTACCCGCTGCGCAGGGACGCGCATAGCCAATTTCATGACTTGTTGCGAGTGCTCCGTATGACCCATACGAAACATAGATCGCATACCCTGCAGGTTATACATCCGCACACGGTTTTGAACCTGCGAAAACGTCAAGCCTGTTCTATGCGCAACAGCTGTCGTTGCGAAGCCGTATAATATTAATCTAATAACTTCATAGTTAATATAACTATCTTCCTTCGAAGTGTAGTTGTCTGTGAGACCGGTTGATCTCACGCGCACAATCGGTAGTGTTAATTTGCTTTTTTGCATATCTACGAGATGCTCATTTCCTGACACGTTTCTAATGCTACACGTACCGCTTTGATATTGGTACCGCAGCAAGGACAGAAATTTAATTCTGTATTAGCCTCTGGTTTCGATATTGCCGGGGTAGCGGTGAAATCGGTTGCGAGACTGTATGATTGTTCAGTATCATATTCGTGTTTAATATCCTGCATAACACGCCGCACTAAAGAATTGGGAACGCCTGGTTTACGACCACGCTTCTGCGGTTTTCCGTTATTACTGGCTCTTATCCAGTTATAAACAGAAGCCGCCGGGACTCCAAAATCTACACTTAAGGTATCTACGGGGGTGCCGTTATTATACGCGTCTACAACTTTGCGCATAAACACAGCGCTATAATTATTTCTCTTTTTAACCGCCACATGGTGCGCGCTGTCCGCTTTAGCATTAAACCAGTTAACCCAGGCTGTTAGTGCAGGGCGTGTAATTTTAAACTTTTTAGCCGCCTCAGTGACATTACCACCATTTTTGTTTAAAAAATTCAAAGCGTTAGCGGCGAGCTTGATCCTATTAGGAGGCATGTCGCTGAACACTTTATCTACTTCTTGCGCTAAGATTTCAAACGCATGGTTTTCACTTGTTTTTGTCTCCGTCATGGAACTACCAAGCCTCCTTTGAATTTCATACTTGCAGTTTCTTTGATCCATCTTTCAGAACCAAAACTGTTTATTGCGTCATCATCGTCGCGCGAGAACGGTACAGTACCGGTCCAGCGTTCTACGCTTTTGTCGGCATTAACTTTAGTAAACGTCAACGAAACAACCTCTTCGCGCGTAATACCGGTATCTGGCATACCTTTCTTAAAATCAGAAAGAGCTTTTGCGGTTGCTTCGGCGTTTGTAAAATTATCCATCTTATACGCCCAAGCCTCTGCAACAAAGCAGTAGCTATCAGGTTGGAACGCCTGCACCGCAGAACCAATCAACCCGTACAGATCTTCTTTACTGCCTGGCTCCATTAAGGACGCCGGAATATTTACGTGCTGAAGGTTCCCATCTTTTTCATAAATAAAAACAGGCACAATAGTATGCTTATGCATAAATACTACCTTAGTAAATTCAATTATAAGGCTTAAATATTGTGCTTCAGGGACAGGTGCCGTAGGTGCGGCCTTTGGTTCTGCAAAATTAATGGCAGAACAGTAATCAGGATTCGTTCTCATTTTCAGAATTGTCGTTCGTAGCACTACACGGATCAGCTAACACAAGAATACCATCTGCAACTAAACCGTTCAGGACAGGTTCAATCTGCCGCAGTTTAGCACAAAGCATGGACATCCAATTTACCAGCTCCTCAGGAGGGCGGGTAATAAATTTAGCTATTAACTCTTCTTCAGTGAGATGCTCAACTTCTACATTATCCCACTTACCATTTCTTTTTGCGCGCAAATAAGCACCAGTCATAGCAGCTTACTGACATGAATCACAGCTGGGGTCTTCTACGCTGCACGGGCGCGGCGTAAGCGTTTCTCCTGCGAATGGATCGTCTTGCTCGATCTCAGAAATAACGGCTGCGGATGCGTGACAATTACCACCACAGCAGGTATCTTCATCTTTTTCGCCTTCAGCTTCGCCTGAGGTTGTTTGTTCTTCATAATCTTCGTCAATAACAGCCTGGGCCGCTTCCTGTATTTGGTTATATAAATGCAACGCCATAGTTTGCGCGGGAGTTAGAGGAATTTCTGAGGCTTCAGCCTCAGTAGCTGTGCGAGGAATTTCGGGATCGAAAACGTAGTCTACGTGGATACTGCCTGATTCTTCACCGTCGTTGATAGTAATAATAACTTTAGCCATTGTTTTGTTTGCGTTTGTGTGGATTTGTAACTGATTCTATTTCTTTTGCTTTTGCTGCTTATAATAAATAACACTAACACGAAACACCCGGACATTACTCCGGGTGTTCATGTGACAGCCTTTGATAGGCGTATCAAATTTATATAACACAAGAAACTAGCCCATAGCAGACAACTACGTTTGTGTAACCGTGTAACAATCTTTGACACGCGAAATTTAGCGCGGGTCAATTAAAAAGGGATGTCATCGGTGCTAGTGCCTTGGTATAGCGACACGCCCTTCTGCGCTGGTGCTGGTGTTGGTAGTGGTGGTGGGCGATTATTAATGACGGGCGCAGCGGCGCGCTCATCTGCTCCTTTGCGCGAAGCGGATGCGGGGAAATAGAAAGATTCCACACGCACCTTTACGGCTTCCCGCTTCTCATTTGTTTTGCTGTCTTCCCACGAATGCCAATGCAGCGAGCCCACTACAGTGATAGGGTCTCCCTTCTTAAAATATTCGTTAATGAGTTCCGCAGTTTTGCCCCAGGCTTCACATTTAAAAAAATGTGCTTTTCCAGCAGGAGAACCTGAAGATTTTAAGTTGTTAGCAATTGAAAAATCAATTACCTTAGAAGTACCTTCTGAAACTTTAACTTCTCTGATCGAAGGATCAAAAGTGATGTTACCGCCCAGAACGATGTGATTAGGACTTTGCCAATACATAGATTTAATGATATAAGTTAATGACGTTACTACCGAAGCTCCGCCATGCCTGCTATACTTGAAGAGAATTGCCGCCCAGTCAAGAAAGAAAAACGAAGTCTCTTACCTGAGCTCCGTGCGCTTTCTAAACGACTAGAAGAAGTTGAGTCCGACATGATTCTATTTTGGAAACTGAATCCTGCATTACTGGTACTAATAAGAGACAATCGAATATCTCGAATTAATCCAGCTTGGGAAGAATATTTTGGCTATTCGCAAGAGCATATCGAACACAAAGAGCTATGCGAATTAATACACGAGCAGGACAAAGAAAAAATCAGTACTGTCCTAACTCAACTTAAAACAATCAATAAAACACAAACAGTCATCGCAAGATGCAAGCATTACGAAAAAGATGAGTGGACCTTCATACATATGAGTTTATCTTATGACTCGGGCTCCGACTCCATATTCTGTACGGGGTGGCCATTACTCAAAAAATGTAACGACTGTCCCTTCTTAACACAAAATGCCTGACACGCCAATTCCAGATTCTTGGACACACTACCAAAAAATGGTATTATCCGAACTTGAAAGACACGAAGAAAAGCAAGATCAGCTCTCAAAAGACCTGACCGACCTTCGTTTGCTAGTGGCCAACATGTCAGCAGTGTTAAATCAAAACACAGAGTCTATCAAAGAATTATCTAAACAAATAAAACAATTTGAGCAAAGCTCTGTAACGCAGGCTACGGACATTACACTAATTAAGTATAAGATCGGCGTAGCTGCGTCACTCATATCAACAGCACTTACATTTCTAGTCCAGCTAGGAATGAAGTGGTTAGAAAAATCCAATTAAGCTTCAACAAGTTTAACCGGTTGTTCATGACAACAACCACAGCAACCATGGATGTTGTTGTAGGCTTTACCTATTCTTTCGTTATACGCAGCATCATCAGGATCGGGGTGTCCTACGCCATGCTCAGGACACAGGCGCTCCATCACACCCTTATCGTCGCGCCAAACTAGCGTCCAATCCCGCATATGATGCTTAGAAGGGTTATGAAGACAACAGAAATGTCCTTTACATTTATCAGGCGAATGCGTCACAATTATTTGTGTTGCGCTGATCTTAAATATTTCAGAAACGCCGACGCGTTTTAAGCGTATAGGATATTTTTTATTAGCCATATTAAATTTTGTAAAGATTAATTTGTTAATTTATTAGTCCAGTCCACATATGTCGCTAGATCATACAATGGAATTCTACAAGAAATAGTTTCTCCGTTATTATAATCAACACCAGTAATCAATCCGTTACCGGCAAACTCTGTTTGCATGTCCCATCCGGGCGGATTGAATGAGAATATAGGTTTGCCTGGTGTTAGTAACCCTTCATCATCGACTAGCAATGAATCGAGTAAATTAGCGTTAACATCCTCATTGAAATTACCGGCCACGGTGAAAAGATCACATCCTATGTTTTTGTAAATGTCTTCAAGTCCCGCGCCAATTTCAACTTCTTTAATAATACGATTTTCTGCGTCAATTAGAATTGCTCTGTTCTTATTCATTTGGTTTAACTGGTGTGTAACCGACATGAGGCATGGTATTCGCTACGGTATGCGACAAAGTTTTATACCACGCTGCTCTGCGATGTAATTCTCCTTTTTCGCCAGATACTTCGCAAGTTTGCTTACAAAGGTGCTCAGCGAAATAAATCATACCAGCTACAGTCGTATCACCTCCAGAATAATAAAATCTTAGGCCGCCAAATTTTTGTTTGATTTGTTCAATATTAATTTCTGGCGGATGGATTCTGTCATATTTGACATACCGCGTCACTTGCCCTATTAATTTGCGATTCAATTCAAACCAGGGTTTATTGAATTCATGTTTGTTTAGCTTTTTACAAAGCGTCTTAATTATAAAGTGATGCAACGTTTGCGTAGCTGATTGTAGGAAGTGCCAGAAGTAGTATTTCTTACTGGTCGCTTGAAATTTCAATACATACGTGCTCTTGATATAATAATCAATAGCGCCACACAGTTCGAAAACTATGGAGCGCCAACCTTTAGGTACGTCCGCCCCGCATATACAATAGGACTCGCCTTTTCCATTTTTAGCAAACAAAGCAGGATAACTGCGCATCAATAGTGATTCAAAATCTTCTTCCATATTGTTATTTAAGCGTGTGTGACAATGTACAGACAATTCAATTCCGGTTTGGATGCCCGGGAAAAGAAGTCTTGTACATTGTAAATGCGTTCGACTTTGTATTTAGGGTTCATAAATATTTCTTTTTGTCCGTGAATGAGATCGTTACCATAAACAATATATTTCTTGATACGCGGCATAAACTCCGATTCCCGGAGGCCATGCACAGAGCCGCCACCAACCAGCGTTTCAGTATCTAACGACGAGTGATACTGTGTTACCCAGGATCCAAATACTACATCAGCTTTAAACTTGTTAATCGCAGCTGAAGCTTCCAATTCTATGACATCTTTACCGTACGAAACAACAGGCTGTTGCAGCGCCGCGTAATAGGCAGCGACTGCCGGATTGCTCTGAATCATGGAATCAGTGCTAGGTATATTCAGCGCACGACCAAATACCCCGCAACCAGCGCCGACTTCTATACTTTTATACGCAACCAAGTGCGAATTAATAATGTCTATAAGTTCCTGAGAAGGAATACCATATATGCCTTTGTGATGACACCAAAGACGAAGATCGTAATTATTGATTTGTAAAAGCTCAACTGCAGGTAAAACTTGCAATTCGCCGTCTTTTAGTAGAATATTATCAATATATTCCACGTGTTTGTCTTGAAGTAATTGTATTTGCATATTAAGTTATTCGGTACATAGAATTATCAAATTATGACTAAATTAGCCACAAAGTTGCGTTACATGCAGTTCTACGCGCACAACGCACACAACGCATGTAAGGGTGAAACCTTTTATTCTGACCACGAAGAGCTTGGTGCTCTTTACGGTGTTTATGAGGGGCTATACGACAATGTAATTGAGCGTATGATTGGGTTAGGTCAAGCTGTAGACCTAATAAAAGTTCAAAGCGAGGCTGTTAAAATGCTAGAAGGCGAAACAACGCCAACAGCATTCAACGCTGCTTTTTCTGCTGTCCTGACTTGTGAGGAGGATTTATGTAAGCTTATATCAGAAGCTAATGAAGGCGCGTCACTCGGAACACAAGACCTGCTGCAGGCTATGTGCAACGATTCAGAAACACGCCAATACAAACTCAAGCAACGTATTAGTAAGTCCTCTTCTGCCGAGGCTGCTTCAGAAACTAAAGAAGCAACAGATAAAAGTAAGGCTACAGTGTTTAAGCTTCTTACTAGCAAGAAATAAGCTTAACTCCTCATTATTATATAACACACAAACATACCCGCTTGCTAAATTATGAATCTAGTTTCCAGCAACAAGAGAGCAAAAGAAGACTTTCAATTTAAAGCTAAACACAAAAATCCAGAAGGAGGACTTAGCGAAGCTGGACGTAAGGCTTACAACAGAGAAACAGGCGGAAATCTCAAACGTCCACAACCTGAAGGTGGCAGCAGAAGAGATTCATTCTGCGCGCGTATGAAAGGTATGAAGGCTAAACTGACTAGCGCAGAAACTGCCAGAGATCCTGATTCACGTATTAACAAGTCACTTCGTAAGTGGAAGTGCTCGTTCGACATGAGCGAAATAAAAGAAGCTGCCGCAAAAAGAAAGGGTTTGTGGGCGAATATTCATGCGAAACGCGAACGCGGAGAAACTCCAGCTAAACCCGGAGATGCTGATTTTCCAGACGCGAAGCAGTGGAAGAAAGTTACTAAAGAATCCGAAAAGGAAGCGGCTGGACGCTGCTGGAAAGGCTATGAACCAGTTCCCGGTAAAAAGCCAAAGTCTAAAGGTAGTTGCCGTCCTATTAGCGCCGGTAAAGCCGACGCAGTTAAAAAAGCCGACGAAGCAGAGATGGCTAAACAGCTCATGAATATTCAGCAGTTTATGGGTCAAAATCCTCGCCGGGAACTGGGAGAGGATGAGGCTAAAGCTGTCGAAAAAAGAAAGAGAGCTTTACTACCTACTTTCTTCCCTAACTATTCGGATTCGCCTGCAGCTAACATGTATAGCCCTTTGATGCCTGCGTTAGCCGCAGGAGCGCTGGGTGGTGCTGGCGGTGCTCTAGCGGGCAAAGCCATAGGCAAGCTAAAAGGTAATGAAACAGCAGGCTCACTAATTGGAGGTTTAGGCGTGGGCGGTATAGCCGCACTCATAGCTTATTTAAAGCGTTCACAAGAGAATTCTAATATCGAAGAAATTATGCGTAGATTACCTCGCGGTGCTACACTTCGAGATTACGAAGCCGATCCATTAATTCAAAAAAATCAAGACAGAGACTTACAACGACAAATGCTCATGAGCATGGCGCTGCGATAGCCTTTAATTGCTGTCGAACATCTTTTCTTTGTTTGTCATACTTAGCGAATGCGCGCTCGTGTTTTTCTGTATTGCTTAAAGACCTAAGCGACATACAAAAAGGGATGTCGCTAAAGTATAAAACTTTATGCTTTGCGCATAACGCGTCGAGCTTTCGCAATTTTTGCCAAAGCTTTGTTTTAGATTTGGTCGAGAGACCAGGACTCGAACCTGGACCTGCAGCACGTCTGCTCGTGTTCTGACCACTTAAACTATCTCTCGAAATTTTCATTGCGTTATATAAAAACCGTCTCCCCAGGTTCCGCCCTCCCAATTTGTTTCTACACGATGTAAATTAAATTGTTCTAAAAATTGATCCAATTCTTCAACCAAACAACAGCCTTCATACAACTCCTTATTGTTAACTTCGGCTATTAAATATTCTATATTTTTAAGCGTAGAAACTGCTCCTTTCAGTACCTCTAATTCAAAACCTTGAACATCAATTGATATAAAATTGTAGCTTTCATCTAATTGGAAGCTATCTAATGTTTTAACCGGCACTTCAATTACATTTTGAAATCTTATATACGGATACTGCTCAACATGATATTTGGGTTTTAAGAGGGAATTACTCTGTCCTTGATTATCCGTTTCTACGTAAAGCTCCATAACCGTTTCCCGGGGTCCTAATGCCACATTATGACAGTTTATTTGTGCGAATGACGCCACGTTATTCTTCATTATCGAAAACGTATTAGGATGCGGTTCAAAAATTTCAACTGTGCAATTAGGATTAATTTCTTTATACAATTTCACTTCATGTCCGTGATGTCCGCCAATATGAATAACATTACGTAAATTCATATTGTATTTAGTTATTAGATGTTTGAAATCAAATATCATATTTCTATTTGTATCATATCGTTCCGATATACATCCGCAACACTATAGTTCACATTAAACCATGTACTGGGAGCTAGTGTCATTTTACCTTTACCTAAATAGCTACCCCACCAAGCAAACGAGCTATTGGAGATTATAGAGTAATCACATTGTGAAATAGTTCTTAAGTCTCGCAGCTCATCATCCGATGAAACAAATTCATATTTGATATCCGAAGGTATATATCTCAACGCGTGACTATCGTTGTCAGCCACAACTTTAAATACTACAGCCGGATTAATAGATAAAACGTAATTTATTGCATTTTGAAAATATCGAGGTGTAACTACATCAAACTCTGTGCGATTCAAATAATCACCCGTCCTTACATGAATGACACAAACATTTGTCGGCGCTTCGTCGCATCGGAAATCTAATAATTCGTTTATCGCGTCTCGCTTATTTAAGAAGTATTTTTCAGATTGAAAGTAGCCTTCTAATAATAAATCTTCTGAATATTCTATAGCCGTGTAGTTAAACTGCGGTTCTGTGTAAAGATTTAATCCTGCGTGCTTTGTTTTCTTTACATTTTTAAATATCGAATCTGTATAAGCGGTGATAGCGCTTCCTTGCCCCAGGCCTTTACTTAGATCCGGGTTTATACCGTACTCATCGTTGTTGTCTTTTGCTAAAAAATAACCAGCTACTACTTGAAATAACTGATTGCCTAGACCTCCGCTGTATACACTTGTTATCATGTTTCGAATATTCCGTAATTATTTAAGCATAATACAGATAAACTATCTCTCAAAATTTTCATTGCGTTAATATCTGCTTTTACGTTCTACAATCATAGCAGGTTTACCACTAGCTAGTGCGTTGCGGAAAGCATTCAAAACATCTTTACCTGTAACAGGATCCAGCACCGGGAATGAGACGAGGGATTTGAAGGCGCTAGTAAAGTCCTGTGAATGTGTAGGCCCTGAGTAGAAAGGCCCACCATCCGCGACAACTGCGCGAATAATAACAGGTACTTTATATTGCCCGTGCGAAATTCTCTCAATCTTATCAATATGATTAACAATCGCGTCCATGGCTACAAGCATGAAGTCATGCCGTTCATAGTAAAGCACAGGTATAAAACCTTCAAAAGACATACCAATCGCTAAGCCCGCCATCAAGTTCTCTGCCACGGGCGTCTCCAGCTTCTGAGACATAGGCACATCTTTCAACGTGCCCATCGCATCCCCTCTGCGCACATTGTAACCAATAAAGACTGCGTTATGCGTGGATATTTCTTTCATGGCAAGAGCCACAGCATCCTTATAAGATAAATTCATTTCATCCGCTTGTGTTCTATCCACGTAATCCGGATTTTGAAGAAGTGGGAAATACTCCTCGTCAGTTTTCTTGACCGCTTTACTGAGATCAATCTTACCAGGCATACGCGCGTGGGGATATGTGATGTCGTAGTAATACTTTAGCACACTGGGAGATTCCCAAGTGATGTCGCCCGTAGAACCCCAACGCTCTTCATTAGGCGTTTCCACCGAGCGGTTATTATTCTCAATTACAAAAGTACATGGAAGCTCCAGCCCTTCTGCGTAACGCACGGCCTCAAACAAATGTCCAGAATCTTCTGTACCGTCACCAACAAAACACCATACCTTTTGTTTGGATCCTTTTTGTTTCAATGCCCACGCAATCCCAACGGCAATGCCTGGCGTACCGCCAATAATAGCCGAACAAAAGAAATTACGGGCGCGGTCGTATATAAACATACTCTGCCCATCAAGGATCTTCTGTTCCAGCTCAGCCGGTGGAATACCGTGCAGTAAGGCATGATAATGACTTCTGTGATTAGACAACACATAATCATCCTTTTCTATATTGCTAAAAATATCGAGCAACTGGTCTTCATTACCACCAGACAAATGGAATAGGAATGGAAGTTTGTTATCTAAGTACAAATCACAAATACGTTTTTCAAACGATATAAGATCCTCTTTTGTTAGTGCTGTTTTGCTCATGAATTATTTACTGGTTATAGCGTTGCGTTGCAAAGGTGCAAATGACGTCTAACGAATATAGCGTAGCCATTTCTGGTACTCGCGTTTTCCGCTGTCAGCACCCAATCCGTATTGTTTTTTAACTCTTCGTATACTTGGTAACATTTGAAGGCGGAGTGTACATCGTCTAGGAAGAACACGTTAGTCTTGTCTTTCAAAAGGACAAACTCAGAGTAGCCAGAGAACTCACACCCATCCAGTAGGACTGAGTCAAACGGACCCAGTGTCTCCAATTGTAGTGAGACGGAATTCTTTATCAACTCCACACCATTATCAAACCAGCTCTTAACGAGAGCTTTACTGTACCCTGATATTTTGTTATAAGGCGATGTCCATATATCTTCAAAATCTTTATAGATTAATTGATCATAGGACAAACTTGTGCAATGCCTGCAATCCACCCAATCTACGTCCTTATACCTATCTACCAGGACATCATACCTGTCTTTTAGCGCTTCCACACATATCAACCTTTTAGGCCCGTCTAGGGCCTGCTGCGCATCAACAAAGCAGCGCGTGGAACCCGCGCCATCCCAAGAACCTATCTCAAGATTATTTCTCAACTTATACAGACTAACATACCTGTGTATCATTTGTCCGAATTCTTCTCCTAGATGTATTTCACTTTGCATATGCTTAATTAAATCTTGTGAATAAACGTATCTGTATTGGCCCATCCTGTATTGTTACCAAGCAGACTCCTAATATGAATAGGGAATGTCGGTGATGTTTGCACGGCACTCCACCTGCTATGTAATCCCGTGTAACCACCATAATATAACTCTTTAAAAAGAACATCTTCTTCAAAAAAGTATGAATAATGATTGAACCTAGGGGTCAATAATACTGTATGTCCGTTTCCCCCGGCTAAATTTGGAGGTTCGTGCGTACTGAATAGTTCGCCATTCCAATTCCACAAACGCATATATGGTGTATGACTGCCTTCACCCCAAACACCACGGGCTACTAAATCTTTACCTACGTAATAGTTGGCTAAAAAACAACCAGTTTTAGCGTTACTTTCTATTAGCTCAGATTCTGATTTTTCCAAACTTTCTTTATTCCACTGCTCATCTATATCAACTTCCCATAATAGACAGTTACTATAATGCTTCTTAATCTCCTCGATTGCCGCATTTACTTGATGATCCTTGTTAGGCCAATATCGTGTAGGACTTCTAACTATTTTAACATTAGAATGTTGTTTTGCTAACTCATCTAAAAACTGAGTCGTTCCGTCTTTAGATAGAAAATTATCATGGATAGTGTCAGGTAACACATTACACCAAGCTGTAGACCCTGTATTTTTAGAGACCCCTTCAGCTATAACCCACAGGTCGAAATTTTCGACCATAAATTTATAGTAGTCATTATGGATTAAATGTCTTAATCCATTAAATATAATTGTAAATGCAACTCTAGGCATGCTGTTTGTTTGTTTACTCATAAAAATTTATACAAATGAATCTACACTATCTGTCGCTAATTGTTCGTATAGCGCAACCTTGTTATGATTAGCGCACTCATGGTGACACACGTTGCAAGGTCTAAACTTGGCGTGCCACTCCTTAACTTCATCAGAGAACCACGCCTCTGAAAACTTTCTATTCTGCATACCCGCGATCAGTCCGTGCTTACTATATGCGGTATTGTGGCAGGCGTAGATATTCAGATCAGCACCAACGACACATGTTGTCTGCGCATATAAGCAACGGTTAAACGGTCTGACCGGGGACTTGGATGGGCTGTCTAAATCGTATGTAGTATTGATAGAAAAATTGGCATCACAAAAAGTCTGACATTCTAAAAGCTGCTCAACAACGCGCGCAGCGATAGGTGTGTGATACTCTTTGAAACCGCTAACATAAACAGGACTGAACCGAATGTTCTCGACGCCGCAATCCTTTAGCTGTTTTGCAAAGTCTACAATACCTTCATAATTGTCTCTAGTAATAATAAAATTAATGCCCAGATCACAATTGCTATCTTTGATTTTAGCGAAGGTCTTAATATTATCCAGCACACCAGTAAAGAAGCGCCCCGGTACATTACGCGATTCCACCATCTGCTTCTCGCTAGTGTAATCCATAGAAATACGAACCCATTTGGCGTGCGCTAAAGTCTCTGCGCGGGCCCCTTGAAGTAACTGCCCGTTGGTAATGATGGATAATGCTACATTCTTATCCAAAGTTCTCTGCATGATAGAAGCTATGTCTTTATGAAGTAGAGGTTCTCCACCGCCAGAGAATGTCACGGCTTTAGTACCAATATCAGCCAGGTCATCGATGAGGCCGAGCGCGGCATCCGTAGGCATGATGTCCTGCTCGCGCATGGTCTCGTGCATACCCGCTTTCAAATGCTTGTCTGGGCGATCCTTAGGTCGTAGTGTACCATCCGAATACACGCACCAGTGACAAGCATGATTACAACGATTAATAGGCTTAATGCGTACATAAATGGGCGCAGTTAAGACGTTATCTCTGAAACTTTGCACTTTCTCAGGAAAAGCAAATATCTTAAAATCACTATATTTGTTCTGCTTCATAAAAAATTTTCTTTAGCCAAAATATCGATAACTTGCGGCACATTCCTAGCCACGCTACCTCGTGGTGTCAAGATAACATTTTCAGTATCTAGACATAAAATGTGTTTAGCATCTCTATTTCTCACATTCAAACAAGGCCAGCTAGGTCCGGTGCTAGTACCTATAATCAATTTGGCATTTGCCGCTACAGCGCCAATCCAGGCCACGTTATGCCCTACCGCAGAAGGACATAAATCTGTAGGCTTTGTAGTCAGCACAGAGTAACCGCGAGCGAGCAACGCAATAATAAGATGCCTGTAGTCGTCCTCGTTATAAGCATGATACTGTCCTGACAGCGCAGGGGAATTAATGATTACTGCGTCAAAAGACGGTACGTCATTATTGTACAGTAACGGGTAGTCGATAAGTAAATGCTCTGTGTCATTAATTGGATTTACAATCTGCATTACTGCCGCCAAATGAGCGAACCAGAATAAATGAAACTTCGCAAAGTCTAATCTATCCGCGTGCGAATACCACATAGGTCCGCGCCAAGAATCTATACTGTGCGCTGGCGGGGAAGCTGGCGAAATTGTAATCTGCGTTTCAAAGCCCTCAACAAAAGGTAGAAGCTCCGCACCATTACAAAAATGCGGATTGTAGTAATGAATGAACTGCACATCCTTATTTATCTGACTTGCTCGTCTGAGAAAATTCAGTTGTATTAAGTTATCCCCAAGTCTTAACCCGTTATGGGTATGAATTATGCGCATAAATTATCGGGTACGATTGCGGGATTATAGCCGCTCATTCGGTACAAGTGGTAATGACGGACTTGAGTATTTACCGTCGCGTTTTTGTATTGCAATCAAAACATCACGACAATCAATCAATAAATCTCTGACAGCGATGTGATCTGCTAATTCGGGATTAAAATTACCACCTGTCATGAGATACTGCGTGATCCGGGAAATGATGGCTGAACTAGGGGGTAAGGCGGCACTCATGTAAACATATCGCTATTAAGTTTTTCTTTGGCTCGCTGGTATCGCCGCCTAGCACTATTCATTTTCTTTTTACAGGTAGAAAAATAAAGTTTATTTATTACCCAGCGATATAAAAATTTAATTAAGGCTTTCATTTGTGTAATGGTCCTTCAGCTCGTCACACCAGCATTGCACTTTACCCGGCCTCACCACATGCAGATCACAATGTTTTCTATCACATCTATTCCATGTAGTGTGCCCGTCAGTTATCGTAGTCTCTTTTTTAAATATCTGGTCATAGTTTGACTCATATTTTTTCCAGTCCGAGGACTGGCGAATAGCTGAACCTTTGCCTGCTTCTCCATTCATAGCATTTAAATTTCACGTTTGTCTTCTGGAAACTGGGATGGTAAATCCTCACCAAAGGGATATTTAGCAATCGCTTCTTGCAGTTGCGCCATCGATTCAATGTATATCAAATTAAGATTTCCTTTGGCCTGCATTACCTCATCCATTAACAATCCTTCCGGATTTAATATGGTGCTGTATTTAGAAGGGTACACAGATCTAGCGTACCAGATACTAGAATTCAAAAATTCAAAAATCGCGAATTTTAGATTAGGAACTGGATGGTCCACAAAATGTTGTAACTGTGCGTTTGCTCCAGACGGTGCAAGGGTACCGAAGTGTAACGGCAAATCTGATTCAAATACTTGCTTATGCAAATCAAGATCTGGAGCTATCACGAACACAGGCGTATCTTTATCCGGCGGATTTCGCAGCAGATCCGGGCTACCCTGCGCCCCGGATATGTCGCTAGGAGATCCGTCTTGTCCTATCAGAAAGTGTCTTGGCGTGTACACATTAAATCGCTCCTGAAACGTGTTCATGATGTGGTCTACGTGCCCATAAGATGCACACAGTTTAGAATACATGTAATGCATGAATGCTCCCTTAACGGCGTACGCGTGCGACCGGTGGCAAAGAGAGACCTTCCTTACTTCCGGGGAAATGTCGTATGCTTTAGAGTTATCGAAAAATTGACCGCCCAGCATTATCTGATCCCAATTTACAGGTAGCCCCTGGATGAAATTAATGACTCGAGTTTCAAAGTCTGGCGCGAAGAAAATGTCGTCTTCTAAAATTAACACGCTATTGAGTCCGTCTTGTATCGCGCGACTCAGTACCTCTCTGTGGGACAGCAGACAACCCCATGTGCCTCTGCCGTGTGTCCAACCAATAGGCTCTGGTAACCTGTCCCCGTCGTAAGCAGAGAACCGCTCAGGCTCCTTGAATGGCCAATTAATCTTAGCGAACTTTTCTTGTATCGCCTCCCATCTGTCTGTCCGACGATCTAAGTTGATAACAACAACACGATCAAAATAATTCTTTAATACATCGTCAGCACTCATAATGGAATCTAATTTTTGCATAATATAGTCTTTAACGGTCGGCACAAATCTATAAGTAATACTCACCACATAATTATATAAATTACTTAGGGTTTGGTCTTTGTACGTGCCTATCTTGTCTTTCAAATGCTGCTTAAAATCGAAACTAGTCAAAGCACCAAGAACTAATTTATCGATTCTGTGATGCAGCCGAGCAGCGTCGTAGTCGCCTAGCTTAGCCTGGAAAACACAATCAATAATAATATATATTTTTGCAATAGCATGATCCTGCCTGCGCGATGCTTTGCGCACGTCACTCGCTTGCCAGATACTATATTCCGCCGCCATTGCGTTTATGGTAAAAACCACCCCCCAAAAAACAGGATAGCTCTCTAAAAACAACGTCAGTAAGTCTTCAACTACAGTTATGTTGCTTTGTAAATAAGCCTTATAATTTTTCAGATTGTGGCCTCGGAAATGCTTATCTTCAATATTATCAGGAATATCCAATGCTGCCGTGTTTCGGACGAAATCAACGAACAGCGGATAGCGTATCAGTTCCAGGAATAAACTTTTCTTGAAGGGTAAGTTCATAAACAAGAATTATCGTCTACTTCCGCATTTGGGTCATAATTAAAGGCGCGAGGATCTGTACATCCTTTACACAGACTATTGTAGCTCGCTAGTAAAAAAGGATACATTTCAAAGGTTTCAGGCATAGACGCTATATTCTCAAAGATATTATTAGCGACATCAACCGCCTTTCTCAATTCGGCGTTATTAGATGGGACGGGTCTGTTCATATGCCTATATATTACGGAGGAGGTTGATTGCCAGTTGGAATTTGACAAAGTACGGTACTTTGCGAGTAACAACGCCCGTCATTGCAGCATGTATCATTTTCATTTGAGCAGTGTTTTTGTTTATAACGTTTATAGCAGCAATCTGACCTCGACCAATACCCCTGGTAACAAGGCTCACACGTATTAAGTCCCGAGTTCCAAGTCCAGCCCGCAGAGATGCCGCTACAGCACGCTTGTTCGACGCATGAACATATGCCGCAGTTGCAGGAATAACCCGAAGAACAGGCAGGCGTACAAGAAACAGGAGGGCAAAACCAGTTTCCGTTTCCGTCGCAGTCAGGACTGCAACCGCCAGGACATGTGGGTTCCGATGCAGAATCACACGAACATTCATAACTATAACCACAATCGTATTCTACTATCTCCCCGGAAGGACATGTATGGTAACATCTTTCACATGGATCGCATTCTGGATCAGAATCATCACAGGTAGCCGTGCAAGTGTTATAAGAAGAACCTGAAGAACAAATACATCCCGAAGCGGTGGTGATGCAGCTCTTAGGATAGAAAATATTTCCCGAGACCATTGCGCAGGGGCCTGGCGTGCATGGTGTAATAGAAGTCATACATATGTTGCTAGACGTAACATATGATTGCGAACAATTAGAGCCAATACGTCCCGCCGCGTTTAAACCACCGGAAGGTGTGTAGCTCCAACATGTCGTAGACGAATTAGGACACACTATTGGATTTACAGCAATAGTCGCACTTGAATCAGGATTACCATTCCACTTATACATATGATGCGGAGTAGGAAACTCTGAATTTGGACACAGATATTTTCTGAACTTTGAAGGAGAAGTGGGACAAGCGTAAGGTAAGCAAGATTCGCCAGAGAAAGAAAATCCAGCGCAGCAATCCGTGCAATTGAACCCAGTTTTATCAGGCCCTATAAAATACCAAGTGAGTTCAGGCATAAATTAGCTCCAAAAATCGTCTTCTTTACCACAACTAGCGCAAGGTGTGCCGGGGCCATTGCGCCAATTGTGGCATCCTATGTAACAAAGCAGTTTATCTACATATTTCCACATATTAAGTACTAATTTGGTCTAGATTTTTGATTTTATCGCAAATGATGTCCATAGCTACGGGTGTGTAGTCGTGATGCTCAACGCAAGCATTGAAATAAAATGGATGTTGGTCAGAAATATGCCCTAAAACCATCTGAGTGTCTTGTCCGATGATTCTTTCGTGAATATGCCCGTGTATATTGATGAATCCACGTTTGATGGAATTCAAATGTAACGGAATATGGGTCATCATAACCCTTTCTTTCGGTAAAATACGCATTGCGTACACTTCGTCAAAGTAATCGGCATAAAATTGGAAGCCAAATATGTCATGGTTACCCATAATTAGCCGCTTTTTACCGTTAAGTCGCTTAACAACGTCTATGTAGCGCTTTTTCATCACAACGTCACCTAAATGATAAACTTTATCGTTTGGTTTAACGACGGAATTCCATTTATTTACAATATATTCGTCCATTTCCTCGAAACACGAGAACCCGGGACGTACTTTTTGGCCGTCATCGCGGTCAAATTTCAAAATATTCTCGTGCGAGAAATGCGTATCTGAAATAATAAACGTATCGTGTTCAGTCTGCATCAGTTGATTTGGTTTTTTCGATTTTTGTTAATCTGTGTTTGTTTTGTTTCTTTAATTCCAGCGCACGAAACGCTTTTATAGCTGCTACGGCTGTATTTACCGCTTTTATGTAGTTGTCGTAACTCGGATGTTCTGGACTTATCTGACTTAATAGGTTATCCAAGAACCCTATAGATGTTTCTAGATTCTTTTTTGATTTCATTTGTGCGTAACTTCATGCTATCCGATAGCATGTAGGCATGCGCAAGCATTTATTGCTTATTTTGTGGTGTAGAAAGAACAAAGTTTGGTGAGAGGATACCACTTATAAGTTGCCCAATCCGAGGTGTGTGCTGAAATAGCACCCCAAGCACAAATCATGCAAGTTACAGTGTCGTTTTTGTCAATACCCGCGACAACAACGATATCTTTTGTGTCCTCCATCCAAGGCGGGCGAAAATCAGAAGCGTACCAATGCTCGCATTTCCCATTAAATTTAGCAATTGTATTAGGATTTATAGAAATATACTCAACTCCGTTAATTTGTTTGATACTCCACTGCTTGTCTTCGGGAACCTCAGCAAATTCTAGCTTGGAAAAACGATCATTCATGCGCTCCATACCAAGAAGATCAGCCACTTCCCACAAAGCAGGATGATCCCGGGGAATTTCGCAGCTGTGGTGAATGTGTGTTTTCCTAATTTCTTCTAAATCCGCACTACCTTTGGCGTTGTTAACTGCTGCGACATAGTCTAGTTCGCTGCTTTTAATTAGTATAGTTTTAAAATTTTCAATTCTTTTGTTAAAAGGTATGTTGGCCTTCTTTAGAAATAACTCATGAGCTTCTTTAGATAGCCCGAACCCGGCGTCGTTTTTGTTGATCAATACTTTTTTGACGTTCATACAATTGTATATGTTTATTTGCTTGCATTCACGCATTAAATGAATACAATGTTTTTGTCAACCTGAAATATTATGGACTTCATAACCTTACTCACTCCTTATATCGATAATTCTTGGGTCAAAGTGGCTACTGCTGTTGTCACGCTGGCTTCTGCTATCGCAGCTGTTACGCCTACCCCTAAAGCCGGGACCGTATGGGCCAAATTCTATGCCGTCATCGACTTTCTCGCGCTGAATATCGGCAAAGCTAAACAGACCGGTAAATAAGATACAAAATATCCACAAGCTGCGTCATCGAAAGGTGACGCAGCTTTTTTGTTTACACACACCGACGCAGATGTAAATTAGCGGCTATATGAGTTACGCGAATGTAGGTAAAGTGTGGTCGTTAGAGAGTTTTGATGCTTACTTAAACAGTGTCGAGAAGCCTAGCTGGTGTAAAGGCGTATGCCTGCATCATACTGCGGCCCCTTCATTATCTATGCGACCCCAGGGGTTACTCGGCCAGCATATCCGCAACATAGAAGCTTTTTACAAAAATAAAGAGTGGAGCGCAGGTCCTCATTTCTTTATTGATGAAAATGAAATTTTCGGTATGACGCCACCTAATCTAAAAGGCGTTCATGCTGTTTCATTCAATCGCAGCACTATAGGCATAGAAGTGCTTGGAGATTACGATACAGAATTGCCTAACAAAGGACGCGGGCTAGAATGCTGGAAAACTACTGCAGCAGCTACTGCAAAAATCCTGCGCTGGTTAAATCTGGAACCGAATTACAATACAGTTCTATTTCATAGAGATGATCCAAAAACATCAAAGACTTGCCCTGGAAGGCAGGTGCAAAAGCCTTGGGTTCTAGATCTTATACGCGCCGCTGATACAAAGACGCTAGATATTAAGCCAGTTCAAAACCCAGTACTTGAAATGCAATTCGTCAAAGTTGCTGAGTATCTTCAGGATGTTAAACATTATAGTTCTGAGGACATCACGAAATTACTAAAAAAAGATGAAGACAACTTATTCTATTTCGGTACAGAGTGGCTGGAAAATGCTTATTACGATAATACGCAGAAAGCTACCGTAGCCCCGATCAAAGAACTTTGCGCAATAGCTCCAAAGAAATGAATGCGATCATATCTATAATTGATCTGTTAAAGTACACACTCAAAGCCGTCGTAGCGTTCCTAGAATTAAAAAGAGAAACCAATTTCCTAGAAGCTACTGCGAAACATTTAGAGTACAAAGACAAGACACGCTATGAAATCACACAATTACGTAACCAGGCTACTACTGTTGCTACAGATCGTGCCGATGGTCTCCTGCTCGCACTTCAAGAGAGGGAACGTGCTTGGGAGCGTGCATCAGCCACCTATTTTAGCTATACGAGCAGGAACAAAAGTTCTGACTAAAGAAGGGCTGTATACAGCGGAGAAAGATGAAGTATGGCACTCTGATCGTCGCTACCGGGAATTGGAGGTGCGGCTGTCTTTCAAATAATTAAGTCCAGAAGTAATTTCTGTACTTCACCATCTGCAAAAGAATATCTTCTTCAGTCTGCGCAATTACAGCTTCTATGCGATTTACTTCGCGGTAAGTCTCTTCGTAATTGATTACTTCGCCTGAGAAAATTTTATCTATATCCATTTCAGGATACGCGGCAGATAATTCTTTTTCTAGTCTGTTTTTGCCTTCTTGAATCCATAAAGCAGAGGCGTCTAACCATTGTTTAAATTCCCTATGCTCCTCATGCGCATCCCAATCTACGCATGACTTATCCGCTTCTTCTTTGAACTGCGTAATAGCCGCGAAATTCATCAGAGGAATTAAGTATACTAAATCATGTCCCCGCTTAGGGATGGTTTTTCGGATCATCTGATTCTCTGGAAACAAAAAAGTTCTCACATAGTATTTTATATTTGTAAACCTGTGTGCAATATAATACTTCACAGAATCAAATGATTCGCGGATGAAGTATTGAATGGGATACTGGGCCTTAACTTTACTCTTCCAGCTGCGCCACCCTTTTAGCGTTTCAGCTTCTGGGCGCTTGTACAACAAACCTTTGATTTCTAAATACTTAATTAATTTATCGTAGATACCTACGCACTTGCGAATTTTGTGAATGTCCTGTTTTGTCATGGTAGTTTGTTAAACTCTATTAAGTTCTTATCTATTCTTTCTCTTTCATTCTCTGGAATTAGCTTGGCAGACAACGGACTTTCTAGCAAGGTTTTAGCGGCACGAATTGCCTCTTCCTTATTTCCTGTACGCGCGGCTAAAATAGAATACTCATCTAACATTCTCCATTGTTGAATCTCAAATCGCACGAATAAATTGTCGTTGGTCGGCGGAATTTTAACACCTATGGAAACAAGCGCCCACGCAAGCGCGAATCGCTCTTGTCCTCTTAAATAAATTATCAGGTCAAATAAAGCGTCTACGCGACCAGGTCGGCTTTCCCAGGCCTTCAAGAAAGAGTTGATGATTTCTTCCTCCTTATAATTCATTAAAACCTTAAGACGCGCAATCATGTAATTAGAGTAGTATACCTCTTCATCCCAACCACCCAGATCTACGCGCTGCTTATACGCTACAATAGCACGCTCATGCGCGCCCGCGTCTCTGTAACTTTGCGCTAAGTAAAAGAAATAACGTGAGCGGAGACCGGGGTCAATGGAGTCATCGAGTAATGCTTTCTCTAAAATTAAAGCATCACTAATATACTTTTTAGACCCTGAAAATCCGTTCCTGGTATCAGATGCCGACGCACGAATAATAACATTGTTAAGAACAACAGCAGGAAACAGCTTAATGTCTTTAGGACCGTCTAGATACTCATGCAGCACACCTACATACTTCCATTCATATTCGTTACGTACTAGCTGCACGCGGCTGTACGCAAGCGCACCATGCGTGATCTTGAGGTGATACTGATCAAACTTTAAATTACGCAGTGCACTTATGTCCCCCTGTACTTCCAGATAATCATCAGCGTCCATTACCAGTGTGTAATCGCCCTTATCGCGGGCGAGCTGCAAAGATTCTGTTCTGTTCGTTGCGAAGTCTACCCAGGGTCTCTCATGAAGCTCCCCCGGAATATTCCATTCGGTCATCAGATCTTTAATGAATTGCTGTGTACCATCTGTAGATCCTGTATCGCAAATTACCCAGTAATTAATGACGTCTTTAACAGACTCCAAACACTTACGCATGTTATGCATTTCATTCTTTACAATCATCGCCAAGCAAATCTTAGATCCTGCCGGGCGTGTAAGTTCCAAGAATTTACCATGCCCCTGCACATAATTTTGCTGCGCGTTACTTGCTAAATATGTAGGATCCCATTCTGCCTTGTTGAACACAGGATGTTTGTGCTCGAAAACAATATGTCTAGAATCTTTTATGACACCGTCCTTGGTAGCCGCCCAAGTAAAATAATTATCGCTGTAAACACTGAAGAATTCAGGGTGAAACAGGTATCCCTGCTTTTCGTACCGCGCCCTATTCAGTATTGCCATACACAGCAGGTCATCAGTACGATGCCCGTCCGATATGGCTAGCACACGCTCCCCCTTAGCATCCTCAAATTCGCGCAGAATATCCACATCCCAATTCTTTGTGGGTTCCCAGTCATCCGACAACTGAATTAGGATATCACCCTTACTGGCTTTCGCGCAAGCGTTCCAAGCTGCGACGCAGCCCTTACCGCGTTCCGCAATAACTCTTTGCGTATTAATGTTGGTTAGACTGTCGATGTCATCATCGTCTATACCAAAGATATGCTCAATGTCTTCAGGATGCTTTGCGGCGCTCATCCACGCATCACGACATTCTTTAGCTTGCAGGGCGCGACCACGCGTCGCATGTAAGAGGGATATTTTATAGCTCATAAGGTCTTACCTTCTATAGAGAAAAGTCAGACCTTGTAAAGAGCAAAAATAAAAAACCTCGCAAGCATATACTGTATTCGGTTGATCAGGCCGCAGGGAATATATAAATGCGAGGCGGTTCAGCTTTTTGTTTATTTGTAGCTTACCCTATTTTTAAAGGACCCGATAAAGTGGGCGTCTTGGAGAGGCCTACCGAGATGTGGTGTACTAATCGCCTAAAGCGATATGTTTGTCCACCGCATTCAGCATGTTCAAAATGAACGTAGCAAAATCAGAATAACGCGTGGAGGCTACAATATCACCGGACTGACTGTATATCTGATAAATTGTAGGCGTGATCTCCAACCTATAGGGCCCGGGAAACTCGTCTGATAATGTAAACTGCCTGGCTACTTCCAGTGCGGGCTTAATTAAAAGACAAAGCTCTTCATTTTCTTTTTTTAGATCGGCTAGCTCGTTGGAAAACTGTAAATTAGCAGCCCTCAAATTTTCTATGTCCGCCGGTAAGTAAGGAATGTGTTCAACTAACTTATCCGCATAGCGGCGGCTCTCATTTAACGCAGCAAGCAACTGCTGCACTTGCATACTTAAATCTTGTATCAGCTCTTTATTATTTTTATTTGGCATAAGGTACAACCGGAAACGTAAACTCATGTTTACTCATAGCTGCTTTTCCGGATATAGCGTAAGGAACATTAGGTAACTTGAACTTAACCTCTTCTCTCTGCACGCAGGATGCGACGGTAAATAAACACAACAAGGAAATGATATACTTTTTCATAACAAAATTAAAAAGGTGCTTTGAATTTCTGCGGGTGTCAGCGCTATCTCTTTAGCGGATTGTGGTTCGAAAAACTTTAATTTAAATTCATCTTTGTCGGGCGTTTTGACAATGGCACAATTAATGGAGTGCGGGCCTATTTTTTTATCTACATAGTTAAACACACCCAACGCTAGTCCGGCTGGTTTACTCTGTTTATCGCCCCATTGTAATGCGTGGGACATTTGTCCTAATGCCTGCACGACACGAGAATACTTGTCGCAATCTCGGTAGTTTTCCTGCCAGCTTTGCAACGTAGAAATCACCTGCATGGATAACTCCCAAAAAAATTGCTCCACTTTGTTTGCATCCAGGTAAACATATTCGGCGTCCATTAAGCAAACACCATTTAACCTAATACCGTGCGCGCCAATGGTCTTTAATACATGGTTTCTATCGTATGTTTTGATTGCAGGCATAAAATTAAAATAAATTATTGGCTCCCAGGGTAGGGCTTGAACCTACGACTTAACGGTTAACAGCCGTTCGCTCTACCGCTGAGCTACCCGGGAATATGTTACTCTACTTTGTTCTTGGCGATACGCCAATGAAAAATGGTACTCCGGGAAGGGCTCGAACCTGCAACAAATACCTTAAAAGGGTACTGCTCTACCATTGAGCTACCGGAGCATGGAGCCTGCGGAGGGATTCGAACCCCCGACCCGCTACTTACAAAGTAGCCGCTCTACCACTGAGCTACGAAGGCAATTATTATGACAGGCGCATATTGTTTCGCATATTGTTTATTACATACGTGTTCAAATCAATTAGTTTATTCTGATATTCGGAAAACCACAGACTGCTATCAGTCACTGTATTAAGTATATGCTTACCGAGTTGAGCAGTAACCAAAGCTTTTATCTGATCAATGTCTGTACCCAATGTTACCCACTGTTTTAATGATGTGATGTTACCAAGGTGGCGCACATATACAGCCAAATGAACAGGCTGTATATTTTCTTTACTGATAATTTTATGCGTGCGGATAGTTGACCGCACCAATGAATGCCGCTGTAGTATCTCTTTCAATCTGTAATTACGTTCACGAATATGTGTATTTGTAATTAGAGATTTAATGAATTTGGCCGGTACACCGTAACAATTAGATAAAAGACTGCGACATATTTTTATGTTTTCAGGATCCCGCAAATCAGCATCGACACTTAAAGGATCACAAATAGATATAGGGCTGTAATGTGGCGCTTTTTTCATTACACAACCAGCACCCCAAATATTAAGCGCGTCAACGTCAAAAGGATAATCTAGGATAGCAGGCGAAATCCAATCGTCATCATCTAAAGGAATGAGTATATCATCGTCAGCTAATGACATGAGCTGGTCATGCACATAACTCGGAATCACGACATAAGACGGACGCTGCGCCAATGGCTGAGGCGCATACGGATGTGCGTTCACGATAACACGGCATCCAATTTGCGCTAAATTTATTCTTTGTATTTCATTTACTTCTCTTCTGTACTGCAGAATATCGTAGTTGTATATCTTATTAAAGATATCATAATATATTTTGTTATCTACACCAGAATGAGTCGTGAGGTTGTTCTCATGAAACAACCCTCTGATGTAAAAAACAATGGCCATACGCTAGATACAAATCAACAATAGGTTTGAGTCCCGTCAGTTGCGGTCGTGCAAATAATTTTTGTCGGATCAGCCCAAGGCCAAGGTTGGAAAGGCAGAGTTGGAATATAAGGTAACGGTGTAAATATAAGGTAACGGTGTAGTCGAAGGTTGCGGCCACGTAACATGCGGTAAATTAATACCGGGGGAATCTGGGATATCCGTTGGGGTACTGCGGTCAGGTGTAACTTTAACAAAGAATTTATCCAGATGATCTCGAATCACCTGTAATTCTTTTTCGCCTAAGGTCTTTGCACCACTAATTTCTAAATAGCCATGCAACCACACAATGAATTCTTTTTCAGTCATATCAATTAATAGTATATTGAACTTCGATCTCTAACAAGTCAAAATCTTCTTTATTTTTGGATTGTAACGTAAGCGCGCGTAATATGCTACGATCAAAGTCTTCTTCGATGACATTCCTCGCGCTGTAAGCAGCCGCCGGAACAAATTCATCAACCAAAAAGAGGTATGGTTCATTAAAAATAAAAAAATCAAACACTACCCAATTACCTGTGGGCCTGTGTCTGTACGCAAATTTAGTTTCTTTTTTGATTACATTACTACTCATAACGGAACAGAAGGCTGCTAATAAATAAAAAAATAGACGCAAGCACTATTTGATAAGGCCCAGGTGCTGCATTTACACAACACCTGGGCGCATAATCAATTATAAGTCTTCAGCTAATTTCTGCACTTCTTCGGACATAGTCGTACTAATAGAAACAGTGCTAGCAAACACTAGCAGCTTATCTTGAATATCACTGAGTTCTTCCCGGGTATATCCCCAAGTATCCTCAAGCTCGAGCAAGAGCGAGTCCAGGAGCTTAGTCGCGGACATTGCGCTTGCTCATTTCGAAGTAGTCGAACTCCTGAGCGATGATGAACTCCCATTCACCGGGGGGTACGACGAGGGCATCGTGCCGGTCCGTGTGTAAGCAGCGGACCTGGGCGGGGACGGAATTGCGCATAAAACGCTTCCCTTCCTTCTCCAGGACTTCAACGCCCGGCAAGACGTCGAGAACGTGGTGGTTACCCGTGGTTTCGGAGTCGGCCAGGATCAAGCAGTTGTCCTTGATCTTGACGGCGGTGGCATCCTCGGGGATGGGGGATTGTACGATACCGCACTCGCCGTGAAGGATTGCGCGCGCGGCGTTGGAATTGACTTTGGACTTGGTTGCTTTGGATTTTGACATGTTGTTAGCGTCTGATTTGTGTTACGGTGCTTTGTTTTTTTAAATAGGGCAATAGGTTTATTTATTGCCCCGTAATTTATTTAGGCGATTTCAATGATGTCAACATTGCGACCATACCGGTCTTTCAACGCATCTTCGATTGTTCTGCAACTAGGAGATACAGCCTCAACGTGCCAGATTTTGGTCGTCTGATTCAGCATCTTGAGGTGTGGGGCGTACTCAACATTAGGAAACAGGTTGTGCATATCCCAAAGCTCGTATTGCGACTTGTGCCACCACTCATCAGAATGAGCCTCATAAGAGTCCACTTTGCTTCCCATGTCAAGCAAACGCTCAACACCGATCTTGCGAACAAACTCGGCTTTAATGTCTGCATTTTTAATTTCGTGTATCCGCTCGACGGGGATGTTCTGGGCTGGCGTCAAAGCCAACCAATCAGGAACAGTCACACCATTGAGCGCATAAATCTTGATATCGCCATGCCCCTCGTACTCAATGGCAACAGCGCCATCGCAGTGTACGACACCGGCTTCATTAACTTTTACCCGCGATGGTTTTTGAGACACGATACACATATCCTGTGCTGCACCTTGGACGTCGTGAATTGGATAGATCAGTCCAAGCTCTGTGGTGCTCTTCCAGATCTCATACAGTTCATCCACGCTAAGCGCGCTGTTGTCTTGCGCAGCTGCGACTGGCGTACCGGTAGTGTCAAACGAAACGCCCAACTCGAACTTGAAAAAGTCGTAGAAGGCGAACGTTGGTGCTGCGAATGACCCATTGAGATAGGGTGAAACATACTGACCAAGTTTCCACTTGGGTTTCTTTCCACTGAAGAACTCCTCCACACAGTTCTTGAGTTCATTAACCTTGTGACCGTGTGCGGCATAGTTACACGCTACCCAGGCCTCCATGGGGTTATCAAAGATCAAAACCGGAGTAGGTTCTTTCTTCAGGATGTGCTTCTGAACCGCATGAATGATGTCGACAGTACGATCATAATTCAACCGGGAAGTGTCGTTGCCGATAGCAATCCACTTCTTAACATATTCTGGCATCTTAGCCTTTTGCTCAGGAGTGAGTTCGGAGATCTTTTCTTTTTGCTGTTTCGCGTCCATGATTGTATGACTTTTGTTTAATTTGTTTGATTTGTTTTTAATGCACACTAGCTCGCGTAAGCGAAAGTGCGGTAATCGAATGCGGTATCACTCTTTTTAGCTTGCAGCGTAACAGATTCGCCTTTGCTATTCTTAAACAAGAAAGTTTTACCGTCCTTACTGACGGAAACCAAATCCGTTGGAACAAACTCAGCGGACAGCCAGTCGGCTTCGTTATCACAGTGTTCCTTGGAAATATCCAGACGCCTATACTTATGGTAATAGATTTTCACACGGTCGCCCAAAGGCTTACCATTAAAGTCCCGGTCACATGTGATATGCGAATCAGGCGTACCATCGACGGAAATAAACGTAGTGAAGGTTGTGGCATCTTCGTACTCGGGTTTGATATTCAGCAACTGAATCGCCTCAAATGGATCTTCATTATAACGATTCATTTCCTCAACCAAAGCCTGCAGCATATCAAAATTAAACGCACTGAACAGTGTGTTGATACGAACGATATGGTCGACCTGCGACTTATCATTCAAATTGTCTTCGCAGTACTCACGAATAAACTTTTCTTCGATGCCTTTGTAGTCAATGGAATAGAAAATACGTCCGGGGCGGTTGCGCATGTTCACATCCAGCTTCCACTTATCGTTGACCGTGAAGACATACAATTTATTGGACGGATAGATGCCGTCAAGCAGCGTCAGAACTTCTTTCTGTTTGTCTGAGTCGTACACCTTCTCGAACTCATCAAAGAGAATAATAGCGGGCTGCTCAATCCGCTGAATAAGCTGGAAGAAAGCGTCACCAGTGCGTGGTGTGTTAACCACGATAACTGGCAACCCCTCTGCTTGCGCGATATTGGCTAGAGTTTTGGCAAGTAGCGACTTACCGGACCCCTTCTCCCCACACAAGAGAACACCGGTCGCTTGATTGCGTAGCTTGAAGCTGTTCAAGATACGTTGGGCGTACCTGTCATTATTACCGTATCTCTTGTGCGGTATATTAAAACAATCAATCTTATCTAAAAACAACTCCTCAGTGATAGGGTGCTCTTTAATCGCGTAAACTTCCGGTGGAAGCTTATCGTGGAAATTCATCGCCTCCGGGTCGCGGAGAAAAATTGTGTTACCTTGGATGCTAAAGATTGTAGACATGTTTGAATTGATTTTTTTTGTTTTGACTTAACTTCAAATTTCTTGACGGCTAATTTTTCTAATTCTGACACAGTACGCTGCTCATTGCCAAAGCGACCATCCGATTCACGTAGCACGTATAAAGTGGAACCGATATCGGCAGCTGCAAGCTGTAGATTTTCTGAATCTTTCGTTAGATCCAAGTCACCCCACCAAGCTTTACCTTGCGGAGTAAAAATATTGGCATTGAACACTACTTGATGCTCCGGATGCATTGATAAGTATGTAGATTTGCTGTAGGCAATCATGCGCGACAAATTGAAACCATGTTTACGTAGTACAGCTAATGTTTCATTTTGAGGTTCTAATTTGTAATCGTGTAGTTTCATTTATTTTATTACGGACAGAATTATAGACAGAATGACAGACAGAATCCCAGACAGAATCTCTGACAGAATCTCTGACAAAACTATGGACAGAATTATTAAGTGATTGTTTCATTTATTTTATTACTGACAGAAGCCCAGACAGAATGCCAGACAGAATCCCTGACAGAACCACTGACAGAATTCCAGACAGAATTATAGACAAAATTCCAGACAGAATCCCAGACAGAATTACAGACAGAATCCCAGACAGAACCACTGACAGAATCACTGACAGAATTATTGACAGAATTACTGACAGAATTACTGACAGAATCCCAGACAGAACCACTGACAGAATTATTAAGTGATTGTTTCATTTATTTTATTACGGACAGACTCATTGACAGAATCACTGACAGGATCCCAGACAAAACCACCGACAGAATCCCAGACAAAACTACGGACAGAATCACGGACAGAATGCCAGACAGAATGCCAGACAGAATCACCGACATAATTATATGCAGAACCACGGACAGAATTACGGACAGAATCACGGACGGAATTATTGACAGAATCCCAGACAGAATCACTAAATGATTGTTTCATTTATTTTATTACTGACAAAACTACTGACAAAACTACGGACAGAATCCCAGACAGAATACCAGACAGAATCATTGACAGAATTACTGACAGGATACCGGACAGAATCACTGATAGAATTACTGACAGGATACCGGACAGAATCACTGATAGAATTATAGACAGAACCACTGACAGAATTACGGACAGAATTCCAGACAGAATTGCTGACAGAATTATTAAGTGATTGTTTCATTTATTTTATTACGGACAGAATTACTGACAGAATCACGGACAGAATGCCACACAGAATTATAGACAGAACCACTGACAGAATTACGGACAGAATCCCAGACAGAATTCCAGACAGAACTAAAGACAGAATCCCAGACAGAATCCCAGACAGAATCGTCGACAGAATTACTGACAGAATCCCAGACAGAATCATCGACAGAATTATTAAGTAATTGTTTCATTTATTTTATTACTGACAGAATTACGGACAGAATCATAGACAGAATCCCAGATAGAATCACCGACAGAATCCCAGACAGAACCACTGACAGAATCACTGACAGAATTATTGACAGAATTACTGACAGAATTACTGACAGAATCCCAGACAGAACCACTGACAGAATTATTAAGTGATTGTTTCATTTATTTTATTACGGACAGACTCATTGACAGAATTAAAGACAGAATCCCAGACAGAATCACTGACAGAATACCGGACAGAATGCCAGACAGAATCCCAGACAGAACCACTGACAGAATTACTGACAGAATTACTGACAAAACTACGGACAGAACTACTAAGTGATCGTTTCATTTATTTTATTACTGACAGAATTATTGACAGAATTAAAGACAGAATCCCAGACAGAATCACTGACAGAATACCGGACAGAATTACTGACAAAATCTCTGACAGAATTACGGACAGAACTAAAGACAGAATCACTGACAAAACTATGGACAGAATTATTAAGTGCTTGTTTCATTTATTTTATTACTGACAGAATCTCTGACAGACTCATTGACAGGATTATAGACAGAATCCCTGACAGAACCACTGACAGAATTCCAGACAGAATTATAGACAGAATCCCAGACAGAATCACTGACAGAATCACGGACAGAATGCCAGACAGAATTATTAAGTGATCGTTTCATTTATTTTATTACTGACAGAATGCCACACAGAATTATAGACAGAACCACTGACAGAATTACGGACAGAATCCCAGACAGAATTATAGACAGAATCACTGACAGAATCACGGACAGAATGCCAGACAGAATTATTAAGTGATCGTTTCATTTATTTTATTACTGACAGAATGCCACACAGAATTATAGACAGAACCACTGACAGAATTACGGACAGAATCCCAGACAGAATTATAGACAGAATCCCAGACAGAATACAGGGCAGAATTTCTGACAGAATTACGGACAGACTCATTGACAGAATTACGGACAGAATGCCAGACAGAATTATTAAGTGATCGTTTCATTTAAACGCCGGGGCAGTAGGGGTGAACTATCATTAAGGTCTAGCATAGGTTAATCCAGTCAGGTTTGTTGCGCGTCCATATATGTAAATGTTTTTTACCTATCGTATAAAGGTTGCGGTAGGCTTGAACAGAATCTGCACATTTGAATTCATCTGGCATAGCCTGTGCAAATTCTGTCAAAGGTCCTTCAGGTATTAGACTGCGCGGAAAATTAGCGACTACCCAATTAATAAAAGAAATGCTGTGATGCGGAACAGGTGTGCTGTTCGCTATCGCTTCACTATACGGTAAGCCACGGTCTCTTAATTGTCGTTGTTCTTGTATTCTGATTGTTGAGCGTTGAATTCTTTCAACGTCCATAGCCAGCGCATGTCGACATAACCAGCGCATATTCTCTTGCGACACGCGCACCCATTTACTACATGGATGATTGTAATATGAATATTTGCGTACTGTGCCTGCCTTCGTTCTGGGACAGTCAGCACCAGCAAGTTGTTCTGGCGTAAAGCAATTAGCTAGCATCTGCGCAGATTCCAATACCATTTTCACGACATGGGAATCTACAAGATGCCGGGCCGACGTGACCGGGCATCTGTAAATTGCGAAGATGTTCATTTAGCGAACTCTTTAGCCCTATCCCATTTGAGCCATACACGCGGCCTGGTGTCCCACACGAACTCAGAGAAATCTTCGAGATCCCGGGCATCCTGGACATACGCCGCCGCTTCGAATATACCATTACTCACCACGCAGATCAGTCCTTCTTCCCACGTTGTAGGCGTGTCTAACAGAAGTTCTGCACCTGCCTTATTCAATTCTGCCGCTTTGTGTTTCTGCTGAAGCGGCCCATTTTGAGTATGATTGATATACTTACCCATACATGATTATATAACACTAAGTACCTATGCTGTTGCGTCAACATTTACCACAGGCTTAGCCTGGTTTGCCCGCGAAGGTTTAACTTCTCCTTTACGCTCCCAAGCATTTCGACAGTAAAGCACGAGATGCTTCGACATCAAAATCTCATTAGGCTCCAGGTAAGTCGAGACATAACCAGAACCATAAGTAATTTGTTTCTTCTGCCCTGCATTAGGATTAATTACCTTACTTGGCATTAGTCTGCGACTGCAAATTCTGAAAGATCTAGACTTTGGAAAAATCTGATGCTCATGAATATCCATAACAAAATAGATTTGCCCACGGGCAAAGTTACGTATGCGACTCAATACACCAAAAGCTTCAGTAATTCTAGACTTTGCACTTCGTACAGTACCAGTCAAAGTACCACTATAATTAATCTGCGTGTTCTCTAATTGAACATCTAGTAATTTCATAAAAAAATAATCCATTGTTTTTGGATCATTTTCATTCAGGATCATTGTGGCGACTTCTTTGGCCGTAAAGGAACGAGAGAACATGTTAAGTTTGAAGGATTTTACGCTAGCGAATAAAGACAGAAGAACTATATCTTGATTGTTTTCACTTTTAGTAATATTAAATTTATTTAATAGATAGGCAGTAAGTTTAGCACTTTTGATGTAACATGAAGGTGACCCAAACATGCTCAAGTCGTAGCATCAAGATTTACAGATATTGCGTCAACTAAACTATAAAACGGCAATAGCTGCGTTTTATAGCCAGCATCTTGTAACTTATTAAACATCTCCTGCGCGGCTGGGGCGTTATGCGAATGTACAACAATATTATGTATAGTTTGGTTGCGATTTTCCGCACACAAATAACGCACAACTTCCATACCACAATCTTCGCGATAAGATTTCACATAAGCTTCACCGCCTAAATCATGATCTAGAAATAACCAATCAATGACAGGTGTGTCTTTGATAAGTTTAATGCACGCCGCAGCTGTCTCTACATGTACAGCCTGCGGCACCTTGGAACGAAAACTCTTCCAACGATTTAAGTCATCATCTAAAAAAATGATATTCATAATTTAAAAGCCAATCTTTGTAACCAACCGTTGCATTTATCTATCTTTTTGTGAATAGCGAACAACGCGCGTCTTAAAACAATCGCAGCTCTACCCCGAAAGCTTTTGTAATAGATAGCGCTCTCTTTCATTTTCTGCACCATCTCCTTATTCCTTTGAAGTCGTGGTGCTGGATCGCGTTCTTCATACAGCGCACAGACGATGCTCGTGACCACACCAGCAACCAATTCCATTTTCAAATCTATAAAAATATCTAAGGTATCGCTATTGTAGTAATCACACATTGACAGCGTGGCGGTAATTAACTCCGGGGTAGTGGTTCTGGATTTCTCTACGAAATGGAACTTAAATATAGACTTAGAATCGGGAGACTCTACGCACTCACGTTCAACATTTTCTTTATGCAGCACATACTTATCTTCAATTTTTTTAAGCACATACTCCTGCATGCAGCAGTCTAGGCTTTTGGTTTGAAAATCTACATTCACACCAGTTAGTAGCGCCGCATATTTCTTTATGCGCTCATCTTCCTGTGCTTTTAATAACTCAATCGGTACAGAGACATCATCGTAAAGACCCATATTGTAAATTTCTATTTTGTTGGTGTTTCGTTGTCAGTCGAGCCTTTAATATTCGGATAGAATTTTTGGGAAAAGACACTACCTGGTTGCCCCGGCTCATTGCTATTTGTACATTTGAATTCGTGACTCGTACCATGCGGACATCGTTTGTTACCACATATAGAGCACACAACCATCCACCAGGCATTAGGATTACATTCACGACAACCACAAGTTGGGTTGGTTACTACCTTATCGGGATTTAGTACATAATAAAAAGGATCTGTTTCTTTTATTTCTTTAATAGGAGCATCATTACTCTGCGCGAGAAGACGATGCACCATTTTTAATAGATCACCTTCGGCAGAAGATGGAAATTTCATGGTTCCATCCGTCTGCCCATAAAAGTGAGCCATACGCGCCCGAAGTTCATTTTCGAGTGCGTGTTTCGACCAACCTACCCAGCCATCGGGCCGAGTAGGTTGCGGAGCTTGGTTATTGGATTGTTCACTCATCTAGTTCGGATACATCGTATTGTTCTGCCCGCCAACATACATAAGGCGAACGCCCTGTATGCCTAAAAGCTGTTAAATCTCCCTCGATATCAGAATTCCAGATATTAACATCTTTGGTGATGCCATTAATATTATTGGTAAAGCGGACGACTTTACCTTTATCTAAAGTATCTTTAATATACCGCAACCTGTTTTTTTGATCAGTCGCCAGATCGTCGCCAAAAACTATTCGTGTGTTTTTTGTCATGTCAAATCGGATAAATATTGATTTTTGTACGTGCTAACTTCCTCTCTTAGCCTATGCCAGTAGGCCATTGACTCTGACATCCAGCCCTGCTCATCTGGAGGAGTTGCTAGCTCCTTCTCAGCGTGTTGCTGTGCGAACATACAAGCACACAGTGCGAGATTCCTCACAGCCTCCAACTTGGTGTCAAATCGCTTATCCAATATGACCGCGATGTTTTCAGGTAAACATAGCCCGGGTACTGAGACCACGTAATAAACTGATTCGGTTACATACGAGTAACTGTACAGTATATCGATTCTAAACTCATCGTCCTTGCCTAAACCACGTAAAGTGTATTCAAAGAATTCAGCAGCTCGCTTTATGTATTCTTCATCGAAAAGAACGCATAGAATTTCATCAGTTTTATCTCTAGCCATAACTTTAGTCTGTTATAATTTTCTCTGATACGATGTTCTTTCGTGACAAACAACTGTGTATCTTGAATTTGTGTGTCTGAAACGTTGGCCAGTTGGAAGATCCAGCAGGTGAAGGCGGTTGTTCAACTTTTTCGTATAACAAAAATTTAGAAGAAGGTTTCCATCTAGAAATGTAAGGACGACGACCGCGCAGCAAACCGTCTCGTTTGCAGTAACGACAGGTCACATAATCAGGGTCATATCGTGTTTGTTTGGATTTGATATACGTCGCAACGCGCCGATTCCACTTTTTGATTGCGGCTGTTAAAGAGGCTTTACGTATTACGGAATTATTCTTTATAATATCAGCATTAACACGCATCGTAGAATGAATACCATGATGCAGAGAACCATAATTGCACCCACATAACGAAACAAACGAAATAGGAAATTCCGCAGCAGGCAAAGGTACGAATATAGGCTTATGCTTACACGTGCGGCATTCCAAAATTTGAATTTCTTCAGTTGTTTTCATCGCTGTGAATTTGGCACTAGTACTACTAGGGCGTTAAGCCCCGCTTTTGCTCGCTAACTTTTCTAGTATATAATCAGCCAGTTCTTTGGCCTTATCTTCATTAATAATAACCTGATCACCATACGGTGAGTCATTGGTCAGAATACGCCATAACCAACGAAGCTTTGTGCGCCAGTGTGGTTTACTACTTGCCTGTAAAGTCCAAATGGATACATCAAAGCATTCGATTTCTTTGTCGTAATTCAACCGTATAAATTCGCTATGGCAATCACAGCTGATAAATTTCTCGTTAGACGCCACTGGGGATAAAGGAGTCGTCTGGAGTGGGGTCATATTTTGCAATGGGGGAGGGTTCGTCATCTTGCGGGGCTAATAAAGCCTTAGCCATTTCATCCATAGTAGCAAGCAATTCTTCTTCAACTGCTTTTTCTTCGTCCCGCCATAAGGCCTCGGGATACCCAACGGGTTTATTCTTTTCTTCTTTCACGCCACATAGAAGGCGCATAACAGCTACAGCATGCTTCGTCTGTGGTCCTGAGGACCATCTATTATAATAATTACTTGTCGCCAGGCAAGGATGTAAATCCTTAAATGCTTTGGCAATAGTAGCTTCAAATTTAGCTACTTTAGCTTTCACACGCTCTTTGGCGCGATTTACTACAATCTCATTAAATCGATTTGGAGTCATAATTACCACCGCTTGGGTTTGTATTCGTTCCGGGGGGCTGTGCCGTGCGCTTTCTTAAATATCTTGAATGGAACGCTCGCGGCCACACAAGCGACAGTCATAGACAATCCTTTATTATAAATCTCCAACGCGTAATCGATTTGTGCCTGCGTTGGTTTTTTATCAAACAAAATACCGATAGCGGTAATCTCATCCATGTCAAACTTAAAGGCAGCGTCAAAGATACTGTAATTCTTTTTAAGAACTAATTCTCTCAACACAGTTTTATACATCGCACGCAATGATTTATGCGATGATTTTTTCAGTTCTTGTCTTGTCTTTGGCATAGGTGTAGTAGCGGTTGTCATTGTTTTTGATCTGCTCAGTTAAAATAATTAAGTATATAATGCGCTAGCCTGTATTTATCCTTGAGTGAACCGTTATCCAAGTCACTCATATTGTGTTCTAGATCGCAAAGTTTAACTGCAACTATACCTGGACGGAACGCACCACTATCGTGAATGCGCATAATGAAATCAAAGTAATTCTCGCCGGGCTTCTTGGATAATGCTTCGACAATTTCGACAGTCATCACAGAGAAGCTGCATGCAATAAGCATATCTTTAGTCACACCGCAATCTTCGATTACATCATGTAGATATGCCGCAGCCACCACATGGTCTTTATAATCGTTCCAGTTATCTTGCGCTGTGGGCGGAATCAATCTGGACCAGTTATCGTTCACAAGGTTCGCTACAGCTTCAACATGTGTGAAGTACGGCTTACCATTTTTACGTTTCTGACCATTATGCGCCAATAACGCGTAGTCAGCTGCTTTTTGAATTATGTTCATCTTTTTTAAATAACACGGCGTCTGTGTATCCTGCTTCTACTAATAAGTATTCAATAGCTCCTAAAGCCATATCTTTATTCTGTTTCTGTGACCTACCTAAATCGCATGTCACAGATATACCACCGAACTCATGTGTCACTTTAACCCCTGCGGAAACTGGACCAACCTGCTGACCTCCAGGAGGTGTGTGATATGCTGTTTCTACCTTTATGAATTCTTCATTTAGGGCCATATGCTTTTAGTGCTTTCCTTGCTATGTCACGAACATTCTTTTCGGTTACACGTTGTCCTTGCGTGTATAAATCTAAAGTTCCGCCGCCACCTGCTCCGGGACTGCTGCCGAATCGCGTAAAGGCCCGCAGCGCTTTTAGTAGTTTATCGTTCTGCTTTTGCAGAAGTTTTAATTCCTTTGTAGCTGCCTGTAATTCAGTCTCTAGAGTCACTGCGGTCTCGAGATCGCAATAATTTTTACCATCTCTTTGTTTACCGTATGTGTCATAGCCATCTCCAGCGTAGCGCATAGCTTTCCAGACTCTTGGTGTGACTTTGATTTCTTTATTTGTGCTCATAGTTTCAGTATTGTATCATAAATTCATAAGCTATGTGTACTGGTGTAAATCCTCAGCTATCTTGCGATCAGTATGATAAGACGCATGGCCTAAACGCTTGCTAATATGGGCGGCGTTATTCGACATAGCCGTCCATACTTCGTCTCTATAGTTCATCGCACACCTTAAGTGCAACTGCCCAACTAGGGGAATTAATCCGGGAGGGTTATAGACTGAAACAAAAAGTGTCGGGTTATTCATTTATAAATTTTGAGGCTCAGCTCCACATATTCGCATACAGAATAGTATGTAACACTGTCTGCTTTATCATAAATTTCGTTCTCAACGTAGCGATACGCGTCGTAACAAATAAAATCCTTTATAGCAGCCCGGATATCGAACCAGATGTACTTATTGATCGCGTAGTATACCTGGGTATCGCTAGAATCGTGAATTGTCATGTTGTGCAGAATTTGGATTTCACCGCAGGGAAACGACCGCGATGGCGGTGTCTAATTTGAAGCGTTATGTTTATCGTCAATACAGCGAATGACTGCCGGGTGTGGTGAATTGTCTACACGCATATTGAATTAAATTTTAAAGAAACGTACGGATGAAGCATATCCTCCACAGGTATGTAAGCAGCATCTCTGATAGCAACCCATCCAGATTCAAACACATCGCCTATTAAAGCGTTTGCTGTGCTATCTTGTATACGGTACAACACACAGCGGTGTACAGGACGCCACACATTGTGAAAAATAGTTCTGTATAAAACATTATCCATATTTTTGTTGATTCATGTAAGAATTAACGAAGAAGTTAGCGGTACATACATTTTTAGCCGTCATGCTGTCACTCAGCGCAAAACGGGTACTCCACCATCTATCAGCTTCCATATGAGACCATATTGCGCTCCTTAAATTTTTCCAAACTAGCGCGTCGCTAATCTCGTTAACAGCCCGTCTTAATTCATTATCGGTACTCATTTTAATAAGGTTTGTGTGTGTGTGTAACAAAAAACTCCTGACCAGCTCACTCACGTTATTACGTGCGGCGGTATATATCGATTCGGCAGGAATTAGCCATACGTCTTCCCAATCTTGCTCACTAATAGCCTGCCACGCATTATGTTTAACGGGGTCAATTATATTGGGCTGAACCATAATACGCGCGAAGTGTGAAACGGATTTTTCAAGTTTTAGCATAAAGATGGTTACAAATAGTTTTTTCTACAGCGTCGGGCATAATCCCGAAGATATTGGCGCTGATAGCAAACCAAACAGTATCCTCTACGGAATAGCGCGCTGTATCCCATAAAGTGTCAAGCCCATTGCGCTCCACGCCACCACAGACATTATCGCAAATAGATGTCCAAATAGAGTAGTAAATATTACTCATTTATTTTTTTATTTAATACTTTGGCAAGACGTGAGGTAATACCATAATTAGGATCGGCTGTAGCCCTGTGCGTAATGTCAAAGACTTGATGCATAACAGTTATCCACACAGACCTAGCTGCGCAGGAGCCGCGAGTAACGCTAAAAACATGATCTTCTAAACCATCGAGCGCAAAAACAGACACTAGCGTCGTTATAGAGTTATAAAGAGTTTTATCATTCATCATTTAGTGTGTACTCATTTGTTTTTTAGGATTTAACAATTTCATATATTGTTGAATCGACGTAACGCGTGCCAGTAGCTTTAGCTACAGGTTCAAAAATTGCGTCCGAAACAAATTCGTGCGTAGAAACCGCCGTATCAGCATTAGTCGCGCGGCCTATCGAGGTCCATATAGAAATGTGAATACAATACCAAGTTTGAGACCAGACAGTATCAGAAAGTGTTTTCATGTTTTTCGGCTATACGTAGCGTTAACAGATTTATAAATCGCATTCATTATTTATTTTTATATGAACTATATTGCCTACAGAATCAGAAACATGTGTATCTATAAATCCATAAATTTCCTTGTAAACAGGACGAGATGTCGCCATAAAAATGATATCCGTGATAATGTGTATCACACAACTCCAACATATATCGTTTACACTATCAGCGACATAATCACCTAAGTAATCTTTTTTTCTTCTCATATTGTCTCATTCAGGATTGCGGACGCATAATTTGCTATATGGCTACCTGCCGCTTGATATATTGGCGTTCGTAGATTAACTAAAATCACATCCCATACATCACCATGCACGCAATCCGTGAAGTTTGATAAAATATCAAACAGGTCAATCACGTCGTCTTGTGTATTAAATACAGACCGCTTGTACAGTAGGTGATACGCAGCAAATTCGCGACGTTCACCCGTATTCAGTGTCGTCATACAGTTTGGTTTTAATAACATGTCTCAGTTGCAATTGTGATTCAGAGAAAAAAGGGCTGAGCTGAAACAGTTTGCTATACAGCTCTCCTAAAACATCGCCAGTTACAGCAGCGGATGAAGCTAGAATTACAGGCGTAAACACGCCGTAGGATACAAATCTTTTTATCTGATGCGTAAAGCAACCATTAAAAGCTGGTACAGAGTTAACCAGTGAGTTCATTATTTGTTGTTTGTTCGTACCTCTAGGTACTTGAAATTTGAAAGGGAAGCCATCGCTCTAAGATGACTGAAGTCGCGGTAAGAATCGAGTCGATATCTTGTTTACCGTCTATAGTTGCCCAAGGGGGTGGTGTGTGCTCTACCGAAGTAACTGATCTCGCCGGATCTTTATATGTGTAAGGTTTACGCTCCCGGCATATGTCTAATGGTGTGTCCATGTAAACAAACTTAGTGTCAGGTAATAAACGAAGTACATCCTCTCTTTGTTCCTGGAACGGCGCACACGCAGCTACCAATACAGCAATATTCAGATCTTTATAAGTCTTCGCTAATTTAGCGATACGCCGTGTATTCTCTAGCCGGGCACTCTTGGTTAATCCTATCTCAGGCCAGTAATCTTTTCTCAATACATCTGCATCTAATACAATCACGGGTGCGTGCCACGAGTTAATGATATACTGCGCATAGCGAGAAACAGTCGTTTTACCGCTCCCAGATAAACCATACAACCATAGCACTGGCGGGGTCATACATCAGCAATAGTTAGTAAACCTTCCTCGCGTGCCGCAATAACAGCTAGGCGATTGGTCTTAGGACTTTTGAACATGAGCTGCGCATATGGAAAGCCCATATGTTTAAGAATACGGTAAAGAACATATTCACCACTAGGAAGCCAAGATAATCCATCCAGACCACTTAAACCTGTTTCAATAGACGCATCCTCCATTTTGAATATTAACGCAGGAGGACCTGCAGAGTGCTGAGGCGCATAAGCAGTATTAATAACAAGCAACTCAGATGTCTTTTCCGCTACTTTAGCTAGCTGCGTTATAGGATCGGCTAAGTGATAGAATATCCCGTTAAACAAAGACAAATGAAAATGTCTGTCTTCAAAGTCTTGCAGTACATCAAAGCTACCTTCCACGAATGTCAGGTTATCACACGGAATATCTATATTCCTTTTTAACCAATGCGCTTGCTGTATCCATAAGGACCGCGCATCAAAGCCAAACCCGGAATTAATACCAAATCTGTTTAACGCATACAAATGACCGCCCGCATTACAGGCAATATCCAATACATTCTTATCTTTTAATGCTTCTCCGTATATGTCCTTTATTTCTTTAGCCAAGCCTTCTTTACTGGTTGTAGATCTGTCATTGTATGCTGGCGATAAATCGCGCGTTCTAACAGCAGCATTAATGACAATATCATGATGCCAATTCCCCATTAATAACGGATCATATGCTTCCATAATTACATTTTATAGCTGAACATCCTGTAAACGGGTTGTTCACACTCAAAGATTATTTCCCGGGATGCTTGGGACATGTCTGTATGATCATAGTCCTGCCTGTTTGCCTGTTTATCATTTAGTTTAAGTTTACCAGAAATTAAATCACGCAGTACATTTGAATTGTATGGTTGTCCTATAACATTAAAGATGCGGCGTAAATCACTGAATAAATACTCAGTGCGTCCGATTAACTCTATTTTAGAACTCGCCGGAAAATTGGGATCGCGGCCCAAATAGCGCTGCACTATTTTAGAATAAAATCCCAACCAAAAAGGACCGTAGTCACGCACCCATTCATCAAATGAAGTCGTGGAGAGTTCCGCAGCTGAAAACCGCGAATGTTCTGTGTTCATGTTGAAGTGGTAATAAGACAACCACCACGAAGCAGGATGCCTAACAAATGCAAAGTACGGATTCTCGCTCTCAGGCATCTGACATGGGAATAGATGTCCGTAATGCGGCTCCTTTAACATCTGTTTATCTGGATCGGTAACTAAACCTAGCCTATGGAAAGTATTATTTAATGCTGAACCTCCACATTTAGGAATGTGGATAAAGTTACAATGGGATAGTATGTAGTTTGACATAATTAATTAATTAATTAATTCAAGATGAAAGTTACGAATGTATTCTATTTTCTTGCCCGCATCACATGCATGCCCAGCAAAGTGTATAATAGAGTAATTCAATTTAATTTGCCAATTAAATCCTACTTTATTGTTTAAATGGACAGCCTCGAATTTAACGCAGTTATCTAGCAAGTCTATATCAGAAATGCCGTACCAATTAAAATAGTGGTTTAAATAAGATTGTTCGAAGAAATATTCACCGGGCCATGTGGAGGATAACCAATCCACATTACGCATATGCTGCAGCATCCTCGCACTATTGTTAAATAAAAACTGCCCAGCATTAAAGGCATATATACCAGCATCCCTAAATTCATTCATCTTACCAGCGTCATAATCCACTAGCCTGTGGTACTTAGTATTATGTAAATGCAAGGTCGTAGAATGAATAGCTGCGTGTAATTTATTCGGGTCTACATCAAGTTTGAATAAATTACTGACTGGTTCTACAGCCATAATATCAACATCAAGGAATAATATCTTTCCGTATGCGTTTATATCTTTGAATTGGTATATCTTCAGTTTATTCATAGAAGCCTCGATACCATCAACCGCTTCATCCACATGATGAAACATTAATTTAAATCCTTTCAGGTCTATGTTACGCGCCTCAATTAATTCATTAATCGTTGTTTCAAACAAAGGAGGACATATAATCAATAAATCAAATAAATCAGGTCTGTCTTTATTAACAATAGAACGCAAACAATAAATAAATAAATCAATATACTCTAAATTATAATTAAGAGTAAAGTAAATCAGGTTTTTCTTCCCCAATGGTTCTACACTCAAATTAAATGTATCCAAGTAACGCTGATCCAGCTCCCGCAGTACTTCAGCCTGCGAATGAGGTCTTCCTTCATTCTTGCGGACTAGTTGCTGTAAAGATTGAACAAAAGATGAATCGGACATTAAAATAATTACTGTTAAATATTTATACGCTAATAGTGTTTATGCCTCTTTTTTAGCTATCCATTAATAAAGCATAGTAAACACAAATTATACACACGCAAACAAATTATATGTCCGGGAGCAGAAATTAATCGGCCCCCGGACATTTAGGCGCATGCTGAAGCTGCTATTCACACAAATTCTTTTTTAGAAATATACAATTTACGCAAACTATCACAGTCTTTTGGGTTGGCTTCGGTGTATGTCTTTGGTTTTACATGCAACCACGCGCCCGCAAATAGGTGTTGTTGCTTTTGCTCTGTCGCCTGTAAGTCTGTTTCGTAAGGTATCAAGTAATTATTAAATTCGGATCCTTTGTAGGATAGCACACCCGTATCAACAACAAAAGCATGGGCACGTTTATAGTAAGATGAATTTTCATCAACTGACTCTATGTTGCTTACCTTCGTTAATAATAAATGCAAGCTATCCCGGGAATACGGGGGAGCGTATGCGGGTAATTTAATGAGGCAATTAGCTACTCCTTCTTTCCTCACTTCCATTCCTGTAACTCTTCCACCTGTGGTGTACCCACGGTGTAACTTAAATGGCTGTGCGGAGTATATGTATTTTGTGAATGTCTGCTCAAAACAATCAGCTCCCTTAAAGCTGTCTATTACTTCGTCACGCTCATTACGTACAACAACCTCTAAATCACTATCAAACAATATTCCATGTATGTAACCCACATTACCACACACATACCATGGCGTGGACCTATTTGGATCCATCCAACCTTTGATCTGTTTGTGCATAGCATCATGAATATCACCTTGATACTGCGCTTTTTTAGGCACTGGCAAATCATGTATAGCAATCTCAACACAATAATTCCGTAACTCAATCTTTAAAGCACGCATACCGCATCATTGTGACGCTTTCAAATCTTGTAATTTCATCTCCGCATATGCGTTTAACAGGTCATTCAACTCATCACTGTCCTTGCCGTATTCAGCGGCTAGTACAACGTAACAATTACTTTTTAACGCGCAATCAGGTAGTTGTTCAATAGCCCTTACTAAGCGTTCCTCCTTACTTCCCGTGTCGATGTTTACTTTGAGCCGAGCAGTCAAGTATGCAGCGGAATACAAACTAAAAACAAAAGCACACGCTGTTGCAGTTATAATTAAAAATGCAGTGAGAGAAACAAAAAATTTCGTCACTTTACCTGTATGTTTTTCGGCGGTCATATGCTTTCCTTATTCTGCTCAGTTCCTCATCAGTAAATCCAGCTTTCTTAAGTTGATCCTGCAGCGAGAACATAATCGGTATGAGCGCCCCGGGATGTCTGGTGAAGTACGGATTTAATACCTTAAGAAATATATTGTATATCAGTTTCTGAAATATGCTCATGTTATTTGACTACGTTCGCAAACGTTTCCAATAGAAACACCTTCGGCGCAAGCCAAACCTGTAACCAAGTCAAATTAATAGAATTCCAGCTTACTATTTGTGAAATACCAAAGGTACTGATACCGAGGAAGCCACAGCCGCCCCAGAAGTTTGACTGATCCCGCATCTTACCTACTTCACATCGCACATAGATTTTTTTAACTATGTAAAAATACAAAATAGGATAAATGAAAATAAAGAATGCACTTGTAATGAAAGATATGAAACTTTCCGCAAAGCTCCATGCTAGAAATTGCGCAACAACTTCTGGTACCTCGGCATAAAGCCAGTCCACAATCTTGGGACCTTTTACTTGCGCTGTCTCTACAGCCCAATTAACAAATTGATCAATGGATTCCATTGCCGGAGGCGGTGTATTTTGATTTGCCATGTGCTTATTTAATTAATGAACTAACCTTTTCAAGGATAAACAGGCGAGGTGCCACAAGCGGGTATACAACGTCCATGATATTTACCCAGAATATCATGTTCGATATCAGAAACAATATACCATTAGCAACGGCAAACGGCATTTCATCCGTCCAGTCACAATACCAGTCAGCACGCTTGTATTTAAAATGCACAACCACCGTTAACCCAATAGCTATTAAGCTGATGATAGGTGCCACCATTTCGGAAGCGGCACCCCATACAATGATCTCTTTACCCAACTCGGGCGTCTGTACTTCAATAAATTTAGCAACATCTTCAGCGGTTTTGAGTCCGCCGTCTAACATCTTCTTAACGTAGGGTTCTAGTGTTTCGTTCATGGGGGATACTGTGTATGTTAATTATTATTTCCAAAGCCCTAATGTTTTAAGGAATGCTTCGGCGCGTTGGGATGCGGTGGCCGAACAAACAATGTTCGCCATCGTCCTCGTATCGTGACTTTTCTTATTCCAATGGCAAATATTCGCAAGGACTTCCGTATACTTGTTCCACTGGAAACTTCCGGCTATTACCTTTTCCGCTTCGTGCATGGCGTTGAGGTCGTTGAGGTAATCGGGAATATCCTGAAACACTGAGGGGCGGACAGGTGGAACGCCCTTGTATGTATTGTAGGCTCCGTTCCACTGACATTGCTTCCACCCACACGCTTCCGCGATTGCTATTCGTTGTTGTTCTGGTTTCATAGTAATTCCTCGGGCCATGCGGCCATAATTTGTTTGATAGTCTCTGTCTGACTCATACCAGGAGTCATGTACTGCAGCCCCTCAATGGCCGCAATAGTGGACCGACAACTAGCTTCTAATACTTCTGCAGATGCAGCTATGTATGCTGCGTTACCTTCACTTCTTGAGCAATTCCAAATTCTACATACGTCATTTGGCTCACCCACTTTGTATGGATCAGCGCGCCTAACGAATGTACCCTTGACACTCTTATTGATCTTCCACTCACCGGGAGTACGGGCTTTTGATAGCTCCAGTATCTCCCGGCATTTGGACTTAATTTTAGCTAGATGTTCTTCAGTTGTCACGACTTTGGGTATTTGGCGTGGTAGGTTTCAAGTGCTGCTTTTGCGTCTTTTATAACCTTTTTGTGCTCAGAGTAATAGCTACACGTCTCCGTATCGGCATCTGAAAATACATTGATATTCAGGGCCATTGATTCGTAAAGCTCCTCAGCCAACGCATCCGCATCAGCTTTTGCGACTACTGGCGCGGGTGCGGATGTGGTTGCGAGCGCTGCCTGAATATAATCATCAGCATCTGTCGCAACCTGACACGATCCTCCGTCACAAGGCGATAGGTCTATTGATTGAAGGACGGCCCGCAACCGCAGCCTGTCGGCGTTGGCTTCGTTGAGCTCGCGCTCAAGTTGCCGAGCTAGTTCCGGCTCTACCACGGAGAAGGATTGCCCTGTATCATAGTAAGCCTGAACTGCCGCATCTGTTCTTGGTGTGCCACTCATATATTATTGTTTGGGGGTCGTTGGCGGTTCTTGCGGGACATCTAGAGATGCACATATGCAGGCAATCGAACCACCCAAACTCTGCCTGTACCCCACTTCGGCGTGCGATATATTTAGAATAGCTAAATGTTCTATTGCTTTACGCGAACGTAACCAAATAACAACTTCGGCATCCATACCTCTCGGATTTTCTGCCGCAATGTCTCCCAACTGTTTACATAGTTCTGCTATTGTCATGGCTGTTCGACCTCCTTGTAGCAGGGTTGCCACTCTGTGTCGGTGGGGCGTTTGATTTGCCAGGTGTTATTATTAAGCAAACCATATTCGATTAGTCCATGTTCAAGCGTGTGAACGCCTTCGGATGTAACTCCAATAATAATTTTCCAGTTTCCTTCTTGAAGCCGAATCACCGTTCCAGGTGGAACATCCTCCGGCCCAAGGGGAACGCGGATGGGCTTTGGTTTGATTCGGTAAATGCTATCATCGGCCCAAATGGGGACAGAAGTATTCTTCCAAGCTACATCTGGATGTAATATTGGCTTATGCTGAATCGTCTCCCCAGCCGCAAAAGCAGCTTTTTCAGCAGCCCAGGGATCAACGGGCTGCGGAAGAGGGCGTTTGGTGCGCATATGCGTGGTAGTTGATCGTAGGCCTGGGAAGGTAGACCAACGATGTGGTGGCGATCCATCGGGTAGCTTGTAGGCGTCCCCGTACTCATCACCATCCACCATAGCCTCGCCTCTAAGCAACGGCCTACACCCAGCCGGAAGCATCTCTTCGATCCAACCGTCCACTCGATGCCATTGCTGGTTTGGTGGTGGTTCTGGGAGTTTCCATGTTGGGGTGTTTTCGAGGTCAAATTCATCTATTATTCCGCCACGGTAACTGCCGTCAATCGTAAAAGTGCGATACGTATCATCACCTTCAATATTACCGACAACGGGATAGTAACCAAGCGCTTCAGTCGTTAAGATACGCACCTTACGCGGCGGTGTTTCTTTGGTTTGAACTGGCTTGCTCCAATCAATCTTTGTTTCTTGTGTTGTGATCATAGTCGTGTTTTTATAGTCTAAGTGTCCTTATATCCTCTGTAATGCTCGTGACAAGTAAATAAATATCCATTAGTGGTTGTGGGGAAACCACAAACCGCTAATTCTTTGCAGTCATGCAGACAGCATAAATTATCAAATCCCGCTGTACATTGATTACACTCCGGGCAACCGAATATGGTTTCTTCAACATTAAAAGGATTGCCTGCAGAAAGCAGGTCTTTCATTAATCCAGTCCAGTCGCAAGCTTTGCACTGAATTCTACTGCTAGTTTTCTCGATCATAAAAAGGTTGGGAGGTTTGAGAATTCAGATCGCCTCCCGCGATCTTTAATTAACTAGGCACAAGCATTTCTCAATATACTTTAAAAGCGCTTACTCTTTTTCTTTCTTGGGCTTGTACAGCATAAGTTTATTCGGGAGGTCGATGTCAAAATCTCCATCTTCCTGAATAACAATGTTATGCTTTTTAGCTAGTGCAGTTATGAATTGATCTCTGAGTGCACCTAGAACTTTAGTCTGTTGTTCCATTTGCTCCTCTGCAGCAGACACAATGCTGATTAACATTGTTTTAAGCGAAGAACTTTGCAGGTTGAGCGCATGCACAAACGCACATTCATCATCAGACAGTAGGAACGACGTCGTATTATTAGGCTGGATACTTGGCGCGAGTTCTTCGCCAAAATTAAAGAGTTCAGTTGTAATGGTGCTCATGCTAATTCATATAGGGTGGAATTTCAGACGGCTTGGTAACAGCTGCATTCTTGATATTCATCAATACATCACTTTTTGGTTTTTCCTGTCTTATAACGGTGTCGCCGTCTAAAATAAGCATGCTGCTTTTGCTTGTATGCTGCATGATTTCGCGCAGGATATTTTGCGCTTTATCAAAATCAAAAGGCGTATCAAACGCACTTAACTTTTCAATATCAGCAACCAAGGCTGTAACAGTATTCACTTTATTAAAGTCACTGCAGCTTAACATCTTATATTTCGCTGTGTTCGCGATGAGAGTTTTACCGCAATCAAAACAGAAATTCTTGTTTTCCTCTTCGATAAGCATTAATTCTTTGTGCGCTAAAGAGGAAACACCTGGATGCCCTGTAATATCCGGGACATGGCAGAGGATACCGCACGAAACGCACGGCTTGCTTTCGTTAAAGATCAAATGTTTGGCACGGGCTGCGACCTCGAATAAAACGCTAGGATCTTTTTGAACCTTAGCATAAAGGTTATCTAAATTAAACTGAAGAGGCATGTACATACCCACACTTGCCTTTCTGTGAAAGTCCAACTCAACTGCATTAAAAATAAGCAGCATAGTTGAAGTTACTTTTATTTTTGCAGTTTCATACAAATTTAGCAGCAGCTTATCACCAGTATAACGCGGTCCACTAATTGCGTAGAAATCACAGGCTTGAAACTCTTGGGGATTGGTCGTCATACAACGGAGAAACTCCGCGTGCAGAATGGCTACCGATTTGTACCAGATCAATTTACCGGCACTATCACGCATAATGCGTATGTGCCCTGTTTTATTTAAATAAACACCAATAAAAATATTGGCCTGCTCTTGACTGTTTTGGAACTTGTCCAAAAGCATATTGAATGGATTTGAAGGAAGCATATGTGCTAAAGAAAAGCGCTTGCCCGGAATCACCGGACAAGCGCGCTGTGTTTGCGTTTGGGTTTGATATCGAATTGCGCGAGCAGTTGACCTGCTACGCGTTTAACAATGCTACCTACAATAGCCGGATGCATCCTGTCGGGATGCGCAAGAGCCGCGCATAACACACTGCCCGCTACGGCCTTACGTAATGCTTTCTCCGTTTTTTGTTTAGCAACTTGCGTTGTTTGGCTCATGTTGTTGGCATTAAAAGTGCCGACGCCAATTCCATTTCAGAACGGGCTAGGGTAACTATTTCTTCCAATGCGGGCCGCAAAACAGTCCACCCAGTCGCAGCCAAACCGTTCTTGTACTCAACAAAACTTATACCGTATGCGTGATTATAAGCAATCACGCCAGTCATCTCATTGACTACTTCATCATATGAAAGGCCGCATACTGGCGCTGGAAGGTCTTCCCAGACCGATATCTGCGCAATCCGGTTTACCAGCTGACGCATTGCCTTTCTGTCTCTGTCCGACAATGCGATCTCCCACATGTTACGGTACAAACGAGAACCCAGCTCTTGGGCCTTAAGTGCTAGATTTATATACGCGTCTGTCACGGGCATCTTTCGCCGGGATGTCACTTGGATTAGTTCCGTCGCGGATTCCTCCGCGTAATCCACAGCAGCTATTGCGCTGTGGAGCAAGAGTGATTCGTGGTTTGCCCTATAGCCAATCCCCGCTGGATTTGCCAAATTAATATTCTTAACGCTTTTGAAAGCGTCAACATCTGTCAGGATTTGACAGATTCGATTTCCAGTTGCCTGCCCTTCATGTGTTAAGGACAGTAAACTTTTCGCATGATAATGTTGTAGTTTCATGATAAATAGCGCGCTGCGCTACAAATTTATATAACACGCGCAGGGCTACTATATCAAGGCATGAAAAGGGATTTCACGATCTCCACCTTATCCGGGGATAGGTTGAATTGCCCTACGTACTGACTGATTGGTAATTTAGACCGGATCAGATTCTTGTACCTTGGAATGTTCCCTTTAGGTTCTTTCACTTCCTTGTCAGGTGTGTGATTGGTCGTAGAGAGCACCTGCACATGTTTAATAATAACAGTATTCGTGTTTCCAGCTTCCAGCTCATTCTGGTAGAAATGCATACCACCTTGTTTAACTGTTGGGTTCTTGAACTGCATGTCGCGTGCAGGCTTTTCATCACTCATACTCTTGGTAAAACTAGCTATTTGCTCTGTGACTGCTGTAGCCCACTCACCTATATCAGCGTCAGCAGGTCTAAGTTCATTCATAAAAAACTCAGGTTCTCTATTCAGCTTTTCCTGACTGAGCTTTACCAAATTTTTGTAGCCATCATCAGGCAGTAAGAGCACTACATAGTCTTTTACGGAACCATCCGAACTCTTGTAGCCTTTAAGCATCACCGTTCTGTCTCCGGCTAATGCTTTATCAATTTCAGTTTTAATTTCGTCTGTTGTCATGTTTGTTTGAGATTTGATACATAAATAAAAAGGGCTACCACAATTAAGTGGTAGCCCCGGACGTACTGACTAATGTTTAAGCGTCAGCTGTAAGCACTTGAGCGATAACTTTATCGCCTTCAGTTTTCTTGTGCCGCAATTCAAAACCATGCTTTTCTGCATGCGCTTTGACTGTGTTAACTTCCAGCGCCTCGATCTCAAAGGAGTCGCCGCTAACAAGCGATCCGAAGAATTCATCCCAGAGGCTTTTGCGGGCCTTTGTGCGCACTCTTTTAATGTTGGCTTCAAGCGGCTCAAGTCCCTTGATAATTTCAGGCAATGTCTTTCTTTTCATATCTAGTTGTGTGTTTTTTGGGTTTAGATCGTGCTGGAATCGTAACTGAATTCATCCAGGATTGATTTTTAATGATGGCGAGATTTATAAAGTAAGCAAGTGGAAAAAATAAATTTTCAATTTTCAACAGCTAAAACAATTTCACTAGGTTCAAAATATTTGTGCCTTGACTCGTCCATTGCGCAGAATTCACAATTTATTACAGTTACGTCGGCACGTATAGATCCGTCTTTCAATACGAATGTAACTGGGCGATACACTTCTTTAACAGGCGCGAAATTTTGAATAGCTTCTACGATCTCACGAGGTAAACAGAAGTAACGCATACACTATGTATTCTTTTTAGCTAAAGCGGATGCCGAGAATTTGAATGAAACAGTTGCCATACCGGCTTTGCTTTTCACTTTCACATCAGCAAATTCGAGGCCCTTTGAGAATGCCTCGTTAATATTTTCGACAAGCCTGATGCCAATCTCTTGGCGTTTGTCAGGATCTTTGAGATCAATTGCCAGCTGCGCTAGAGTGAAATCTATGGCATTCAATTGATTGAAGATTGTCTCAATTTCAGGTATCTTAGTATTAGAATCGGTTTCTTGGGTCATGACTATTTGATAATTAAAGAAATAACACGCATGTGCGGTTATTCCTCGGTGGTAGCCCAGGCCGGATTCGAACCGGCACGCTTGTTAAAGCAGCAGATTTTAAGTCTGCTATGTCTACCTTTCCATCACTGGGCCGTTTATTATTTACAGAACTGACTTACCTTTACGTTAATCACAAAAGTCCTGAGCGCAGGTGGTAGACTGCTCTCATCAATACTTTTGATATCTTCGTAAATTCGAGTCATGTACTCTTCTTTATCGACGGCTTCTTCATATGCAAGCGCATACTTTGAAACGCGGTCGAAAGTTTCTTCCTGGGTAGGTTCCTGGGAAAGGGATAAAGCGAGTGCTATCAATATAGGCACATTCGCAATTGTGCTCGCAATCGCTAGCTTTGCGTTATTTGTCATATCAGCTATTTAGAAGGTCAGTTTCCGCTGCGCGGTATTCTTGGATGAGATTTTTGACGTAACTCAATTGGTGTGTCCAGAACTCTTTGCTTTCTTCGCTGGCGTCAGCTTTTCGCAGATAGTCTTCGTATTCTAATATCCGCTTGCGTAGCAGTTCAAGTTTGTCGCGTACAGCGACGACGGCAAGTACTAGTGATTTTTGTGATGCCATAGTTTTATTTTGTTAAGAGATTCCACCTACACTTCCGAAGGTTCCATTTATCATGTTTTGCGCACCAGCGCGCATTGCGTATGTTTCCGGGGAAAGGGAACCGTCGCGGTATTTAATTTTGAATCCGTTACCTGGTCCACGGTGGCGTACCACCTTTGCCGCATAATGCGGGTGTGATCTTTTTATCTTTATTTTCATGTTTGGTTATTGCTTAATAAAGAGGTGAGCGTGGCAGGATTGGAACCTGCAATTGCTAGCTTGTGTTTTCATCGCTTATCGGGCCTTACAGATTTAAAATCTGATGTCAGTCCCCTTACGCTATACTTTTCATCCGGTCCCCGATGCATCAAAGGATTCGGCTTCCAGAGGCCGCGTCTAATTCCGCCACACGCTCAAATTATTATAATTACTTCCTTACCGAGGAATTACGGGTTGTTTAGTTATAGCCGAGCTAGCAGTGAATGCTCACGGTTTAGCTCCTTTGGCCTTATCCCGTATTTTACGCGACATGAATAGCGGTGGCTTGTCGGCAAGTAACCTGCGCGCAGCGTTTATCAGACGCACGCACTCGGACGCTTCTTCGGCTGTATATTCAGCCTCGCAAAGGGTTTTCCATATCCTGCGCAGTTTTCTCTTCTGTTCGCCCTTCAATTGGGCATCCAAATCAAAGTAATCGTCTTGTAAGCTCATTTATGAAAGTTTGTTGTACTGCAAAAAGTGGTGCGCCCGCACGGACTTGAACCGTGAACCTAAGGATTATGAGTCCTCCGCTCTAACCATTGAGCTACAGGCGCGAAATTGGTAATATCAAAGAACTGGCACACTCGGTTGGGATCGAACCAACGACCAGCGGATTAGAAATCCGCTGCTCTATCCACTGAGCTACGAGTGCTTAATTTGTTATTCAATAGGCGGCACGCCACAAAGCGCAAGGACTTATTCAATAAATTTCGCGTGTGAAGTCTGCTTGCTGCTAGCTGCGCTTGTCGTACAGTATGCGATGCCTAAACCTTCGTCAGCTAAAAGGAACAGGGTTATGCGCCTTACGCGCAAGTATAGCATGATCATCAAAGCGGGTGGCCAATGCGCAGTCTGTGGTTACAAAAAGAATTTATCAGCATTAGCATTTCATCATCTGCACGAAAAAGGAGCCAACCTGAATGGGAGTAATTTACTCCGGATGTCTGTCCCGGGGGCGGAGGAAGAAATGCGGAGATGCGTACTTGTATGCCACAACTGTCATAGCGAAATTCACAATCCAGAGCTTGCGCTAAAAAAAATGACTCGTATGTGGAAGCTTATATATGAGAACAAATTCACACAAGAACAAGCATACAAGGAGTGCTTTGACAGTTAAAAGTGAAGATAGGCTCGCGCCGTGGTGGCTACGGCGCGAGCGTTGCTATCACAAACCAACAACACATGTGCCACCTGTGTCATTGTAATCCCTTTACAGGGATAGGACCGGCAGAGGTCGGTCGAGCGCGTTCTTCAGCGCCACCCTGGTGGGTGATGGTTTTGGCTCCAATGCAGGCATGCCGTACAGACTGGTGGGAGGAGCAACCTCATCACCAAGTTCTGCCAGCGCAACCACCTGCATTTTGCGGGGGTGGAGGCTGAGCAAGTAGTTCCGGGCAGCGAGAATTCCAACTAATCGTTCGTTGTTTTGCATATTGTTTTTAAGTTGAATGTTGAACATACAATTGTGCGACAGTTATTAGCTACCGTACAAATTTATATAACACAACCTCATGGCGCGTTGCCATCATACTATACCTGCGCTATTCTTGAAGCGCTCCACATCACTGACTAGTGTCCAGCCTTTCCAGGAGCTCAGGGGGCTGGCGCGGGAACACAAGGACCGAAGCCCGTCTGCCGCCCTACAACGCAGGCTACGGCCACTATTTATCCATGTAGCATCGCTTTCATCAAAAAGATGTTTATGCGTGCGGACAAAATGACCTATGTTAGAAACATGCCAAACAACATTAGTAGGAGATCTGAAATCACAAACAACGCCAGCAGGGTGTTGTGGTCCTTTAATTAGATGAGCTTGGCTATTTTTATATCTAACCTCAGGTGTTTGTTGAAGTTTTAATAGCCTTATTTTCTCTTTAGTCTCAGGTGTGTGTTTTCTACCCAGCTTTGATAGTCTAATTTTCTCTTTAGTCTCAGGTGTGTGTTTTCGTCCCATCTTAATGTTTTATGTTTTAGATGTTATAGGTAAAAAGGGCTCACGCCCACGCATGACAACATAAGTCATGCGGCCTTTCGGCTAGCAGATATCACTACCCGCTACAAATGTATATAGCACATGGGCGGCTTTTATTGCGCCTTATACACGTCAACCACAGCCGCGACATCCTTCGCGGATTTCACCTGATGAATAAGCGCATTGTATCTGAACATGAACATCTTATTCTTGATTTTAAAAATATCAGTAAGATGTCCCTTTGAATCTATTACTAATGCGTCAGTAGGGATTACATTATCCTGTAATTCTTTTTCCCGGGTAATTACAAAATCGGCAGAGTAATGAATCTCTCGGATAGCCTTTCCATTGGGAGCCTTGAACTTCTCTTGAAGTAAAAAATTTACCTGTCTATGTATATGTGTATCCGCCGGTAAAAGAGTAGACAATAACTTATATGTTTCTGATTCCCATTTAGAGTCAAAAACAATACCTGCGTATGTTCTTGTTTCTTTCGAAGAAACTTTATAGCGTCCTGCTTTTTTACTCTTAGCTACGAGCGCAAGTAACTTGGACGCAGATGTTTTATTGCGGGGTACAGTCATTTGTTTTCAGCTGCTATTGCTTTAGCAGGTGTAACAGGAGCAGACATTGCTTGATCAATCAAGTCATCTTCTTCAGATAATTCATCAATGACATCAGGCGTAGCTTTATTAGTCGCAAAAGGCTTTCTATCATTGACTTGTTTCTCTTCCCCAGAATCGATACTGTCTTCAGAATTTAAATCTTCATTTTGCTCAATATCATCTTCTTCAGATGTGTGCGCGCCTTGGTCTTTCATTCTGTTTATCAGCGCTAGAATATCTTCAAGTGACATATCATTAGCTTCTTTGCTAATTTCAAAACTACTATCTAAATCTCCAATAGTTTCAACTCTATTAATTGCACCTATAGTTCCAGCTATTTTAATTAGCGTCGACACACAATCTGCATGCTGTAGGCTGGCTATTTTAGTAAACTTAGGAGCCATGTCGTTATACTCTGCCGCAGCCAACAGAGAAACAATAGGGTTTAACGCGGCGCTTTTAACGCAATAGCTAATGGCGCATTGTTTCTGCGCAGGAGTAATACTGTAATCGGCAGCACCCTTAATCGTATCCATAGCCGAATCAAAACCATACTCCAGGATATGTGTAGTTAATTCAGGCCCTCTGCCTTGGGCTGCGGCATGGATAATATCAACCAGTTCTGATTGTGCCGCTGATTTGCTACCCATGCACAGGTGGACCAAGAACTCTAAGGCATCGTCTACTTGTTCCGCAGATGCCGCCTTGTCATAGGCTGCACTCTCGTCTTCCTCGCTATTCTCTTTAGGCAGGGGCTTACGAATAACGATACGCTTTGGTGCAGTATCTTTAGGTTTCTTAATACTAGGAAAGGTTTTATCCAAAGCTTTATTCGTCAAGGCTCCAGCAGCTATAGCGCTGAGTAGCGCAAAAGCTATTGGTGAAGACCAGCTTAATTCCGCTAAGCCCATAGGCTTTCCGCTTTCTAAAGCGGTGGCATTTTTAACTTGCGCTTCTTGCTCTGCATTTGATAAAAATGCTTGTTGCGCCTGATCTAGTTGCTCTTGTAATTGTTTCCTTTTAACGTTTTGATAAAGCTTTCTGACTAACGCGTAAGTACCAAGTGTGGATAGCAGACCACCAGTTACAGCTAAACCTCCAGCAGCGAAATCAGTAGCACCAGAACTTTCATTGGCCGACTTACCTACATTCAAATAAAGCGTGTCATCATCTTCTTTTTCTTCGTCAGACGGGACTTGCTGTTTTAGGGTTTTAATATAATTAACCAATGAGGTTAGCAGCGCACCGGAACCGCCTAGAGCTGCACCTCCTATGAGGTAGTTTTTGATTAATTCTTGACTGCGGGGAGTTAAAGCTATCTTTTCCATTTTAAGAAGTCGTAATGAGTTGCTTGTATTCTACTCTAAAATATTCCAAAAGCATCAACCATTTTCCTTCGTGGAAATTTTCTTTACGACTCGCAAGAATAATCGAAGGCGCGTCCTCTGGTTGTTGCTTAGAAAACAAGATGTTTAATTCTTTAAGCTGCTCCGGGTTAGCCGCGTCATAAACCGCCACGAGAGGTCCAACCAGTCTAGTAGTCTGAGGAAAACGTTTATACTGATCTTCAAATGTAGGCGTGGTTGTCCAAATTGTTTTTCCTTTAGGGTCTTTGTGCTCTTCAAAATCCGAGTCAGTACTATCCTCCTCAACGCGTGGTTGTTCGGAGGAGGCGGGAATAGCAAACGACGGGGATACTTGGTTTGGATCTACATTAACCCCAGCGCCGGGGTCCATCATAGCTGTAAAATCGTAGTTGGGTCTCATGCAGTATTAAAATAAGTTTTCGCGATCTACTATGTCTTGAACTTGTGCAGCTAGCTGCGCAGGTGCTAATTTTTGAGTTCTTAATTGTCTTTTGATCTCATCTGAAATTTTATTGTAATAATCAATTTTAGCCTTGATTACTTCTGCTTCGTCTTCGTCTTCTTGCGCATGTCTATTAAGCAACCAGTACAACCCACCTGTGACACCCCCGCCAAGAGCGCCTGCCCCGGCTACAGCTTTAATAACCTCTGGGGTAGATTTTCCAGCCATCGCTAGTAATCCGGGAAGTAAATTCTGAGCTTGTTTTGTTATCTCTTCATTGGACGCTTCTTTAATTTGTTGTTCGTGCTCGAGGGCGATCTTACCAAGCGCAGATAACGCCGCATTCGAGTACTTGTCTAACTCGGGGTACCACATGGCCGTGTGTGCTAACTTTTCAAAAATATGATACTCTATTTCGTTTTTACGACCAGCTTCTTCGAATGCATGTGCAGCAACCTTGCACATAATCTTCTGCACAAATCCATAGTTTGCTTCTTTGGGATTATCAATGGTAGAAACTAAACCGGAAATAGTTACAAGATTTTGGGGATCACGTCCACGTGCAGAGGCCGCTAATTTAACGCCTAAATTAAAAAATGATGAATCATTCATATTAAAGATATTGTCCTAATAAATTTCTACCTTGTAAAGAAGGCTGTCCTAAATCGTTCCTGGTCACTGAAGGCCCAAATACAGACTTAGCAATTGCTCCCCCAAAAATAGCGCCTAAAACTGTACCTATCAAACCTTTATTCATTAAAAACCTAGCCACTATGGCACCCACCGCAGCACCACCAAATCCAACTAAAGAACTAGACAACTGCGAAACTTCATTTCCAGATAACTGAGAAACACCAGCGATGAGTTGGCTTTTCTCATTAAATGATAACCCCGGGGCAGATTGGATAAGTTGGACCACTCGCGCCTGCGCCTCCGAGGAACTCATAGCGGCGAATTTTACATGTCCGCTTTGTTTATTCATACCAGTTAGAGCCTTGACTCTATTCATCGCGTGAATATTTTGAAGCTCTTCTTGTGTCCACTGCTCAGGCGCTGCTTCCGGCTCAGCCCATTGCGGTTTGTATTTGCGCAAGTATCCACTGTAGGCACCCAAAGACCCAGCAGCTAAACCACCAATCAATGCATTCCGTAGTAAATCACTAGATACTGATTTACCAGTCAATAAATTTAATAAACCAGTACCAGCTGCGCCGAGTAACAAACCTGGAGCGGTTGCAAGTAATCCACCAGCCACTGGTCCTTTATTTAAAATATTACCTATAACAGGCCCATAGCCTTTATACAGTTTATTCAAGTTATCACCCATGACGTAACCAAACGATCTGTTACTTTGAAAAGGGTTATAATAAGCGTTTAATGCCGCGTATTGCGGATTCTGTTTTTTGAATTCATCATCGTAAGTCGACATCCACTGCAGGGGCGACATCTCAATATTATCTGCTTTATTAGGCGAAAAAGGGTTTGGTGTCGTTATGGTTTGCGAATCAGGTGTCGCAAAATCATATATTTTATTCTTGATCTTACCTTTTACAGCAGGATCAATAGCTGTGTACAGCGCGCTTAGAGACGGGTCGTTTGTCATTGTTATCTGTCTCCATTACGGTAACGCCCATAGATTAAAGCACCGCCGCCAGTGCCAGTAACCATTTGTTTATTATTAATGCCTATATCGACTGGCATATCTTCAGGGTTAGGACGCCAAGGATCAGTATAGTTTTGATTACCGGATGATCCGGGAATACCCTTTATGGCGTCCCAATTTTTGACCTGCGTAGATTGTCCTTTTTCTATACAAGTTTGATCCGCTCTTTTAAGCAGATAAAAGCTTGCGGCTAGTTTAGTCAAAACATCCATGGTATATTTTAGCATACCATGGATGTTAAGACAAATACAAATATACTAGAATTCTTTTCCGTGTAGCCTTTCGCGCGTTGTGTTGTAGTCCATCTTAGCGGCCATAGCTTCAAACACACGCCAGCCTCTACCAGAAGCCAGATCACAGATACGAATGATCGCATCTGCTAATTCAGCTTCCACTCCTGTATATTCATTTACTTTGTCATCAGGAGGATTCCCGTGCCTCAAAGCTTCTAGAGCCTCAGATAGTTCTGAATGGATAAGCGCGATAGCTTCACCGTCATTACGCTCTTTGTCCCAGAATCCTTTGTTAACTGCATTCTGATAAATATCTGCAGCAACAACGTTCATCATGTCTACCCAGTCGATTTCAGTTTTTTCCATTTGATTTATTTATTAAGGTTGTGATAAGGCCTGCCTACCTTGGCTTTCCGCTTGAGATCTCATTTCTTCCATCTTTTGCTTAGCCATTGCATGCAGGTTTGGATTTGAAGTGCGAACAGCTGCCATTTGCTTCTGACGTTCACCGACAGGCATCTGCAACCATTGCTGTGCCATTTCAGCAGCTTTATTCTGGATGTCAAGCGGGTTCATATCGCCACCATCCCCTGCACCTTCCATACCAGCAGGCGAGCTACCACCGGCTGTTTGCTGCGCTTGCTGCGCCAATATAGTATCCATGGAGCCCAGCTGTTGCTGTCTTTGAAAATCAGCCTGCAGCTTTATTTGCTCTTTCTCGATTTCAATATCTTCTTGAGCGCGCTGTTTAGCAGCCTCAACAGGATCTTTGATGCCGAAAGGACCATAAGCAATGGACCGTGGAATTTCTGCACCTGCAGCCAATTGCATGTATACACGCTGGCGTTCGAGGTCATCAGCAAGGCGCGGGAGTTGCAGAGAGGTTTCCAGGCGTTGTTGCCCAATATAATCACAAATTCTACCAGACGCCCATTTCACAATTCTATCAAAGCCTTGATGTACAAAATGAAATGAATTTTCAAACAAACGAACAGCGGTAGGAATTTGTTGGACTTGTAACGAACCCTTAAACAACTCTGCCGGGTAGCCCATTGAATCTAAGAGCACATTATTATGATACTCTACTAATTCTTTAGGTGCCAGATTTTTACCTTGAGCACCAAACTCCTGATAGCTTACAGGAAATGGTAAGGCATGCATTGCAAAAGGATCAAGTCTGCGCCGCTTGATGACTTCTCTAATCTCTGAACCCCACCGGTTCATTAACATATAATTCATAGGATCACTTGCCTGCGCGGAAGGGACGGGATGAAACATACGGAAAGGAAGCATATAATCCAGACCTACCGCCTCATCAATTTTACGCAACACTTGCAGTTGATGGATATGTCTAAAGTTTGCTATGGTTTCAGGTAATCCCCAACCGTAATTAGAAACACCTGAAATAGTAGGGGACTTAAAGTGGAAGACTTGTCCCTCATTAAACAAGAAATCCTGCTCAAGCGCAATAGCTTTAAGCATGCTCATCGGTGTCTCGTTCACCTGATACATGATACTATTTTTAATCATAGTAACCCACTCAGGCTCGAAACGATAAATCATCTGCTGCTTACCGCTCATAAATGAATGCTGCAGCACAATCTGTCTAGGATCCAATTTACGTAATTTAATCCGTGATTTATCCCGGGAAGGGCGGTCGATGAAATCCAGCTTTACTCTGGATCTTTTCTCTTTTGGCCTATCAAAAGTAGTAGGATCAGGCACATCATATTTCATGGCCTTATAATCATACTTCACGTCTGAACCAAACATCGGAAGTGCGTATTCTTTATATTTACCGTCTCTATGATCGATGAGTACACGGTCGAAAGGTAGGTGCAGTCTTAGAAATGCGTTACCGTAGCATTGGGAAGTTAAAATTCCATTGTCGACAACCATTGAATGCGTCTCCATCTCAACACAGCAGAACACTTCTTCTATCCTGTCTGTCATTTTAACAGACTTAATAGCGACATATTCGCCGTATTTATCTGAAGTACTTCGGTTTTTAATGAACTTTTCTTTATGCGCGGGAATGATAAAATCATCTTCGTGCATGAACCGCTTGAGAAGCGTCATAAAGTGGATGGTGCTGTCATAAACTTTAGCGTTGCCTAGATGCAGTCCCGGTTGCGTGTCGCGTCTCTGCGCGCGAATAGGACCAGCGCACATGCCAATCCTAGGTAGCTGCGCCTCAATGGCCTCTAACGTGTTTCTCTTGATCTGCGTGAGCATAGCACAGCCGTAAGTGTCTACAGTCCCGTCAGCCGCCAAGAAACCACTCACAAAGCCGTACCAGTAGCTCGCGCTTTCATCTACAGCAGGTAAGTCTTTATACGTAGCAGGGAACCCGGACATACGCCCAACCTGTGTGCGATCCTTGCGTACTCTGTATTTATTACCATAGCCTGTGAAATAAGACAACAAAGCTTCATCCTTTTTACCACAAAATAGCGCTGCAGATCCGGCACCAGCTCTTGCACCATCGCCAAAAATAAAACCATGACGCACACCTTCGTGGTACTCTTCGTTCTTTTCAGGACGGGGCGCTAATGTCCTTTTTATGCGATGTCTATTTTTAAGTTGGGCCGTAGTAACAGTAACTTCCTTACCAGAACAATTTTTAACATACCATTTATGTTCAGGTGTAGCGTACACCATACGCCCATCACTGAACTCAATCTCCATTAGGGACTGAACACCGTAAGACTTAAAATCTGCCGGTCTATAAATACCATCTCTAGACAACACATTGACTCTCCGACCTGTCAAAGATTTAATAGGTACAGAACCTTCTTGCGTAACAACTTTAGTGTCGCCTTGAAAGCAGCTCCACTCCTGCCCCACCTCAAGTAAAGCGCCAAAGATATCCAACTCATTAATCAGGAAATTTTTGAATTCATCCCGCTCATCCTGGTCACCATCCTTACCAACAAAATCAATATCTGTAACAAAGTGACTGATTACGCGCGTGGAAGCGCGGCGATAAAGGGGGTTTAGATAATATAAAAATAAACAAAAGTCTAAAGCCGACTGAAGTTCAGTAGGTATTGCTGTACTACTAGGAAGTAAGAACGGATCTGCGAATACGCGATTCTTACCTGTCCAAACTGCAAATGCGTCATTGTCGCCGGGATAATTGACCATAATTAAAATTTAATAAAATCTTTTTTGTCATCGAGTTCGCTGCTGAGCTGCTGCAACGACGCCTTTTTATACTTGTCTCTTTCACATTCAACGTTGGGATTATTACAGTCACAAGGTTTTCCTGTGCTAGGACACAATGTTTTGTTTTTTATAACAACTCCTTCTTTAATCATAATTAGTCAGGTTGAATGCGTAGGAAAGATACAAATGTAAAAGGGATTTTTGGAAAAGTAAAGAACCCGCCTGCATAAATTACAGAATAGTCTTGGCCTCGGTATTGTATAGTCAATTCTGTATTTATATTTGGCTCAAACTGTATTGCTTCTTTTTTAATTATGAAGGCAACGCCGAATTCAGTTATACTGACATTCAAAGCCCTAAAGCCAAGCTTACCAAAAGGACCCACAATCTTAACCTCTTCCTTCGCTGGCGTTTGCTCTAAGTACTCTGCTAACATCTGTACGGGATCTTTCTTTGCCATTATACGTTCTTGCCCCAATGCTGTATTATTCATATGAGTCAGCGCATCTGGATCTTGATAATTATCATTCTCGGTTAAATTATCTGTTAAAACTGATTCATCGTCATCAGTGTCAGTAACATATACAACATTATCCTGGACTGTCATGTCAGGTAGCTCAACGCCAAATTGTGCTGCAGTGACTTTGTGCCCCTGCAACAACTTATCTTTGAACATCTTCATAGCCGCAACATTCGGTGGCGTTCTTTCAACCGCAGTATCAATACCTAATGACATAATTATATAGTGAATTTTTTAGCATTATCTGCAAACTTATCAATACTCTTCTGTGACTTATAGTACTTTTTCTTGCCTACAGATACTTGATGTTTAATAGCGCTAACCGCATGAATATCTAGATCACCTTCCATTATAGGCACACTCATATTTCCCAATTGCTTAGATAAAGTGAACATAACACACATATGGCCTCCAAATATTACTATGTCATAGAAAATACTTTCGTCTGAGCTGCAACAAATCTTAGCTGTCTCGTACTCATTCTTTCTGTTAATGAATTCTAAAGATAGAATCATATCTTTAGGAACCAATGTCTCAAAAAGAAACATAGCCGCCTTACGTACAATCTGCGATGCCTGATACTGATTGCCGTTGCTAATACAGTTCGCGTATAGCTCTTTAAAATCTGTGAATATGTTTCTCGCTTCAGAAAACTTAGCCTTGAAATCATAGATGCCATTAATGAAATTCGCATCCAGACACAACTGCTGCGTTGAGGATCTCACTAAAGTTAGACGGGCGCGCTTATTAATGCCCTGCAACAACCGATACCACGCGGATCTGCTAGAGAATCCAAGCGTATTCGAAATGTCAGTTTGATTTTTATTATTCGCCTTAGCCCAGCTGTTTACACACTTAAGCCAGCGCTGTGTCTGCGCCGGGGTAGCGAATGGTCCTAGCTTTGGTTTTTTGTATCCCATATCTCCTTGGTTTTAGCCCCAGTCTTTTTTTTATCTTTTTTAATAGGCGTCTCATACGAAGGTTCAGCCTCCCCGGAATGATCGACATGTCTATAGTCGCATTCCCAAAGAATGCGAGCTAAAAATTCGCTTACATCCACAACTTTTTCCTCAGTCCAATCGCGACACGTTTCGTGCAGCGCTTCGTGCAATACAATCAACAATCTCTGAAAGCCTTTTAAGCGCGCATCAATCGTGATCATTGATGTTCGATTATCAACCTGCTCCCATAAACCAAGAGACCGCCTATGCCCTAGTTTTGTTTCTACGAGCTTAACCTTCTTGTTACTTTTTGCGCTATTAGGAGTCGTAGACTTAGATTTAGGCATAAAAAACCTCCGTGGTAACAGTATTATACCACGGAGGTGAAAATATGCATCAAAATTATGCCTGCAATCCTTCGAGGATATTACCACGAAGCTCTACAAATTTTTGTTCTCTTGCTTTGTCTTTTTCTACATAGTCAGCAAATTTTTGCCCAGTAGTATCTTTGTCATACGTAGCGGATGTGTGACGAATAAAACCTTCGTATTTGGCTTGGCGGATGAGGTCTGGAGTGATTTCTTTTGACATAATAAATGAGTATATGTGTGTCTGTTATTTAAGCAAGTGGTAATTTAAAACTTACCGTAGCCTTGTCCTTTGTCATAGATATTAGCGGCATTCATGGTTACACCCTTATCAGCCAACCCTTGCAGGTATTTCATTTTAGACTGATCCAGCTTACTATTAGGATCAAAGGCCGAGCCCATATACTTTTTAAACGTAGCGTTCAGGTCTGTGTTAGCTGCTGGGGATGCGGTTGGCGGCTTCGTGGGATTTACATTACTGGAATTAGCTCCCAGATTGTGCGTAGCTAAACCTTTGATAGCCGCGCTAGGTTGCGCTCTTTCCATGGGTTGAATACTGCCTATACCTCTGCCGCGTGCGTTAGCGTAGTTCGGATTAATAGTCGTAGGAAGCCGCGCAGCTGTAGCGGTGGGCGCAGGTTCCGCATAACCGCCTGTATCAGCAGCTCCGCCCATACCAAGGTAGTTGGCAAATGCTCTTTTAATAAGGAATACTGAAGCTGTCAATTTGGTGTGCGAATTCATATAATGTGTGTCGTTAATAAAACGTAATTTGGTTTTTAAGTCAAGGACATTCTATTTAAGAACCAATTTCGTTACACAATATTAATCAGGTAATTTAACAGTCAAGCCGTCGAGATCCTCCGGGCTCATCCACTGGTATTTACCTGTTTTACGATTAAGGAACTTTTGATAAGGTCTTCCATCTGAACCTATTTTAGAACCCCAGGCCAGGCGAACATCTATTCCTATTTTCTCGCTATTGCCAGACCAGAATGGCGTCTGCCCATTTCTTGAGAACAAGAGTCTACCGCCTGGTACAGTGGCGCAGTATACAGTACCGGAGTAATTAACACGACTCCAATGCCTCGGTAATATATGCGCCTCGGGACATTGCAAGCGCCTAACCACATACATACCATCCCGCTGCAGCTTGCGCGTGCTCATATTGCCAAGAGTAACAATAAAATTTTCCATATCAACACTCATATACTTAGACGAGGTGGCGACGGAAGCATCTTTGTTAGATCTTCCGTCCCCCAATCTGTAAGATTCCCAAATACGACTACGAGCAGACAACGGCCAGTCAAATACATCCTGCGGAAAGCGCTTAACCTTACATCCACTACAATTTGGAACCCAACCTTCAATAAATTGTAAAAATGATTTCGAATATATATTTAAAGAATGTTCGCCTGCTGAATACTTTATACCCATTCTCTCTAAAAGACTTTTAATTCTTTCATAATTTACAGGATTAGCTAAAGGACACTGGCTTATAGCCACAACATAACTTTTACCTTTTGCCGTATTATAAGTTCCGCAGCTCCCCTCACTGAGAAACCATCCCAAAAATTCTCCCATGTCATCTACAGGAATAGGACCGTAAGGAGTATCGATATGCGTAACATCTGCATTTCCACAATAGGCAGGGGACCACGAAGGTATTATAATTCTCTTACCATACAATTGCTCAGCTGTTTTAATCTTGTAAGATTCGAAGCTTTTACAATTTCCAGATGTCGTGTACAACAGTCTATGCCCTGGTGTGAGTAAAGCTGAAAAATACCTATGAACTATACTGATCAATTCGCCTTCATAATGTTCCCTTACGATTCGGGAAGCAGGAAGGAACTGCATACGATCATCAACAACACAGGCAAATAGGTCGTCGTCCTTAACTTCAGGCCAGAGTAACCAGCCTCTTTTAGTAAAAACTTTTGTCTCTGAGTCCGCGCACTCCGGTCCTTCTAAAGTTGAAATAAATCCAAACTGATCAACGCGAATAGCTTGCATATCTTCCGTTATAGCGTTGTCAGTCCCAATACCGCCAGGTCCCATCTGTGTGGCTCTACGGGATTGCTCCAAAAGATGTAACGGATTAATCTCTTCTAGTGGCGAGGACAGCGGATTACCAATCAGAAATTTCTCCATGTAAGAGTCAAAAGCAAATGGTCCTACAGCTTTAAGATTCTTATGTCGCGCAATAAGAGGCATCATAGAACCACGTACTCTGTCACTATCTAAACGCACACGTTCAGATAATAAACGATCTGTAGTTAATATTCTTTTAAATAATAAACTATCTCGCTCGTCAGGTTTATCTAAACCCCGGTTCACAGCCAGCAGTTTCTGAGATGCAGATAGTAATCCCTTAACTCCTACAGGAACATATTCCTCTTCATCGTCTGGTATGCCGTTATCGTTTGCATCAACTTTACGATTAGGCAGAATGGAGCGAACCTTAGCAACTGCAGACGCTTGCTTCTGTACTTTCGAAAGTATCTCGTCTATTTGGGATTTATTCATGCTTTTTCTTTATTATATTTATCCCAAGCTTTCTGTTTATAATTTTCCATAGCTTCAGCTAATTGTCCACGCGCTTCTTCATCCTCAATTATTTTCAGAGGATCAATAGCCCAGTTACGTAACGCAAAAGCACGGCGAGGTGTTGGATTCTTTTTGAACTGAGAACCATGTCTAGCTTTAAAAGACTTCCACCTTTTAATCTGTCTGTCATCATCTTCTGATCTACGTCCTGCTTTATACTGCTCGTACCATTGCAACCAGCCCATAGGATCGACATCACTTTTAATCCATTCAGAAGGCCATTTATCCATAGATGCTAACCGGGGACCGTAGTGACCGTAAATGGCATTGTAGGCATCCTGAATATCTTCAGGTTTATAATCTGGAATGAATTCTGAATTATTCATATTTATTTAATGGCCACATCGTTCTAGCTTTATCGTATAATTTAAAACCTAATTCTTCCGGAGTATCTTTATGTGAGGCTATATATGAAGGTAATGCGTGATTAAAACGTCTGATTCCTCCCAACTTATATTTAGGATCTTGATAAGCATGCGCTTCTAATTCATCAGCCAAAGCACCAAATCTTTTACCTATAAAAGGAATTTTGTTTACTTTACCAGCCAAAGTAGACCGCATAAAAGGTAAAGAATGTTGTATACCATGAATTAGTTCATGCCGCTTTGTTCTAACAAATGCTTCAAGATTAGCCTTATTTTTTCTACTTATATATCCTAGTTTGTATTGAGGTAAATAAACGCCATGGTTGTTAAAAACTGCATCTTTAAACTTTGCCATAACATCATCAGGAATATCAGATGTGTCGATACCATGCTGTTTTGCATAACGATGACTAAATTCAAAATAAGCATCGAAAGGATTACTTGTCATATGCATGCCTCTTCTAGCCTTCATTAAATCACTAAGTGAAGGTTTAAACATTTTAGTTAATCTTTTTAAAAAGGCCTGTTTAACCAGCCCTAAAGATAAATTTAATTTATCAATATTATTCATCGTCTTCTACCTCCTGAAATACACGTTTTACTTTGGCAGGTATGACTTCCCTGGGAACGTGGATACGGAAACCTGTAGGTAAATGAACAATACCTGACATACGTCCATCCTGATCTACAATAAATTCATCAGGATATCTGGCTAAAGCTGCTGCCATAATAGCTGTCTTCTTTTTATACTCTTCTTTAGCCTGCGCACTGTGTCTACGCGCCTGCATTAATGCATGCATGTCTGCTGCTGATTTAACTTCAGCATCAGGATCAAAATAATTCTCATAAACCTCCTCTGGCTCTAAGTCAGGATTAAAAGGCATTTCATCAATAACTTTTTCAGCTGCTTGTTTACCCTGCCATTGAGCTTCCCACTGAGAGGCTACCTTCGGATCAAACATATTAGGTAGGTTTTTCTGCGCCACACGTGCATGAATCTGTGCAGCTTCTAAGGCGTTACGAACAGACGTCATTTTATCTTCTCTTGATTTATCCAATTTCTTTTGACGTGCTGGAACAAGGCGGTCATATGCTTTATCAAATACGCGCGCATCATATTTCATTTGGTTAGCGCGGAAAATTTCTGGACCCCAAGCTTTCTCTAATTCTTTATCATTAGTACCTAAATCTTTTAATAGACTATACAGGTGCAAGTTGGCTTGTGAAATCTTTACTCTGTACTGCGTTGTTTCGGGCTCAAAGCCAACACGAAATCCTACACCAGTACCAGGTTTAACGTTAAACTGTGTTTCAAGTTCTCCGTTAGCTTGTCTACGTGTGTACACTCCGGGGAGGAGCCGGGATTGCATGATCGATGCGTACTCATTACCTCCATGGATAAAGGTCCCCCGGTTGGTCAGGTAAGGTACCTTCATTAATGACAACCGTTTCTCTTCAAGCAGCTGATCATTAGTGTTATCGAATAGTTTTACCGTACCTCTTAACTTTTTAGTTATGTACTTATTTTCCAGCAGCATTTGTTTCTGCTGGGACACAGGCACGTCATCTCGATCATCGTAATCCACGTCATGTAATTCCATTCTTACACTTCCATAGTTAACAGGAAATGATTTGATCATAGAACTTTTTACACCATCAAAAATTTGATTGCGTAATGTATTGAAGTCATCAAAGTCGCGCAGTATGACGCCTTTGGGTAATTCTTCTTCTGGCTCAATATTTTTCTGCATATGGTATAAGATAATTTACTTGATATCTAAAAAAAAGCAAAACCTGATAGATAAAAAAGAGGCGCGGTAGTTATCCGCGAGCTCTTTGCTGACCTAGGCCTGCGGTAGCATGTCTAGATCCAGCTTACCTGTAGCGAACGGCAGCATCCGTTCGTACAAATCTGGATCCAGTGTACTGAACCCCAGATCTTTTTTGTTAATAGCGTTACGATAAACCTCCTTAGGTCTAGCGCTGCTGACCGTATCAACAATATCGTCCCCTTGCGTTTTGTACCAAATACCGACTTCAGTAATGCTGTACAAATCCAAGAATTCGATGGCGGCCTTTATCCAATTCTGCGGATAATCCTTCAGTACGACTTCCTCTTCGTTGGACGCCACTATTGGTAGCGGGAGCACATACCCAGAGATAGTGTCCTGCCGGATAAGGTCCAACATGGGAATATTACGCCCAATGTCTACTTCAGGAGTAACATCCGCCCGGCATGCTAATACTAGCGGACACCCTTCGTACAGCGCAGACTTGCCGAAGTGATCATGAAACGCTCTGGCCGTTGTAGCGCGAGATTCATAATTACTGGCATTTGTGGCTATGACCGGTAGGTTGCTGGGATTAAGGCGGCGAACACCGCCCGGCTGACGAAGTTCCGACGACTGCCCCTTCACAGGGCTAGCGCCTTCCCACTCATTAACCTCCGGATGAGAGGATAATTTGGCATCCCCCCCACGAATCATGTACCGACTGTTCATGACAAACGCCGATACAATGCTAATCTGTGCAGGTGTACGGTATTGCCAGCGCCCTGAGCGGAGCTCCCATATAGGCAGAAATTGCCCTGCCTGGAGATGCGCCTGACCGCGCTGCGTATGGAAGGATACGCCGAAATTGGCCCAGCATTCCTGCTGCACCTTACCTCCTATCATCAGAGGGCTGTGCGCGAGCACAGTCTCTACAATAGGTTGTTGCGCTGTGTTAGGCGCGTTCGCTTTTTGTGTTGTTGGCATTGTTGTTGCTATTTGCTGGTTTGCTAGCTGCAGCCCACATGGAACCAACAGCCAAAATAGGAATCACTGGCCATAATATAGAAATTATTCCGACCATAGAAATTAAAACAGGTGCAGCTACTGCGAGAGTAACTGCACCTGTGGCGGTGGTGATAATATGTGAGCGGTCCACAATTATTTATAACACAACAGAACGTTGTATTACAAACTAACTGCGAGCCGTAGAAACAACAGAAATCTGATTACCAGATACATTCAAAACTTCAAATCCTCCTGGCAGTGTGTCACCTGTGGACACGGCTGTTACCGCATCCAAAGAATTAATAAGCTTCAAAATGTTAGATTTAGTCACACCAGCAGGACACTGCGTAACCTCAACACCTCCTGTCTTGGTATTGACTTTTATAATTATATCGTGCTTGTCTTGTAGATAATCAGGCAGAACGGCACGGCTAGTATAATAAGTTTTAGGAATGACATCAACATCAATTACTTTCCCCTCCTTATCTTGGATAATCACAAAGTCGTTATGAAGCCGGGAATCTAGGCCGTCTCGTACTTTGCCTGGAGTCTGTCTGCCTTCGCATCTTTTCCAGACATCGAATGTACAAACTTGTTTTACCTCGCGGTAATTATTTGACACAAATTTACATAGATACTTGTGGTTATCGCCGCCATCAGGATCAGCTTCCACCACCGGTGGCTTCATACTGAAAGCTTCTGTTTTCTTAATATTCTCACGCTTTGGTTTAGTCAAAGCCCCGGGAGCTGGGATGCTGGATACTGTGGTATTACTCATAAAAGTCCTTTTTGTTTGCGTTGTAGGTAAATAATTTTTTCTATCAAGTCGGCTTTCAATAACCCAGGAGTACAATTAGGGCAAGCCTGAATGTGGTAAGACTGTTTTTTTTCAAATATAAAACCATCGCTATCTTTATGCGGGTCCACCCAACCCATAACCATTTTACACTTACAGCACACGAATTTAGCACACTCCGTATAGGCCCCTATGCAGAGTTTACAAATCGGCTCCATCACATTATCGACGACACCGGAATTGTAAATTTTGAAATCCGTAAGATGCTTTGGTCTACCACACGCAACGCAGGGACTGTGTGTGACAGATGTAATTGCGTCTGTAAGCGGCGGTAAACTACTGAGTAGCTTAAACGCTCTTTGGGCAGGCGGGGGTAACTCCTGATTCATATTTAATTATTAACTTGAATATTAATGAATGCATCTATAATTTCAACTGAAGCACTTCCTCCCGGATAATCAGTGAAAAATTTTCCTTGCGATGTTGAATGCAATCTAAAGTCCTGGAAGATGTGTTTAATTCCAATCTCTTCACTATTAAGTACTTCAAATTGTTTTGTACCGCCATCTTTATATGCATTTACATATTTAATAATTGCTTTTTTGGGATACGGATAGTTCATGTTAAAACTGCAGGCAGGGGTAACTCCTAATTCATATTTAATTATTAACTTGAAAATATTTTTCTAAATAACTATGCTTATCATTATCAGGAGTTTTAAGATAGCCCAATACTTGATCCAACTTGGCGTGTGCTCCTGCTGCTTTAGCAGATAGCCGATCAAAGTCAATTTGATTTACAGAGCCTGTAATTCTGGTTGCTGAACCTCTATATGGCGGAATGAAACGAATTACAGACTGGTCATCCCACTTCTTAAAATGATTAGTAATAGTCTGATACCCCAAGCCTATATGATCAGCGAACCAATTTAAATCTATATTAAAGAAACCATCTTCTTCAATACCATACTCTAAAATAGTATTCCACCATAATTCAAATCTGGAATCGTCTTCAGGAGTATTCTCGTCCAGCCTGATTTTAGCTATCTTCTCGCCGTTTTTCTCGCGCTCTATAATCTTATTAGCTTTTAGAACTTCAAGAATAGCAGGAACTTTACGGCTAAACAAATTAGTCTTTTTAGCTATATCATTAATGGTAAGCTGCGAAACGCCGTTACTATCCGCTGCCAAATTCAAGACACGCATCACAGCATTAATTTCAGACTGCGAAGGATAGCTACACTCAATAAAAAACTTCTGTGTGTTGTAACTATCCGGGGAATAGAATGTCATACAAACAGAGTCTTTACCGTCACGCCCAGCGCGTCCTACTTCTTGCGCTAGCGCCTCCAGCGAGCCTGGAATATCTCTATGAACAACACCTCTGATGTTGCCTTTATCCACACCCATACCAAACGCATTTGTCGCCACCATGACACGAATTTTGTCATTCATGAACATGTCCTGATTAACACGCTTGTCTGTAGGTGACAATTCTCCATGAAAAATAATTACATCTTCACGTAAAGCGGACATTAACTGTTTGGCTGTCTGCTCCACTCTATTAATCGTAGCGCAGTAAACAATAACAGGACCATCGACGCCGGAAATAAAATCCGCGATCTGCATTTCGCTAATCATGTTTTCACTCTTTAAATGAAGATTGGTTCTTCTAGGGTAATAAGAAATTTTTTGTGCGTTTTCAAGATATAGAACACGGCGTATGTCATGCTCTACTTCATCCGGACATGTAGCTGTAAAGGCGGCTACAACCTTAGGGTTCTTCTCTCTGATAAAATCACCGACCAAACAATAGCTCGATCTAAAATTATCAGACCACTGCGATAAACAGTGTGCCTCGTCCATGACTACCATGTCTGGCGGTACACGCATCATGGCGTCTCTAAATGCTTCGTTGTGTAGTCTCTCTGGCGCTACATAAATGAACTGCAGTTCACCTGCGGCCCAGCGTTTAATAACTGCCTGGTTTTCCGCGTCTGTCTGCATAGAGGATAACGCCTGCGCTTTGATTCCTTTAGCATTTAGGCTTTGGACCTGATCGCGCATAAGCGCGACCAGGGGCGAGAATACAATTGCTCGCCAACCAAGGCATAACGTCGGAATCACAAAGCACGCGGTTTTACCCGTAGAGGTCGGAAGAATACATAGCGTATCCCGTTGGGCCATAATATTTACAATCACAGGTTCTTGCCCTTCGCGTAACTGGGAAAACCCCATAACACTCAAGGCGTTCGGTAATTGTGAATATCCGCCTTTCAGCGCATCCATGTTAATCTTTGACTCTCTAGCTGGCTTTACAATCGATGACATATATATCTTAAAGTACTCAGACACTGATCTTTCTTGGTGGTACCTTCAGGATTAAAGTTCAACCACCTAGCTATAGTTTTATAATTAAAATTTTGCCTGCGGTCAAGCGTAAGAATAGCGGGTTTGTGAAACGCATCACATATGTCCACGGTAACCCGTGACAAACGCTGTACGAATTGCTCGACGTTAAACATAGTAACACCATGCCTTAACAGGTACCACTTATAAATAGGAAGAAGTATATTATTAGGATGCACTGTAAATACTTTTCTTTGATCCATACCGTCTGAATGAATTAAAGAGGCTAGGATGTCAGCTATATTACCTTGTTTGTCGACATCACACGCAGGTATATGAATAACTGTACTAGCCGCATCCATTTTTTCAGTGTCAGGACCAATTGTATCGTAGTTAATACAATATATATCGTAGCAGTCATCCCAGATTTGCTCTGGAAGAAATGGGAAGGAAACTCCATCATCAGTTTCTTTGAGGAAAGCAATGATGGAGTAGTTTTGGTTCAACATTAAGATGATTCTTCAGATTTTCTTATAAAAGATCTAAATGGTTCTTTTCTAATTAACAGCGCATGCGGGTAATCAGGATGGTATTGCACTCGCTGTTCTCTGAATTTAACAGAATGGTGTAATTTTTTAGGGTAAAATATAAATGTCAAAAGTTTTCTACCAAACTTAGGATCTCGCATACATAAATTCATAGCATCGAAATTACCTAAAGGTCTTGGTATGTTGAATTCTTTATCTACTGGTACAACAAATTGTTTGTACACTTCAATCGCGGAGTAGTATTCGCAAAGGGGTATGTGGCTGCCAACCATTTGATAATGCTCTTCTTTGAAATTCTCCAAAGAATCAGTATCTTTAACAAATGGCTTAGCTAGATGTATCTGCCTTGGATCGGTTTTAAAATGCAATAACTCGATCCACCCATTGATACACTCCGTATTTGAAGACATATTTTCCACTATAAAGAATTTAAAGGATAAAGCAAGGCAGTCACGCCATGGCGATGATTAATACACATCGTCGGATTAGTTAATTTAGAAAGAATTCTTTCTGCTTCTGTCGCCACCTTTTCGGTAGCCACGGCCTGGCAAATAAACAAACCGTCTTTACCGGAAATAAGTGCATCAGTTAGTAACATAGGCGAATCCGTAGATTCAATCAATTGCCACAAGTAACTTTTGCCCTTCGGAAACATAAATTCACCAAATACAGGAAACGTCTCGTAGACGCACAACAAATCACGAAGAGCCAAGGGCGGAGAAGCCCACATTGCATCAAGCGCAGAAAACAAATCCTCTAGATTATCATAATCCGTAGGATCCAGTTTAAAGTGCTTAGCAATGTGAGTAATCAGCCTATGATCATTCGTCTTGGGTTGGGAGGTCCTCACTATTGTTTTCTTGATTAGTATCTATATCTTCAATTACAGACATCAGATGCGCAGCTTCTTCATCTTCTTCCGGAACGGTATCGGTTTCTTCAGGTAATTCAGGTAAACTAAAGCCGTTACCTTGTTCCATCTTTTGTCGCAAAGCTTCCAGCGCTTCGAGATCAAGTTGCGTACCTAATTCAATTTCAGATTCAACAGAGTCATCATGTTCAGCGTGATAATTCTTTTCTATCATCGATTTAATATTATCAACAACATCAACATAACCATTAATACCAAGCTGTTTACCAAGATTAAATTTCACTGCCTGATTAGCATCAAATGCTTCACAAAACTCATCAGCTGATACTTCAGTAACTCCTAGCACCGGGCTGGAGAACTTGGAGCCTTTCACGGATGTACTCATCCATTTCTGCTCAGCACACATAGCGGCAAAACCAATGTTAAAATTGATTGCGGAATCCATATGCGTCAAAGTATCATTGTAATGCCCGGAACGAAGTTCATAGTGAAATTTAATATCACCAGGACCAAGAGAGTTCTTGGCTACACGACAAGTAATCAAATTTCCAGTAATGTCCCCGGAACCATTTTTAGCCAGTCCTTTGCGCGACAAAATTAAAGTCAGTGCAGTGTTTTGACGTAATGCTTTACCCCCTAGAGTAGTCTTATTATATAGAGCACTAGTCTCAGGCGACATGAAGGAGGGCGCGCTACCACCCATATCAATCTTATCGTTTTGATGATTTACTACAATCAACACAACGTTGTACTGTTTAAGAAATGCAGGAAGAAGACGACACCACTTATGAGCCCACTTGGCATGACCAAGGTTTGAGCCCTCACTGATCTCTTTGAATTTCTTCTTCTTAGCATCAGACATGTTATCGCCGTAGTTGTAAAACCCGGCAGCTTCGTCAGGATTTAACAATTTTGACCACGGGTCTACTGCGATGACAATAGGTACGTGCATAGGAACTCGCGGCGTATCCTTTGTTCCTTTTGTGCCTCTAGCTATATACACGAAATCTTTCATCGCTTGCCACATGTGATCCAGTGAGTTCACCGGCTCTACACGTAAGCGATTAAGCATTTTATAAGCCCGGGTAATGCTGGGATGCAGCGCGCGCATAACACGTGACGCTGGAATTTGCTTGGACTCGCATTCAATGTAGAGCGCAGGACAACCAACGTCCATGGCACTACCCAACATGTCCATAACCAAGGTGGACTTCCCGATGCCTTCTGCCCCAATAATATCTATAATTTTTTGAGAAGGGATACCATACTGGCCTACAGCGTACTGAAGTAAGAAGTGGCGAAATGGAAAAGCAAAGCCTTCCTGTATTTCAGACATTTTCTTGAAACTTACGCTTTGATTCTTTCTAGAAGAAACAGCACCGTCTAAAGCAATTTTAAATTTATCACCATAGTCTTCTTCACTATCTAAAAAGTGAAAACCATAATCAATATTAGCACCAGCCATTTGCGCTGGCGGACTCTCAATAACATCGTTATCTACTAAAGATTCTACAGACGATTCTTGGTCTGCAACTTTTTTGGCGGAGCCCGGTGGGCGACCTCTGCGTTTCTTTGTAAGTTCTGTTGACATAAAATATTAAAATTAAAGTTTGGCACGCTGTAGATTATACAGCGTGCCATATTACAACTAAGAACTAAGCCTTTTCGATACGATTTACGAACTTCACAAACTTCATCAAATCTGAAGTTGGAAGCGTGCCCGCATCAAATAGAACTTTTAGAGCATTATACTCCTGCGTCTCTTCCGGCGTTAAAGCAGCAGCAGATGTCGGTGCTGCTGACGTTGACGGTAATACTGGAGGAGGAGAGCTAGGCATCGGAGGCAAAGCCGGTGGAGCTGGCGGTGCGCCAGGCATGGGCGGCGGAGTTGGCTTATTAACCGGAACTACAAAACCCGCTTCTGCAGGGGATTGCCACGCGCTGTTCGTTCCAGTACCACAAAGCATAAACACTTGCCCTGGATTGCTATTAATGAGCTGCTGCACTTCGGCTTGGGTGCGTGGCTCGTCGGCTGTATCACCATTCATAGACACCCAGAACCTTGGTTGCGCTGAGGGTGCAGGAAGTGGTGGCGGCGGAGCAACGGCGGCTGTGTTCCAAGGCGGCGCTTCCTCGCTGGCTGATTTAACCGGCATGGGAGGCGCTGCAGGTTTTGGTTGCGTAAATGGATTACTCACCGGTGGGCGGAAAGAGTCCATGTCTTCTTCATCATGCGATGCGCCGGGAAACACCTTGGTATTACCAGGGCGAGGCGGAACATGCGCATAGTTACTACAAACCTCCTGAATCAAGTGGTACGGAATAGCACCGTCCTCTACAAGAAATTCAACAATATCTTGCACGCTCATAATTTTGAACGCGGAATTATCACCATAAAGCTGGTACCGGCCAGCCATAGCTTCTGGCGGAACGGGATACTGCCTGATACCCTTTAATGATTTATGCGAACCTGTCGTGAATACAAAACCATTGAACGGCTGTGGAGTAGCTGGGATGGCTGTAGTTTCAACTAATACACCAGTGTTGGGATCAGTGATATCCCCATAAAGATAATTAGGCCAGTTAGAATCTATAGTCTGTTCGTGCGCCGGACGCCACTCAGAAAGCTTAGCAGCAAGATCTTCAAAGGCTTTCTGTGACACGTCGACCAGATAGTTTCTGAAATTACGATCCACACCAGCAGTACCGTAAAAGTTAAATACATAACGACGCTGAGCATAAGGAATGATGATTTTAGCATCCTTCTTATTTTCAGGACGTTCAATCAACGCACGTATAGCAGGATCTTCATGCTTTTTGGCGAAGTTGCGCAAGTCTTGCACAGGATCAATTAGCTCCGGGCCCTTGGATATACTTTGTGTAAACCGCAAAGTGGAGGGACTTAGAAACGAGACCTGTTTATTACCAAACCAGGAATAGGCAGCGACAACAGCAAAGAAAGCGCTGAGAACAGGCTGATTTGTTTCTGTGTCGATATTATCGGCATTACGATAAGGCATCCAAGAATTTGGAAATTCAGAATCTGCTTGCGATAAGTTGTAATCAAATGCCGGTAGAATACGACCGGAATATATTTTCTTTTGCGTGGGTGTACCACCATAAACGCCCGGCTTGTAGTAACCGCCCCAATAGCTATTTTCTTTTTCAGCTTTAAGTTGACGTTGAATTTGTGAGTAATCAGTAGGAATAAATGACATTTCAGTTAGTTTTGTAAGTTTTGTCTTCTAGCAGTTTAGTTTCATCTTTTGATGGTTTATCGGACCATCTGTAGCAAAACAATTGATCAATTGGATAGTTCATCGTTCGACCGTGGTACGTCCAGGTGTTCTCATCCGTCATAAAGAGCTGGTGCAGCTGCGCAACCTTAAAGCGTTCTTCAAGAGGACAAAGAGTAACAACAGAATCATATAAAATAATCAATGGTCTGGCTTGCATACCTAACTTTATGTAAGCGTCCAGCAGCCACTTGCCCGCTCGCGCGGCAGTAGCAGCTACACTCTCTTGCATTGGAAAGTTACGAGCCTCTCTACCCATAGACCTGAACAATCCCATAGTCAACTGCTCGTCAATCTCGTCGATGTATTTAGGATCGTGCGAAGAAAAATGACGAAGTCTTCCAGAGGCTGCGCGGTAATATCCAGGCTTCTCAGGTACGCGTTCCATTTTAATCAGGAAGTCCTGCGCAACAGGCTGACGCTTTTCCAGCGCCTTAAGTAGCCGTTGCCCGGTTCCTTCTTCTGGTTTCTTACCAGTGTCTTGTTCGATTTTACGCTCCAGCGTAGAGGCAGACGCGCCGTAAGCTGAGTTTGAAACCAACAACCCGTTAGCTACAAATCTACGTCTAGGGCCCGCATTTATTATATCATAGACTGGCTCTTTTGTGAGCTTAAAACCCTTTTCTTCGAATATTCTTCTAACTGCACATCCGACATTCCCCGCTTCATCAACCTGTGAGTAGTAGCGGCGCTGAGTTTTAAGCCAAGCCTCTCTATCTTCTGCCTGACTGATTCTAACTTTAAAGATGCTTTTTCCCAGGCTGCTATCAGCTGTTCGTCGGATAATCCCGCGCGTATCATTTTCCTTATAGTGCTGTCTGCAAAGCCTATGCCTAAACGGGCGGCACGTTGTAAAGCGTGCTCTTCGCGTTGCATAGCTTTCCGAATACGCAAAGTTAACTCTTTGTGCTTGGCCACATGTGCTACTATATCCTGATCGGTTAATCCTTTCCGATATAATTTCATTATCTGTTTCTCGCCTACACCCAGGCTCGGATTCAATTGTATTAATTTCCTGGCTCGTAATACTTTCGCGTTGGATAATATAGCCTTCCGGCTCTTTATTTCTCCGGACTTTACTTTCTCGAATATCTCTTTTTCGGTTATGCCCATTTGCAGCATATTCCAAATAGTCCTCATCGCTACTGGTAAATCTGGATAAGCAGTTATTATGGCTTCGGCGCGTGTGCGAAAAGACCACTTTGATGCTCTTGTATTTCTCAAGTTCATCAGGCGCGTTACGAGCCTCAGATTTTCTTTCGAGTAATGCCCTGAATTGTCTATACGGTCGAAATCCAAACCTTTGAAGTTTGTATTCGGCCACCGGTCTAAAGCCCATTGTACAAAATCGCCCAGGGAAGTGAATAATACTTCTATTCCCCGGCCTTTGTAATTTACAGAAGATACGTGCGTGTCTTTGTAGCAACGCTGAATCATTGCGTGATAACGGGCTCTTAGCATTTTGGCTCTGGGGTCGGCACATCGGAAGGGTTTGTTCCTCTTTGATTTTCCAGCCGTTGATAGCGGCATCCCCGAAGCAACATTTATTTCCGTTAGCAAGCCAGATGACGTGATCTGGGGTTGCTGCCAGACCTTGATATCTGATTGTGCATCTATTTCCTTGGTACTGTATACCTTCATGACTTACCCACTCTACACCATCCCACAACATGTCGTCAAGTGATATGTTAGTAACAAGTTTTGGCCCTGAAGGCGTGTGTAAGTAGGAGTCTTTAGCTATACACGAAAAATTTCCTACCTTCGCCGCACCACGGTCTTTTTTATCGTCAAGAACTTCTCTCGGCTTAATATGAACCATCTCAGCCAGAGACCAGTGAAGGTCCTGCTTTGGGTGTTTCAATGAACCGTCTTCTTTTCTCATTAAAGAGGGATCATCCGGGGAAATGAGGAGGGACTTATATTCTTCCTGCGCGGAAGGAGGGAATACTTCTGACGGAAAAGATAGTCTAACTTTTTTGTCATCTTTTGTGACTGCAAAATTTAAATCGGGATTGCATACAATATCTATGAGATTCTTATCTCCAGAAATGAATGCCAGCCCTCTAATCTCCGCAGTCTGGTAGTCAGACTCCACAAAACACCAATCATCCGGCGCTTTAACACAGCTACGTATAGAAGGTACCTTAATCTTGTAGTCTCCCTTATCGTCCTTAATTATAAATTTCTCAAACTCTTCCGGTAACTCGTCGCGTTCTTTTAGTTTACCAAACAGATCTGAGATACCACTCGAAATCATAGAGTTAACATAACTAGGCCAGTTCAAGGAGTTCGGCTTCCAGCTACGAGGTCGTCCGGTTTCTGTGGTGCTCATTTGACCATGCACGCGGTTATCACTGCATAGGTAAAAATGAAGACCGTTCTCTTTTAGAACATTACCGTCATCGTCGGTATCTGCCTCCTTAAGAAATGCTTTGCATATATTACCGACCGCATTCAGCTGTAGAAGTTTGCGCAGAATTCTATCGTCATTTTGTTCGGATAAAATCTGCAACGTCTGTTTGTCTACTGCGGGATTATAATTTTTCTGCACATCTAAAGGCATGGCTTTAATCTTCTCCCAAGATGTTGCAGGCAGGCCCTTATCTTTGTTGTTGGTTGATTTGATAGGCTCATAGCCTTTAACCTGAAACAACCAACGTTTTAAGTGTGCCGCAGACCGAATATTGAAATTCGAGCTATCAATAAAATGATCAAATATAAATTTTAACTTAGGTACGTCATCGGGTTTCTTGGCTGCGCTCTTCAGTATACTCCAAGCCTGCGCATGATCCGAATTAGCTATTAAAGAAATAAATTCTAAATAGGAGTTTGCTGCCAGCTCAGGTGGGAGTCTTGTAGCAAACGCCATCAAAATAAAATTCTTAGCCTCTACATGAATATCTTCGCGTAGCACAACTTCCATTTTGTCGCGCGCAAATGTGTATAATACTCGCAGTTCATCCATCATAGCGACATCCATCGGAAGTCCCACTACAGCAAAACTCACGAACACATCCGTCACAAAAGGATGGAACACATTATTATAGTAATCCAACAAGTCTTGAATTTGCAGGCTGCGATGTATAAACGGCCACGCACGAAATACAGTATCTACGTCCTTACAAGCATAAGGAATAAGTATGTCATCAGGTATTGCGCCGTAACCACCATCAACCATTAAAGCTTTATTTTGTTTAACCCATAGGACAAGATCCAAATCATAACGACCCAGATCTGTATACTTCAAAGCTATACGCTCTAAAGAAAGATCTTCAGCTTCATTCGCTGTCTGCTGCGCAAACTCGGTATCGAATATACACTTCTCATACCAATTCAAACCAAGCACATGATGCAGCCACGGGGCGTCAGCCGCAAAGTGATGCCCTATATACTTGACCTCTTCACGGTCCAACCAAGAAGATAAAATACTACCAGCCTCCTTATACGATGTATCAAAAGTATAGTTACCTTTGTCATCCATCCAACGGACATAACAAGCTTTACCGGGAGCCCAGCAAAACTGTGTACTTCTAAGTTGTCCATCAATGTGGTTATTACCAGCCCACTCACAGTCAACGCTTATAACATTGAAATTATTTTGTTTCCAATTACTGACTACACGTTTTAAATCGGCGGAGTTAGTAATCGTCTCGTACTCAAGAGGAATCCGATCTGTAGCGAGATTGCATACCTCTCTGTGCATACGGTGTATCTCCCTTGCCTCAACCCTGAACTTTCCGATGTATTCGGGATTAGTAACAAGTTTGTACGTGTCATCTATTAAATATAATTTAGCATTATATTTTTTATTATAGAACCAACCACTTTTAGCGTCGCTCAAAGATAGTTTAATTTCAGTAAGCAAATCAAATACAGGCTTACCTATACAAACTATAATTTTAGGATTAACACTTTGTATCTCCGCTTCAAGCGCTGGCAATGCCCAGGCTATAACATCCTTTGGGATTTTGATACGCTCATTTTTAGGTAGTAACCATTTTACTAAAGCTGTGTAATAACACTTGTATAAGTCTATACCTTCTTGATTAAAGATGTCAGAAAACATAACACCTGCGTCAGAACGAAGATAACGAGGCCTCACGCGAACACCCTCCTCATTATATTTTCCTTTAATAAATTTACTAGCCTCTTGCGGTGAGACACAAGAAGAAATAAACATTATATCGGCAGGTTTTATGCCCTCGCCAGCAATAAATGTTACACCGTTGTGCCCGATTATAGACCCAGTCTTCTCGACTAGAGAGAGTGGCGGGAGTGTATAGTCAGGAACAGGTATTACCTTGTCCTTCTTTGGATTCTCCATGTTCTTTCAAAACCTCTTTTAAAAATGCGTATTCGTCGTGACGCGCGGCATGAAGCCCAGAATCAAAATCATCCATAACCGGCTCATCTTTTAATTTCTCAAGATGAGCCAGTCTAGATGACAATTTAAACTGTAACTTTTTGTTCACTTACCGAATCAAGTAGCATATACCAATTATTCCTCAGGTAGTCAATAGCTTTCGCCGTGTAGCGTACCTGAAAACGAACACAGGGATCGCTGCTAGAAGTATAAGCCGGATTATCCAACTCCAGTTTATTACCATAATCATCCGTAGGATTGGGTTTCTTCTTGCAGAACACCTGGCATACGACCGCCATGTTATCCCGGATCATTTCTGCCTTAAGCATTGGCGTGCGATGGCTGGAATGTTTCAAATGAAATATCTGCCTTAATAAATCTTGGAATTTATCCTTTTGTATCAACTCGCTGGTAGATTTATCTAACCATGAATCGGGAAACAAAGAGTAAATCTGCTCACTATTAAGCAGACCCATGCGCGTCAGCTGTTCGGCTTTATACTGTTTTTTACCATTCCGGGAAAGGTACTGGCTGAGGCTTTCGGCGCTCGCTAGATCCACTAATATGTTTTGCTTAGCCGCAACAGCTGCCTTAACCGATTTCAAAGATTTGACATTAACTTCTGCTCTAGACGCGCCAGCGGCACGCGGGCTACTGAACCGCTCAATCTGATCCCTGAGGGAGGAAACCTCCACCTCCAGTTCGCGGCGCTTGTTACGCTCGAACCAAAGCTGGTCCACTATGTCTGTGACGTACTTAACCGCCTCAATAATAGTATGCTTTGCTGCCTGTACAGATTTTATATCTATAGCAGAGGCAAAATCTTCCTCGGTACTATTGGGCACGACTATATCAGGCGTTTCGGTATTCCTATGTCCGGATACAGCAGCTTGCCCAGCAATCCAAAGTTCCATTTCCTTCTTAACATTCGCATTAAGGCGGATACCCGACTTATTAAAAATAAAATGAACTCCGTCCAGAGTCCACATCAATTGGCGTGTTCGTTTAGTATGCTTGATGTCTTCCGAAACAAAATGAGTCGGAGCATCATCATGATAAACTGTGTGCTTCGCGTATGTGAAGTTGGCGTAACGTGCAAGGCTATTGGAACTTACGCAAAGTAACGTAGCTAAATTTCTATTGCTAATCAACCATCTCGGCATGTCCACTTCAGCGAGCTTAGCTTCCGAAGTGAAATACCAAACACCTTGGCGATTCGCGCCGTAGTGACCTTTACCAATATTAACTTGTTTCCAGTACAAACCACCGCTGCGAACGCGATGGTTAATACCGCTAATAGCTGTATTTTTGTTTTGTGTGCTCATTTCAGTTTATGTGTTTAAATACCATATCAATGGCTGCAGCATATGTCATTTCACCTACATCCTTGTAACAATCAGGAATGTCGACGAATACAAGCTCAGCCCTTCTGTCACTCATTAAATACTTAATTCTATCAGCCATTTCTTTTCCGGCTTTATCATTATCCGCCACTACTATTAGCTTTTTGAATTTGCTAACCAGTATATCTGCGTGACGCTCGCTCATGTATTTACCCAGCAGCGCAATAGCTCCCGGACCAATACGCGCGGCATCTAAAGGACCTTCCACTATACAAGCCGTGGGTTTACGAAGTCCAAGTGTTTTATTGAACTCTATAGCAGCGTCTAAACCCATGAGGGTTTCATTACGCTGCATACCAAACGCCGTCTTATATTTGGATGGCTTCCATTCTATTGTGTAACCTTCCAGTTTAATCTCTACACCGGGAAGTGGTTCCCATTTCCCGGTCTCGCTATTTTTTTGCTCTGCAGCCACCCAATTACTTTTATAAGGATGAAGGTAGTATTTTAAATTACCTTCTACACGTTCAATAATACGTGCCTGCCAGCCGACCTGTACACCGTTAATAAAAGAATAGAACACTATTCTTCCCTGTGGTGTGTCTTTGAAATCCAGAGGCAAGCGTTTGTAGAAAATACCTTTCTCTGAATTTTCAGGAGTTTCTTGCGTACAGAACGAACACTTGAACTGTTTATACAGCAGGTGCAAATCGTAGCCGCGATCCTTTAAGTAAATGACAGCAGGATGAAAAGGCGGTAGCTCCGTAATGGGAACGACAACCCCAGGATTCATCGGGACCAGATTACCCTGACCATCATCTACTAAACTCGCAGTACGCTGCGTTGCGGCCTGAATAATTTTAGAGGAGATGTTGGGTAATCCTCTTTTTTCTAACGTGGGAAACTTTCGCTCATTCAACAGATCGGACACCTTATACTTAGTGTCGGTCTTATGACATACGGCGCTGTAATCCCGGGCAAGTTCGTCTTGGAGATAACCATGCTTCTGAATCCAGTCATCTGTTTGTTTATACCTGGAAGCGTTAACAGTTAGGTGTTTACTTTGTATTTCTTTTCTTCCGTCAGTTTTTAAACATTCCGGAGAAGGTAAATATATGTGAAATCCATTAGATTCATTACGAATGATTGCTGGCCCATGCAGGCGACTCAATGCTTCCGCAAGTATCATAATGTCTCTCGGTATTGTGCTCGAGACTAGTCCCTGCGTTGTGTTGATTTCCGTGTGCATACAAACGATCAAAAAAGTGTAACTGATTAGCAAACATGTCCAACTTTCTATTTTTAATTTTATTTATAAACAAAGTGCATCTCAAGCTATCAACTTTTTTATGGCGATATTTAGCAAAAGCAGCCCAGTCAATAAAATCAAACTTCTTAAAATTCTTTAGGAAATTATACACAGCTATGTTAGCGCTCATCTCAGCAAAAAGTTTATCTTCAAATTCAGCAGCCAACAATTTTATAATATGAGGTTTATAATATTTAGAAAGACTTAAAACAACAAGTTTAGCATAAACAGATATGCCGTAAGTAATAATAAAGTTATGATAGTCTTGGTAAGTTAATTTTTCAACATCAGGTTTAAGTTCATATAAAGTTTTTGAAGCAAGAGTAATTTCTTCGAAGACATAGTTTTCAGAAGTGCCTTCGGCCATCTCTTTTATCTGCTCAGATATGTAGCTAATTTCTCCGGGGCGTATTGTTTCGCAGTGCTCCTTGAGGATATCTTCAAAGTTTCTGATTATGTCTAAAAGACTGAAAGCCAGATCTTTAGACCTAATTATGTCACACATTTTAGCAACTGATTGCTTATTAATCACACCAGAATCCATACGGCGGGCAGCACTTCTTGCTGCTGCCGGGGTTAACATTTTGTCATCTGAAACATCGATCAAGCACTCCACGAGTTCGTACTCTACCGGGTTGGCTTCCGGGGAAATCATACGGTCAAAGCATCCTGCTTCTGTGTACTGCGTTCCATTCTGCCCGTCACCCGGAGAACCATCTTCGTAGTTCCGGGTAACTGCCTGATGTCTCAGGGATATTTTTTCTACAGGTTCGAATTCTTTTTCCAAACCAACCCCGGAAATAGAATCGGTTTGGAAATCTTCTCTGTTTTTCAGAGAACCTTTAGGAGAGTTAATACTCTCCAAAGGGGAGGCGCGTAGCGCACGCCTCATGTTTGCATGCACAACCTGCATCTCTCTGCGTGCCTTCTTTCCTGACACACGCCAGTAGGATCCGTGATTGCGACCTCCGCGTACGGCCATGAAATCTTCAATCTGCCCCTCGCGTTTAAGTTCCGCAAAAATATCATCAGCTTTGCGTTCTCTAAAATTTAATCTGTTACATACCCAAGTCTTGGATACAAATTTACCAAGCCGATTCATGTGCTGAATCAGTGCAAAAACCTCGCCTTTAGTTCTGTCTTCCAAGCTAGAGTAATTCAGCTTGATAGTGAGTTCTGGTATATCACTCTCAGACGCCGTAACCATATGGTCAGGGATGCTGATCGTGTTATGCGCTACAGGGCGGCGTGGGTGTTTCTCAGTCCGAACGAACATCGCAGGTTTCCAAAGCATAGGACTTGGATACTAGCGAAACGCGCTTTGCGCGCAAGCACAAAAAACGCTTTTTTACGTCCAGGGTGCTGCGCGTTGATATTCGTACTCTCTCTTATAAGGCACGGCTTTTGGATCCGCGAAGCGGGACTTGGATATAAACAAGAATTGCTTAACGGCGAATGTGGCTGTGTCATCCAACTCCGATCCTATACGGTAGTCCTTCCGCTTTTTATTTTTTTCTTGGTCAATTTGTTTAGCGTACTCTTCGGAATACAAACTGGATATACCGATAATAGCCGAGTAATTTCTACCCATAGTTTTACACTCAGCTAAATCTAGAGAGTCTATTTTTACTTTATTAACTGACGAAGGTACGGCCTGCGCAAAGGCTATAGCAACAAAATTTCTTTTCCTGCAAAGCGCCTCTAATGCGTCTGCCGCCGCTTGGTATATAAACCGCGTTTTATCGCCAGCATCGACCATCGATCCTAATGCCCCACCAATCCAGTCTAGAATAACGTAATCAACTTTCTTTCCGCTTTCTTTCTCATACGTATCAATCTCCTCTTCGATTTTTTTACTGATATTGATGTCGTTTTGTTTTTGAAAATTTCCCCAGTTAATAAACTGGGCATCGCCAGAGTTTAAATTTATGACCTTGTTTCTAAACTCCAAATATCGCTGGAGCTCAGCGGGAGTTAGTTTTTCTTTAAAAATACCTTGGCTAATGGACCTATGCGGAATGCTGCATTTGTTGGAAATGATACGGCGATAAAGCTCGTCGTGTTTTTGCTCCGTAGATATGTAAAGTCCAGAGGCCCCGTTGATGTAAGAAAATGCGCAGGCTAACTGACACGCTATGATAGTTTTACCCGATCCAGTCCCGCCTATAAATAAATAAGAATGTCCTTTTCGGAATGAAGAAATAGCTTCATTCAGCTTTGGTATATCGCAATCCAGAGTCTCTACTAAAATACGATTAGGATCATCAAACTCATCAATGGCAGCCAGTTGAATCCTATCCGGGACATCTTTTAGAATCTTGTCTCCCTCATCTAGCTTATTAATGAGTTCCACGTCCTTCTCACATAGCAAAGCCAGATCATCCAGATTGACACCCAACAACGAAGCGCTGTTTAGGATCTTCTTCGCTCTGATATTCTTTAGGTAGTAGGTTATACCTGTGTTGACCAAGTACAGCGTATCCTCTCCGGCCTGAAAAGGTAAAATCACCTCTTCAAAATATTTAACTATATCCGGTATCTCGGAAAACGATACGACTTCGCCTTTACTCGCACGCTCATTGAGCATGGCTTGTAGCTGCGAGGAGCCCATAGGCTTGAATATGCTTTCGCTCGCGCCCTCGAATAATCCATTGTAACCACGTATGGCATCATAGATTATGTTGTGGTACTGCTCCTCAAAGTCGTCCGAATGTTTGTCCTTAGACCCGGATTTTAAACACAGCACTAGGCTGAATTTTTTGAAACTCTGAAGATCGGAACTACAAACAGCAAGAATAGCTTGCTCAAACCATTTGTAATTTTTGTCTATATACGCTTCTAGTTGTGGTGGGCATTTAGCCATAACAAAATGTCTTTGATTGGATATCCAAGGGTTTGCGCTGCGCGATACATATGAGGCCTTGTGTTGTAAAATTCTAAGGCGTCACGCCCAAAGAATAATTTAACTTTATCGTTCTTATATCCCAGCAATACACGCACATGCGTGGGATAGCTAGTAGTCAGGCTGTTAACGTATTCTATAGTAACAGCATTAATTTTTTTAGTACCTGTTAATCTAGTCAAAGAGCGTTCAACTAATTCAATTTCGTACTTAAGGTCTATTGTATACGTATCAGTTTCTGCGTCGAACATAGCGTCTTTACCGTCCTGCTCTGCTTTTTGCTTAGCCTGATTATAAGTTTTTCTTGAAGAAGAGTAATCTCTGTACCAACTACGACACGCAGCGCCGTACATCGCATTTGGAAAAGGACCAAATGTGCTACGGCTATTTGAAAATGCCGCGTCGACAAAAACTTCTGGCGTCGCGTTTAACTCTACGCACACCGCTGCGGCTTTCTGCCAGTGAATGAACTCGGCATTATTTCCTGTCAGCTTGAAAGTTTTGTTGTATAGCGCACTTTTTCTTTCAATATAATAGCGGCGTATCTCGCGCGCTATAGCGTCTAATTGATCTTGATTCATTAACGTCTCAGTACCGCAATATAGTTTTTATCTATGTCTAGTTTACGCCTGTAAACATCATAAGGATATCTGTATTCTAATTCGGCAATGTTGTCCGGGTTATTGACGAACATGGCCATTTCGGTTTTAGTTTTAAACCTGTATAAAACAGCCCAGCCCTCTTCTGCGTCCAGTTCTTCTGATGTTTTTAACCATGAAGGTTTTTCGGGTTCTGGTAGTTTTTTAAAGCGTGTTCCCATGTGGCTATTTCCTCAGTTGATAGTGGCGTACTTATTTCCCACGGATGTATGGCACAGTCAAGCTAATCGTTGTTTAGCCACAAAGCCACAGAGCATAATAAAATCAGATAGCTTTAGATTTGAAAGAAGATTCGAGCGCATTGTAACTGTCTACATAAATAATCTCGTAGCCTTTTTCTGCGTAGGCTTTAACTCTGGCTAATGACTCGCGGTACAAAGCCTGCACACCATTCCCCTTCCCCGTTCCCGGGGTAAAGAAGAAATCAAATACGACACCACATTTCTTGTCTGGGCGAACTTCTGCAAGTCTGCCAGGTTTTTGAATTGTAGATGTGCTAGCTCCACCACCGCTTAAATTAATCAAAGCACGGACATGATTGAATGTCACACCTTGCGCGTAGATTTCACTGGCTAAACAACGTTTAACTTCGTCTCCGCGCATTCGCTCCATCATATTTTCGCGCTCTGTTTTAGTCATGCGTTTGGCCATGGCTATGGTGCCGTCCTGACCAACCCAGTCTAAAAAGTATTCAGCCTGATCTTCGTTTTTAATGAAGATAAGAGTCTGCCAATCTTGAGGCAGTAATTCATGGCAAATCCAACGCACAGCTTTTGCTACGCGTTCGCCTTTAAAGAGATGTGTTTTATAAGCGCGGTCACGGTCATCACACACACCAGCTAGTGGTATTACAACCATGTACACTATAAGAGGACATACAGCTCCTTCTGCTACAGCTTCTTGGAATGTCCGCTCCGCTATCACAGGGCCAATCAGTGCTTCAATTAATATGTCGCGCTGATCGAATCTACCTTTCAGTGTAGCGCCAAACCCAATACGTCTTGCTTTATCAAACTTAACTAATTCAGGCAAACGGCTGTCTGTGACACACGCATGTGGTTCGTCAATCAATAACAGTTTACATGCTGGTGCATCACACTTGTGCAAGCTATCCATGCTCACAACGTTTACATCGTCGCATGGACTTTTTGTTGAGCCAGCTCCAATAAGTTTAACTTCTCTATGCGGTAGGGCTTCCTTCACATCTTCGTAAAGCTGTTTCACTAAATCCGCCCCTGGTGCAGTAACTACAGTATGTACATTTGGAAATGCGCGTAATGTATTTTTAATTAAAGTTGTTTTTCCGTACCGGGTGGGCGCACCTAACAGGCCGCTACAGTTGGTATGTAAAAAAGAAGTAAGCAGTTCTTCCTGCTTAAATCTAAAACCACACATTAAATCTAATCGTGGTTTTGGAAAGGTTATGCGCATGTCATAAAATCGCACGTCACAACCATTAGACTCTAAAAAGGTTTTCACCTTCAGCCACATACCCTGCATAGTTTGGATAACGGTGTATTCTTTCTGCTCGCTGACGACTTTATATAAAGGATTTACAGTTACCTTGGTAACTCTTTTCCATGGGACTTTTGGATCTTGAACCAACTTCTTTTCCCGGTAAGTCAGAAACTTTTCCAGTGCAGGACTGGACGGGGCAATAGTCAATACAGAGTCATCCCACATGAGATGAACTTCTTTACTCATACTATAGACTTTTAATTACTTATTAAATAAAGCAAACAATGCTCGCTACTATAATACGGGACAGAATACTGTCCCGTATTACATTTGAATCAGATCCTATTGCTTACAGATACTCTTCTCCTTTTACCATAAGCCTGTGACCTCCGTTCACGTCAGGAACGATGTACACATCAGGAACAAAGGTTAGTGCCTCCGCCACATTGTCGCCTTGCTGTGTAGTGACTTGCACTACACATCCATTATACAATTGCATAGCTTTTGTAGACTTCATCCATCCTTGAGATTTAGACGAAGCCTTGCACAGAAGCGTAAATAAGTCACCATTACCTACGACTTGAATGTCCGAGACTTTGTTTTGAGCATCCGCTATTGAAGTAACATCTAACGTTTTTTCTGTCATAATAATATTTTTTGAACTTTTTGCTGTTTTATCGTTAGCTACGAGATTCCCTGATCGCATCCGCCAAGTCGCTAATAGAGCTAGCGATACTTTGCATGGACGATGTGAGTCCCATCAAAGCTTCCGTGTGCGAGCTCACAAATCCTCCAGATGCGTCGTGCGATCCATAGGCGTTTGTGGGTGTAATGGCATCAGCAAGGTGCTGGATAGCCCCTGTCATTTCCTCTATCATTTTTTCGATTTCTGGTGTGTCCATAGTTGTACTCGTTTTTTGTTTTGTTGTTTTATAGTGGAGTTAAATCCTCTACATCAAATCTACCGTATCCATACTGTCCTCCCCAAGGGCTTAGACCCAGTAACATACCAGTGAATCTAAATATATTACTGAGCCTAGCCAGATCTGGAGGAAACTTATCTTGCTTGTCTGAAGTCGTGACTAGAACCTGTATATTTAAAACACAGTTTTCACGCAGGGCTTCAAACATTTCACACTGCTGTTTATTTTTATGTGTGTAGTTACGTCTGTACAAAACCAAAGACGGCGGATCAATATTGACCTGCGGACGGATAGTATCCGTGTCGATGTCATCCATATGCAGGGCATCGGCAGCTTGCTGAAATGTCCAATTCCATTGGGCCAAATCTACAGCAATTTTACCATCGCGATCACGGCGAAAACGTCTGACATTCTCGCGTGTACGCTGATTGCCCAGCCAAACAGAAGTCAACTTGATCTTCAGATTATACAGAGTAGCTACATTGCTCATAATTGAATTACATTTACAAAGGCAGGCTCCAATTCCCGGGCGTGGTCGCATACGAGAATTTGAGTATCTGTACTTTCTAGCTGCTGATTCAAATTAAGCAAGAGCTCTTTTAAATTTTCTCTAGCTTCTTCATCTAAGTGCGTGGACGGCTCATCTAAAACTAGGAATCCTAATTCCGGGATCACGAGTTGTTGAACTGCTAAAAGGAACGCTATGGATAAACGCACCTTCTGCCCGCCAGACAACTTGTCATGATCGAACAATACCTGCCCAGGCTCATCCGTACGGTAGAACTGCAGGCTCACTGGTTTGGAAGGATGTGGGATAATAGCAAAGTTGGCATCCATTATTTCTAGATTGTCTTGCGTCATACTGACAAGACCATCAAATTTATGCTGCACATAAGCCATAGGAATACCTTGCCTTGAGAAGGCATGAACCACTTGTTGCAGCTCTTGGATTACTGTGCGCTTTTCTTGATCTAGTTTAATTTTATCTTCGATCTCGCGTAACCTTTTACGGACACCGTTGGCCTGGATTTTAAGCTGCGCTGCTTTGGCTTCAAGTTGATTATATATTTTATTCTTCTCTAAAAGCGTGTCTTTTATCTCACCCCCTTGCTCAACCAATTGTTTTAGTTGCGGCGGAAAAGAATCAAAGATTGCATCCCTTTTTAGAGCAAGCCCCTCGCAGGCGACAGCAAATTCCTCGGAGCGTTTTGTCTCCGTATCTCTGGCTGAAATGAGTTGATTAATAGTAATATAAGTTTTTGATAACTCATCTAGCTTTAAGCTCCAGTGCTCTACTTTATCGTTGAGCTCGTTGACCGCTTGATCCAAGGTAACAATATCAAGCTCGTTGAAACTTTTAATTTCTTCTTCGGTGTAACCTTGAAGTGCGAACTCTAATGTCTCAATTTCGAATTCAATTTTATTTATATTTTTGATGTCAGCCACGCGTTTCGCCGTGGTATAATTCAGACTTGTGAGCTGTTCTTTCAAACTTTGCACATCCTCGTCGGCACCGGCGTCTAGCAACGCTTTATTCTCTTTATACTTTTTAGTATACAAAGTCAGCAGAGTCTGGCGTTGAGTAAGCTCGTGCGTAGTTTCACGCATTTGCTTACTCTTTTGCTCGTGTCTCGCGCGAATGATCTGCACTTGATAAGACGCGTCACTCAACTTAACACTATATGTTTCCAGCCTGGATCTCAATTTTTCATGAGAAACGTTTTCACCACATACAGGGCAATCGGCTGAACAATTACTATCTAACGCTAAACGACAAGTATCGGTGATGGTTCTGAACAGCGCCCTTTCATTTGATACGGCTTGTTCTTCATCCTCGATACTTTTCAGCTCTTCAGCTAGACCGTTAGACAAAACTACAAGATTTTCAACGGCGCTCCTATTTTCTTTCCCCTTAGTAATAGCTTCATCGAGCTCCTCTTTATAGATTTCCCGGGACTGTTGCTCGCTGATTCGTCTGCTCAGATCATCCAGTATACTCGCGGGTACAGGCTCTGGGCACTCGTCTTTGAGCTGTATTAGTTCTTTATTGTGATTGTCTATACGCGCAACGATGCTCTTGTGCTGCACGGCTTTACCTTTGGTATCCTGCAGGGTGGTCACCGTTTGACGCGTCGCTTTAATTTTATTTTTAAGCTTTTCAATCCAGTTGCTAAGTTCATCGGCGGATTGCAAAACTAAGCCAAGCTTGGTCGCCTGTTCATCTAAAGCAGTTTTAGCTTTTTCATTGTTTATACGCGCAGCATTCTTAGCGCTTAATAAATGCGAAGAATTAGATGTCAGATCATTAACCGCCCGCTCCCAATCTTCATACAGTTTAATTTCTGCATCGTAGCTTCGAGTACGTATAAGCTGTTCTTCTGCATTCGCTAAATCCACTTCCGCACTATTCCTGGATGCTTGTAACTCATCATGCAGGGTTGAGAAATCTTGAATTTCTGAGGCTAGAATTTTAATTTTACCTGCTGCGACATCCGCAACTTTTTGCATATGTCCAAGGAGTAGCAGCTTTACCAGCAACTCCTCACGCTCCGCTTGAGAGCCAAATATAATTTTATCCAAAGCACCCTGCTCTGGAAACACCGCATTATCGATAGCGTATTTATCGGCACCTAGAATGTCAGTCAGCTGCGCTTGTATTTCCGCAGCCCCGGTATAGGTATCTTCTTTTATTTCATTTCCCTTGCTGTCTAGGCGGGCAAGCTTTCGTGACGAAGGAGATCCGATTTTACGGCTAATTTTATACGTATTCCCTTGGGCTGAGAACTCCATTTCAGCTAAACCAGACGAAGGTTCGGCTTCGATTTCAGGATCAACTTTACGGATGAACGATTCTTGTGTTTCCTTGGCAGGAGTCCAGCCCGTTATCAGAAAATGTATAAGCTTGAGTATGGTAGATTTACCAGAACCGTTTGGTCCCATAAGACCCACTACAGCACCATCTAGAGTTGCCCCTAGCTGTCTGTGTTTACCCAAATTTTTTATCTGTAGTTTTTTGATTCGCATATAATCTTTTGTCTATGAAATTTTCGAGAAGATGAGGAGCTGCTGCCTGCGGGTCGCAAAGTGCTTGCGCTAATTCGAATATATCGGAGTTGTTTGGAAAATAGTCCGAGATAAAATCTACTGGTTGCTTTCCAACAGGATTGTCAGTCCTACGGCTAACGATATTTAAAAGTTTGAAACCTGCTGTCTGTAGGTTTGTAACACGTATAATACATTTACTAGTGTCTACAATACGAGCTATACGCATATAAAGATCTGTGAACACAGGATCTTTGCGAACCAGAATGGTAGGATGTTCATCTTTAACATCATTAATTCTAAGCAGTAAATCATTAGCTTCTTCTACTGTACGAACATCTTCAGCGATGATTGGTTTATTGAGTTTCAGAGGAATGGAATCCCACTCCAGTCTACCGCTGTCCTGCAGTGTTATTAAACTTACAAATTTATTAATATCTTCATTACGAGAACAAAGTTCAGTAGAGCCGGGATACCCAACTAGACAGTCATTCTTTTTGATATACTTATGCGTGTGAATATCACCAAGCAGAATAGCTTTGTATTTGTCTGTAGGTAAGTCGTCCACTTTTAAAACTTTGTCACCAGCATCAAATGATGCAAAGTCCTTGATCAGCGCATGGAACATCATGAAGTCAGCCTCCGGAAAGTTCACGCTCTTTTCTCGGAAATCATCTGGAGCCATATCTGGTACGCCATAGATTGTATAGTAATTACCATCTCTGCTTTGAATGCGCTTAAGCTGGAAATCGATATCGTAAATAGCGCACTGCCCATTCTCCTGCATTTCTTCCTGTAATACCTTGATCCAGGAAGGATGACATTTGTCGTGGTTACCAGTGATAACAAATAGCTTAACTTTATTTGCCAGAAGCTTTTGGTTCAGGCGAATCAAGTCTGCGATATTTCTACTGCTAGGACGCTTGGAGTTCAGAATGTCCCCAGCGCATAGAATGTAATCCACTTGATTCTGAACTGCTATGTCTACAATACGAAAGACAGAATCAGTGAAGTCTTGAGCGCGCGCTGTCTTACCGAATTGCATATCGCGCAAATGCCAGTCGGCTGTGTGTATTACTTTAATCATACTATGACCTTAAATATGCTACGTCTTTTTTGTGAAAAAGCTGGTGTGCTTCTTCTTTGGTTAAACCTATAAATTCAAACTCCGTAAATGAAATCTCATCCGGATAATAGGAGAAGAGTTTTTCTTCTTTCCCGTCTTCATATGTAACCCATACTTCTGGCATCGGGTCAAACATTTGTTTCGGTTGTTCTGTAATTCTTGCTTTTGAAATTGTCATATATTTTACATGGTTTATTGTATAAGTGTGAAACAGTTAAAAGTAAATTTGATTAGCAGCATTACCAAAAAAGCAACACCGGCTTGGGTTAGAGCTTTAGCTGGCGGTGGATTGTCTAGTGCTAGTTTAAAAAAGTTAATTCAAACTTTACCTGAAAACAAAACAAGGCTTTTAAAAAATATAAATAACAAACCAAAGCTTTTGGGTGCTGGAGGTGAGGGTCGCGTGTATGAGAGTTTTACCGGAGGTCACGGACCATCTGCTGTAAAATTAATATCTGCACGACCTTCAGCAGCTAATGAAAAAAGAATAGATAGTATTAAAAATTTGTTTTCTTCATCTGACATTTTCCCGCAGGTATTATCAACAATACGCGGAGGTAGAGGTTATGCGATCCCCCGGCTACAGCCTTTACCGCCAACAAGTAACCCTTTAAAAGAATTGCTGTCGTTGCCTTCTAGCAATAAAAAACAATGGCTAGATTTCGTAAACCGTTTTCAAAAATCTACATTAGAGCCTGAAAAGGTTTCTATCCCCACGGCGAAAAGGTTCGGCAGCTATAATGCAGGAGGCTTACCAAATACTGCACTTATGCAAACATCTAAAGGTCCTGTAGCCATAAGCGATATTAGAGGCGCGGGCAACGTAATGTTTAATCGCGCAGGTAGACCTTATCTCGTAGATCCTTGGCTACATAATATATAAAAGAAAAGCGCGCAAGTATTTCTACTTTACGCGCTTTTCTACAACTTAGGACACGATCAAAAACCAGGCCTGGTTTATATTACGTGTTGGGTCGTTGTTTCCCTTGAGGTGGGGCTTTGTCAATATTGCAGCATTAACGCGGCCACGCTTAATAGGTATTTTCCTTTTTTTTATAGAGTACCTCAAGATTGCTCTTACTCAACGTTCTCTGCAAAGAAGCAGAGCAACAGCTCCCTCGGACCCTGGGAGCGGCGTTCGGCCTTGTAACCGTCCACATTCTGCCAAAGCAGCGCGTGGGGCGCTTTAAGAGCAATTATTTATCTTTAATAAATGGACATGTTACTGCCAATATTATAGACATTGATACTGTGAGTAGCACACCAACAGGAGATAAGTTATACTCAAAGCAATTAACAGTAAACGCCATTGCAAATATAAATATACTTATCAATAAAAGTATTATTCTAACCTGTTTCATGGCATCTCTCTATTGTTTGCTTATTGAATGTCGCATGCCGATCTCCGGCAGCGAACTGCGCATGGGCTTGCGACAAAAGAGCATCCAGTGCGTCTGTCGTCTGAGACAACGCATGTAGTATTTGCGCGTCTGTACCAGAGCACGCTTTTGCTTTTTCAAGCAATTGCTTGTTTCTTTCGATGATGGTCATTTGTTTTATGTTTTGAAGTTAGCCCCACCCTAAGCGAATCCACTAAGCACAGGGTGGGGTTTTTCTTCACTCCCATCACACGATGGGTGAGGAAACTCACGGATGGATATACCTATCCGTACAAATTTATATAACACAACAATGTGTATTATTGCGAGATGGCTATAACCCCTGTGAAGGGTTCGTGTTCTTCGCTCGGTATACCATCCCAATTTTTTGATAATCCTACTTTGTCATACAGCTCTTCAAGGTTGTTAGTCTTAAAGACTTTACACAGTAGGGCGGCTTCTGCAGTAGTCAACCATTCGTCATTTACACGTACGCATTGATACCCGGGATAATCGCCGTTGTACAGAAGTTCAATTTTAGCTTGTGTACCTTTAGGCTTGTTCGCCTGAGCTTTCTCCCATAGTAGTTCGTACTCTTTGATAGCGACGCGCCAGTGCTCTTTCAACTCTTCAGTCACTGGGCTTTTCCCGAAAGTCTCCAGCCCCGACTCCATTCTTTGTAAGTCGTGCCGGTAGGTTTCTATAATTCTAGGCAAGCGCTCGTCATCTTTAGCGGCGAGTTCTGCTGTATCAAATTCTACTCCTAGCTCTGATGCGTATCTGACGATTGTTCTCATATAGGCATAAAATAGTACTGCCAGGTACTTCCCGGCAGTACTCTTTGCTTTACACGTCGAGAGACGCGATCTGCTTCTCGATGTCCTCGAGAGACAGATTCTCCAGCGACGCGATCTGCTTACGCTTCTTGAGGTCCTCAAGGAACTCCTTCTGCGAGGCACGGGCTGCGCGATCTTTGGCCGCTTCCATCATTGCCATCTTGGTCTCGATCACATATGTGACGAGATCGAACATGCCCTGTTCTTCGGTCATGCTTTCGGTGCGCTTGGTGATGAAAGACTTACGCCCTCCCTTTTGGATCTTTTCATCCAATGCGACGGCCACTTTGTCCAGGGCCTCAAGATTGAGATCCCAGAGATCTTCAAAAGACAGATGTCCCTTGGTGCTGGCAAAACGCCATTTTTGGCGGGCGGCTTTGATAACGAGTGTTTCCAGTGTCATTTTGTTTTATTTCTTGGTGTGCTGGTTTGATTTGAATTAGAACTTAACTTTGACGACACGCTTGAACGCGCCTTCGACTTCAACAAAAACATGATTGCGCGTTGTATCGGAAAATCCGAGACCGGACAATTCATCTTCTGCCTTTTCCACATTGACTTTGCTGCCTAGAATTTCGAATACCTTACGATCCGCACTCAGTTCGGGTGTAAGGAACTCGTTGAAAAATGGACGAGCTTTCTCATCCGATTTACAACCTTCCAACAGGAACATGTAATGTTTGTTTCCTGCTGCTTCAGTCCAGAAATTAGGCGAGAGCGTTACCGCGCGAACAGGTACGAACTGTCCGGTCTTAACACCCCACTTTTCTCTGGAATTATATTTGGCAATATTCGATTTACCATTTGAATTGATAAACTGAATACCGTCTTTCTTTGTGTAATTGAATTCAACAATATGGAAATCTTTACCTGACGCAGCATTAGTGCTGGAAGTAAAAATCTCAGTTTCGCCATTGTATTCAATCTCCACCTCGAAGCCGCCATCTTTATTATCGCGGCGGCAATAGTTGTTCACAACAACTGCGTATTTACCCTCGAGCTTAGGCTCTTGCGCCCAGAAGATATTCTCAACAGGCTGACGAGATTGTCCGCGGCCTGCGTTCATGTCGACGTCAAGCCGCCCACCTGACGGAGAGGTCTGCGACCTGTTACCGTAATAAATGCGATAATTGTTCGGCTCAAAGACGTGCAGATCCAGGTCATCGTGGTTAGACCACGACAGGCTGATACGCAGAACGCCAGTGACGTTACCGCCCGCTGCTTTCACACGTTCTTTAATTGAATCCGCAACATCCCCGGAGTATGCCCAGGAATAGTTGTTGCCCCACTTGAACATGGTCGGGTCAGTCGCATTCTTCGGACCTACCATTGTAACGAAGTTCGGCATGTGGTGATTTTCCACTAGAACTTTAATTGCCTTGGCAGTTGGGAGGACTTTATCTGTAAAGTCCTGAATGCTAATTTCCTCTACCTTGTTCAGGCTTTTGGGATTAACAACGGTCTCCTTCTTGAGTTCTGCGAATACATCAGCGACCACGCCACCAGACGGACGATGAACAAACAGAGTGTTGTTCACATTAAGATCACGACTGTCCAGGACACGCCTTTCCAGCGAACCCAACAGTCCCAGCTCTGTTAGTCTCTGCTGTGCCTGTTCAATCATCCTGGGTGTAACCAGGGCGGTAGGGCGCTTGTAGTTAGCAGGAGCCACAACGCGCTCAAACGCGCTGACTGCGGCATCCAGCTCGCGACCTTCAGACAGATCAACCAGCAGTGTACCGATAGACGTATTCCGAACGCGGCACACTGCGGCGTGAGTACCCATGGACTGAACCCAGCAGAAGTTATCACGTAAGGCCTTTGGAACCTTCTTGAATTCTTCTTTGAGTTTGCGGAACGCCACCAGTGTTGCTTGATGTTCGTTGCCCCGGTAAAGGGAGTTTTGCGATATCAATTCCAATGTGGTATTGACCGCATCATCCGTGATCTCTTCCAATGAACGCTTCAGAACGTTCTTGTTGTCTCGAGCTGTGCCTTGATGAGGACCAATCTTATCCTCCTTCAAAACCATTGATTTAGGAAGGGTAACAAAATAGTGCTCCCAGATAAGGTTGCGCTTTGTATCAGGATTTCTATCCGTGCCAAGTTTGTCGAACGAATTGACGTACACGGAATCGATAGGACAAGTAAGGATATAATCCCGGAGTGCCTTAACGGCGTCTTTGTATTCCGGGTCGGTACATTCGAAATCCCAAAGGGTCAGGATTTTATTATCCTTGATTCCAACCAGACATGAGAACTGGCGGATAAACGACTTGCAACAGTTGCAGGTATTTTCCTGCTTATGTTGTTCGGGGAAGGCGTTGAGATAAATATCCCAGATCTTCTCCTTATCAACGGACACATAAAAAATGGGTCCGTTATTAACCAGCTCACTGAAGCGCTGTTGTACTTGTTGCTTTATGTTTTTAAACATGACTATGAAAGTACGTCCTAGATAATTCCGGTGCGTACAAATTTATATAACACGAAGGGGTACCCCATTGCCTATAGCTAATAAGTAAAAAAAATCCTACATATTGCTATGTGGGATTTTCTCTGTATTATTAGGATTAACGGCGTTTGATTGTATCCAGTTTAAGTTTCCAATCATCGGGTACGCACTCGATTGTCCATGACTCGTTTGTCCATGGGCCGGTGATTGTATCCAGTTTACGGTACCAATCATTGTCCAAGGACTCGGTTGTCCATGGGCTGGATGCTTCATTTTCGTTGAGCTGCATAGTATTTTCCCCACGAGTAAATAGCTGCAGCCAGGGGACGACGTGCTCGAAAGCAAGGAGGGTAACCCCAAGCTTTGCCGCGCGCTCCTCTGGAAGTTCCTCTACCTTACACTTTGACCAGCTCAGCGGTTTGGTGGTGTTACCCCAACATATAACTCGCCGTCCGTCAGGGAGCTCTCCAGCTAAGTGAGCCCAACCACGGGTACAAGTGTGCTGTAGTGTCCAATTTATCCAGATGCTGTTCAGGTTAGTTGTGGTTGTCATATAATATTTTTGTGTTGTTTATTAATTAATACCCTGTGTAAGGGTTACAAATTTATATAACACGAAGGGGTACCCCATTGCAGAGGTACCCCTTCCATAAATATGTAATTTAAATTAAACAGCAATCTCAGCTTTAATGGCAGGATAACATTCGTAGTTCAGCAATTCAAAATCCGTATATTTGAAATCATCAATATTTTTAACATTTGGATTGATTAACATAGCTGGACCTTCCAGAGGTTCCCGGGAAAGTTGGAGTTTAGCTTGTTCAATATGGTTCACATAAAGATGCGCATCACCAAGTGTGTGTATAAATTCATGCGCTGTATACCCAGTAACTTGCGCTACCATCATGAGTAGCAAAGAATAGCTGGCAATATTTACGGGTACTCCTATGAATACATCGCCGCTTCTTTGATACATATGCAAGCTTAATCTTTTTTCATCGTCTACGAAGAATTGAATCATATTACCATGACAAGGCGGTAAATTCATTTTATCAACTTCATGCGGATTGTATAAGCTAATGATTAATCTTCTGCTGTCAGGGTTGTGTTTAATTTCAGCTATGACTTCTTTTAGTTGATCGATTACACGCGTGCGACACACTTTACCTTCTTCATATACATACTCAAAATTACTCCAGGCGTGATGCGTTTGAAGTTCCCCGTTTAAACAACGATGAACAGCGGATATATTCAGATTGTATTTTCTTTTAGCCTCGCCTACGGATTTTAAGAAAATTTCTTCTCCTGCGGGATTCAAGCATTTGAAAGGTCTATTAGTTGATGTGTTGTAACCTTGTTCCAGTCTAGAAGACCACATGCAGGTTTCTTTACTGTAGTAATTGGCCGCATAGCGCACATCTTTATCCAGCTCGTATTCAGATCCATACTCTAAACGACAATTCCAATTTGTTAAAGTTCTAGCATCCTTGTTGAAATTAGCGAAGCAAAGCCATGACGGATGCACATGTACGCCTTTTGCCCCGTAACCTTTGTAAGAGTCGCTTTCAGTGTTATAGCATCGGCGTAACATTTCACGCCATACTGTTTTCAATATAGGCGTGTGTTCATCTTCTTCAAACTCGCCGTAATAGCCTACACCGCATACAGACTGACAGTATGGATCCTTAATTGTGTCAGTTTGTACAGCGGCGTAATCTACACGCCGAATGTAACCAGTATTGTGGAATTGCACATCGAATTGGTTTCTACCAGACGGCGCAGAAATCTCCTTAACTACTGTACATAGTCCGCATTCTTTGGTTTGGATTGTTTTACCCAGATATACCGATTCTCCGGATAAATAGTCTACAATAACATTCTTATCGTAATTAGTTTTCAAGATTAACTCTGCTGGCGCTTGCGCACGTAGTTTAGGCTCTACCCAGTAAGAGTACTCAATGTTTCTCAACTGCTTACCGTACAAAGGTCCGAGTTCTCCAGTTTCAGGATCTGCCCAATCTTTCCAAAATTTAATTCCGTATTTTTCTTCCAGGTAATGCGCGTTAGTATTACCTTCTATAAACCACAGAAGTTCGCCAATTACTCCACGGGTAAACATTTTCTTGGTGGTCACCAACGGAAAACCATCCGCCAGATTGTAACGGCTCTGTGTACCAAAAACAGATATAGCACCAGTACCGGTCCTATCCATTTTATATACACCATTCTCTAACACCTGCCTCATTAACTTTTGATACTCAATCATAACTTTTATTCGGAAATGAAATCTTGCTGATCTGCTGTCGGTAACGCTAATGCCTGAGAAATGGAAGTTGGTTTTTTATACTCGTCAACCTTGTCCCGGGTGTATTTCATGAATGCATTTAGAGCAGGACGAATGATGCTGGCATTAAATGCATTTTCAAAATTGGAAGGTGCTTCTGGAAGCATTGACTCATCAAATAATCGGGGCAAGTTATTTACGCCTTCGATGTTGAATATTTCTCCATTTTTGCTGTGCGCAACAATTTTATATTCAATTAGTACGTCTGAGGGTTTTAAAGAATTGATCAGGTAAGCTACAGGGTCAAATGTCTTTTCGACCTCTGGAAGCTTTTTAGCAATTTCTTGAAGTAATGCAAGAACTTTCTGAAAACTCTCAGCCGTTTTATTTTCCGCCTTATCAACTTTATCCGTTGTAGCGGTTTCTGATTCTTTCGAGTTTGCCATTTGTGTTATTGAGTGTGTTAAGCAGACGTTCGTTTGCTACTTCAGGATCTGCGGGTATGAATTTATTATCATTGACAGGCGCGCTGTCAACAACAATAGTGTCATCTCTATTCCATCTGATATTTCTAAATCTAGCTTTAAAAAAACGATTTGGACGGATGTGCCTTAAAGAATTAGCGGTGTAAGAGAAAGCCATATATGTACATTGATTTAAACTGGGAAGTCAAAACAAATGCTGAGTTTAGGTATAAACTTAAAGCGTTAACTGACGATATCAAACGGTTAGAAAAAGAAACTGATGGAGACCCGCACGGTAATGACAAGATAGCCAGTAGGATAATAGATATTTACAGACTTTGCAAATACAATGCGGGGCTGCTGGTTCCGTATTTCTTTCCGCAGTACCCATACGATAAGCCATTATCTTGCTCTGCCAGACCTTATTCATTTGCTATGTTTCATATGCAAATCGGTGGGTTTTTGGCGATTCGGGCGGGGAGACAAATAGGAAAAAGTACTAGTCTTAGTGCTAGGCAATTGATGTATGCGCATATCATGAGTAAACGGAGGAGTATGTATATTGTTCCGCACCAATCTTTCTTGGACACATACGCAAACCGTGTACGCGAAATGGAACGAGCATTTAGATTTTACCAAGTACATAAAGACTATAGACAGAATTTAAAATATAAAGAGTATCCGAATGAATCCGTTACGATGATGGTAAAGTGCCTGACAGATACACAGGAGGCTCGAAGCAAAACTTGCGACGAGGCCCTTTTTGACGAATGTCAGCTACTAGACCCGGACTTCTTGCCTGATATTGAGCAGTGTCAAAAGGCATCCAGAATGCCCACTACTATTTACGCAGGAACATCTACCACTACGGATTCTCTGCTAGAAGCTAAATTTTTAGAT